TTTATTTCTCCTTTCATTGTTAGTTTACTTGTATAATAACTTTGCTGAGAAATAAAATTTGCCGTATCTTTGCCGAACTAATCTAAATATAAAAATTATGGCAGCATCAAAATGTCCAAGTTGTGGAGGAAATAGGTTTGAAGGAATGAACAAAAGAATAATCAGCATTCATTATCCAATTACTTTTATTCAATGCGCTGATTGCGGTTGCGTTGTTGGAGTATTAAACACCGAAATATTGGGGCAACATATATCTAATGGAGTAGATACCATTGCTCAAATTATCAACAACCATTAGCAACACCTATCATTTCATTCCATCTTCTTTTGAATTCGTCAATACTATTGCAAATATTGTAATTCTTTGACGGTTTAATTCCTATTGTCTTATACCAGTTATCGCGGTATTCTTTCAATAATTGCTATATATCCATTATCAGTAAGTTTCTAATAACTAACCTTGATAAATAAAATGTCTCCCACCTGCTGTGAAACAAATGGGAGACAAAATAACAAGATTATGAGTGAATAAGTATCGGATATTAAAGTAACTCTGTAAGGCAATATTTCAAAGCAGCTTCAATTGCATCTTCATAGGTTAGTGCTATTTCTTCACATGAACCATCCGCTTTATTTATAGGATATTCAAAATAGCATGTTTTTTGAATACATGGGCACCAAAAATAAAACTTCTTACATTCCTTTCCAACTAATCCTACTGAAATACAAACATCAATATTATTGTTCCGTAACCACGCTAACGCCATTTGATGAGTTGGAGCAAACATAATATTAGAATGCTGGTAATGGAAACCATCTATATGTAAAATACCATCTTCCGTATAATATGAATTACAAGTTTCGGTAAATCCCTTTTGTTGAAGCAATTTTGCTACTTCATAAGATACATATTGTTCTGCAATCATGGTTTTATCCTTTCATAAATTAAATCAAACAATTCTGTAGGTTTGTATTTTCTCGGTTGTAAGTATATCACACATTCTTCGTTTCTCTCGTTCTTTACTTTGATGTATTTAACATTACTGCTTCGTTTTGAAAACACTGGAAGAATATGATAACCAAAACCAATACAATAATTGATTGCATAGACATATCTATTCCATTGTTGCTGTTCAGTCATTCGCCTTCTTTATATATCCATTATTGAGCAAATAAACGATGTTTTTAACCACGCTATCAATCATTGTATCTTCAATCTCGTTATGCGTAACATCATACGATATTCTATCAATAAATGAGAAATAACCAACATTGTATTTATCTTTACTTACAAAAATCAAAAGTTCATCACCGTGTGGAATACTTTTCGGCATCAAACTTATTAACTTGCCTAATGACCAGCAAGGATTATAAAGTTTTGTGGTTTTCATTTTGGATTTAACTGACATTTCAGCCTCTTTTATGAAAAAGATTCGTGGTATTTCGTCTTTATCATAATAGTACATATCAGCAGTATATGGATTAAGACCTGCTTCAACTAATCGTTTGCTTTGTTCGAGGCTCGTCCAGCCTAATGTTTGATTTTCCATAGTTCATTTATTTTGATTTACTACAATATATAACTCTGCTTAAAAAGAAAAATCCACCAAAGGTTTCGCAACTATCAGTGGATGAAAAATAACGACTATGTAAAATAAGATTGTTCTTATAAACTTTGCTTGGTTTTAATGCGCTGGTTGGAGTGATGGTAAGGTATTAAGACTAATTCTTATCAACCTAAGTAGTCATCAATTACCTTATCTAATTCATCAAACCCTTCATAATATCCAAATTTCTTTTGCCCCTCACCGTTCAAAATACTATCCCATCCTGAAATGGTTATATTAACATCAGGATTCTTTTTCACAAATTTTATTACTGCTGATTTAATTGCATCTAACTTTTTCTTTGACTCCTTGTCATTCCCTACCTGACCTTGGTCTGAAATAATAGCAGAAATCGCATCTTCACTTGTTTTCTTTGCTTTCTTTTCTATCTTTTCACTAATATCATCTTCCATTACAAACTCCATACTCCAATCATAATAATCATCTGCTGCATTATATAATTCTTCAAATCCTTTATATTTATCAGCATAATTATGATAATTATCAGGATTAAACATGTCTAATATTTCATCAATAGAAAGTTTAGCAACTTCGGGATTCTTTTTTACAAAATTAAAGGCAGCAACACGATAATTCCTCAACGCTTTCAAGCACTCCTTTGACGGTGTAAAATCACCTTCAATACCCTCTGTATTTGTTCTTAATGCCCTAACAAAATTATGAGTTCCAACTTGTATTGGATTAGATGTTTTTTCTTCTATCTTCTTTTCCTTAGGTTGAAACATTTTATCACCAGCCTTACGCTTTTCTAAAATTTCGTCAACAGCCTTACGGTCTGCTACATCAAACGGACTATTTGATTTATGATTTAACCTTACAGATTTCAGTAAAGAATTAGGAGCATCCCTAAATTCATAAAACACCCTTAAATACTCTTTTGCATCATATTTACCATATTTAGAATCAATAGCTGTTTTACCACTATAACCGTCTTTTTCATCAGTTAGTTTGAATATCATATCATTATAAGCATCAGCGGACTGCTCTTTGAATAACCTGCTTTTTAATTCTTCAATTTCATCATCAATTTTCTTTTTACCACCATACTGTTGACCTACGCGACCAAGTTTGCGGTTTTGAGCGTTGTCGACATAAACAGCCTTCTGTATGTTCTGCAAGGCTATGTCGCGCATTTCGGTGAGCGTGTTGTAATCGCCGCCTTTGAGGATTTCGGCTTGAATTTGTCCTAAAAGCCACTCTGTTTCTGCCTTTGATAGGTTTTCGATGTCTGATGAGAATTTCTCTGCATCGAATGACTTTGTAAGATTGTCTTGTGACTTTCTGAAAACTTCTTCAAGTGTAACCATAATTTTTTGAATTTAATTGTTTTGAAATTTCTTACTACCTATATTATAACTGAACGGTGAATACAACTATTGTATTACCCCAATCTAATAACTTTGCTGAGTATTTATTATATTGCATTGCAACATAACTTCTCTTGCAAACCTTGTTCTTTTATATAATTCATGAATTGCATCATCTATGGTAATCATACCCCCAACTTCTGTTTTTGCCTTAGTTAAATATAATATCATATAACCAATTTCGCGTTCTTGTTCAACCTTGCGACTTTCTTCTGCTGATATACTATATGATTTCTGCAAATAGCAACCACCTGTAAGTTTATAATTACAACCATCACAATATAAATTACCTAACGGACAATACATATAACCTCCTATCTACCATGTTCTCTTGTTATCAATCAACTGCAACTCATTTGCTAATCCGTGACCAAGCGTTCTTTCCACTAAATTGTAAAGTTTGTTCCTATGTTCAATATGCATAGAAGATAACCAATTAGGTACAATAATATTATGGAAAACATCATAGCGTATTTTGTACCATAAATACCCACTGCATTCTCCGTGAATATTCCTTATTACTTCGTAACTTTGTTGAAAACGCTCCAAATCTTTGTGTTTCATTAGGCTTTCATATACACGATTCCAAGCCTCTAATGCTCTTTGCTTCTTTGTTTTCTTTGACATTTCTACAATATTTAATAATCTCTATAACAAATAACTTTGCCGTGATTTTTATTGAAGAAATTTTCAAAGCAAACCCATCGCAATATCCACATATTACCCCAGTCTAATAACCTTGCTAAAAATCGCTCTAAAAATCAAAAACTCAGCAAACAAATTCTAATACCAACCCTATGTAGATGCCTTTATTTATTAGGTTTGACGCAATTTTTTAGGGTAATTTAGTAGATAATCACCATAATAGTAAATCTCACCAGGCTCAACCTTAATCAATCATGAAATCATCAAATTTTCACTATCAACAACATAAGGCTAACCAGTTGTTCCACGATACGCTAAACGCTTACCAACTACGCAATCAGCTGGATTAAACATGTTTTTTGATAATACTGTAGTGTAATCTGCCTTTGAGGCATCGGTGTACTTCAAATCATTCCAACGAGTAAAACCATCACCAAGTTTACAATGATTTGTTTCAACTTCATAACCTAATTCTCCATCCGCCAACATGGGATTAACTGACGCCCAAACATACGCTTTGTCGCGTCTAATTTGTATTCTGTCTGCCATAGAATAAAAAATTTTACAAACTTCAGTAAAACTATATCTGAACAGAATACGGAAAAATAAAATTACAGTTTGAACAAACGCTCTATTGGTTTGTATGTTTTGTGTTGATTCATTGCATTTGTGACTTGTTTCTCCCAAACGCAATCAAAATCAGAAGGCATATTATATTCCGATACGAAAATTTCATGACCCTCTTGCTTTTTAACTCTACACCAATCGTAAAACTTATCATAATCAAAACCGACTGATGTTGAGTACTCTTTTGTTCCATTGTATGGCGGGTCACAATAAATAAGACTATGTTTAGGCAACGGACTTAATTCAGAATAATCTCCTGCACACCAAACAACATTCCTTAATTTATCAACTTGCTTTAAGGTATTATTGATTTGCTCTTCAATATAATCTCTTCCATTTGCATTGTGTCCTGAATAACCTCCGTCAAAGAATCTGCCGTTGTAACTTGCCATAAATCCTACCCAACCTTGAAGATAAATTGGATACATGCTTACATCACCCTTATGCCATGCCCTTCTTACATCGCTGTATAAATCCTTTTCAATACGCTTAGGCAAATCCGCAACCACATTATTAGTTATTGCGAACCACATATGTATTAGGAAAATATTATTGTCATTTGCAATTCTTTTCCAATTTGCTGGAACATGTTCTAAAAGATTACAACCGCCGCAAAATACATCGACAAACTTAGGATTATCATCCTTATAATAATGCATCATAACATCTAAAATATCAGACGCAATCCTTCGTTTACTACCCATGTATTTCATATACAATAAAAACCTTGTAATAAAAAACCACCCATTCTACTTTTCAGCGGAACAGGCGGAAAAATGAACTAAACATCTGAACAATCTGTTCTATTCAAACAGTATTATAAAGCAAACAATTTTTCATACTCGGATTGCAATTTATCAACACTATTCTTCAAATCAGACTTAACATTAGACATACGCATTTTGCAAACACTCCAACTCTTCATCATTTCCATCTTTGCACCTTTACTAAAAACTATTCCTGAATCTAAATGACCCTTAATCTTTTTCAAACAATCCTCAACCGCATTTATGCTTGCTTTTACATAATCAGGATTTTCAAATAATCCTCCAGTAGTTTCCTTTCGACGAAAATCAGAAAAATTACATTTTGCTAAAATATATTTACTACCCTCTGTTGCATAACCATCTTTTTTACCCTTATAGCGTATATACCAATCGCAAGATGCGCATTTACCCCAATGATTAGCAATTCTATAAACAACACCATTTTCCTTATCAACTAAATATTCACTATCGCTTTTAGGAGAATGTGTATATTCATATTTTCCGCTTTCCTTCATTTCATTAAATTCAGCAACAGCATCAATAAATTTACGATGAACCTTATTTTCATCCATTTCCCACTTATCTTGGATAATTTCATCAAAAACAGCATAAGTATAAAGAAAATAATTTGATGAATCAGCGGTTTCTCCTAATGCCTCCTTAGCACTCAAACCCTTCCTTATAAATTTACCATCATCACCCTTAATCTCTAACCAACCAAAATCTTTCAAAGCACGCAAACCTAAATTCTGAAATAATTCATCGTTAGTTGTAACCTCTTTTTTCGCTCTTGTAGGCTTTTTTATAGTAGTAGATAATTCAGATATTTCACCAAGAACATCTTTAATTTTATCATCTATTTCCCTAACTTGATTTACATATTCAATATCCTTGCTAAATTTTGAATCCCAAAGAACTCTAAACTTCATTGACTCTTTTGGTTTACCAACCTCTCTCGCACGCTTTTCTTTTTCCAGAATTGTTACAATATCGCGTTTATCCTTCAAATCCTTAACATCTTCTTTCAATCGTTTCAAAATTATACTATTAGCAACAGACTTACCACTTTCAACCTTAACCCATTCATTATCTCCAACTTTCTTATAATCTACACCGCCCCAATTCCTAACAGTGCCTATTGGAAAAGCCTTTTCTAATTCATTATCAATAAACGACTTTTGTATTTGTAAAGCAACTAAATCTCTGTGATTCATGATTACACTATTTTATTGTAATTATATATGCTACAAAAACATAAATTTACTGCCAGTGCGTTGCAAATTCCTACCCAAAGTAGCAAGCCACATACTACTACAAATATCATCGTGCGAACCAACCGACTGTAAACCATGGTCAGTAAATGCAACTGAACCTAACTGGTCAAAAATCATATCCTTTATTCTTTGACTATAATCATCGCCAACTGGTATGTGGAACATTCCTCTTTCAAACATCGTTGCTAATGCAACCCAACCTTTTGATAAGTCATTTTTCTCCGTACCCGTTGTATGCGAAACAACAGGCATTCCATAATCTTGCGCGCCATCTGAAAATATCTGTTGGAATACATTCGCTTCAAACACCATTACATCAGGTCTAAAACGCGCATTGATTCCTCTTAGAATCTGCAACTGCTCATCATACTTTCGCCCCTTACCAATCTCTATCCAAAGCAACCACATTCCGCCATCCTCTCCAACGCCAAACACAGTATAGCAATAATAGTCGGCTCCAACGGCAGATGATATAGCAAAGTCGGCTCCAACAACAACCTTATCAAACTTTTTCGGAAAATCATCCCTACTACGCACTAAGCAATAAATTTCCATGCGTATAAGGCTGTTGCGTAAAATATCAAAGGAGAATATAGAAGCATCTGACACAATTGGGCGGCAAAGATTTTCACGGCTAAATATGATATTTCCCTGCGTGTTACGCATATCCATAAGCGTTTGATATGAGAATCTTTGAGGCCAAAGAATCCTTCCATCAGGAAATATAGCAGGATATTCTATTACAAACCACCCCTTCTTGGTTTTCAAATCTCCATAAAGGTCTTGAGCGTGAAATGGTGTGTTATGCGAAACAATTCCGTTGGTTATAAAAGAATGCGTTGACGGAATTACAAAATCGCAAGAACTTCCTTGAAATTTTTCAATTTTAACAATTCTCCTCCAAATAACATCTTCTTCACAATTTTTAAGCAATTGGTCATAATCATTGCTATTTGTTATCTTTTTCATAAATTCGCAAACCTTTTTCAATACGAATTTATTTATAGTTTTAGCTTTTTTAATAGAATAAGCAGAATCTATAAAATTCCCATACCCCTCTTTATCTCTATACGTTATTTTATTTGCTAAACGTTTATTTTCAGCATTTTTATACAGACCAGCTTGATGAGGAATATTATAAAAATTAGAATTGTTAAGATTAAATTTGTCGCTGAAATGCTTTTCAATGCGCAATTGCTTTCTACTTAATTTAAATCCGATTTCCTTACCGAATTTAATCGCATTATGACCTATTATAACCAAACTGTATTGGTCATAATTAACGTGAGTGTTATTCTTTCCGCTTGCATTAATACTTTCCGCTTTTACATAACTATAAGTTGAAATTATCCCCCATCCCATTAATAAAACATTTTGCACTGTTTTAATTAAACCAAGGGATGTAGATGATAATACAACTCCTATTTTACCATCACTTTCATCTACATGTCCATCGCCATCAAATATTCCTGAAATTATTTGTTTTAAAATATTCTTTGGCGCTGATAATAATTTATCGGGAATATTCTTTATATTACAATAACAAGGGCAATCAAAACCCAACCAAATGAAAAACGCATGTAATCTCTTATTCGTACACGAATAAGCATAACTTTTATCAAATCTTCCATTTCCTCTAAAATTAATATTATATTTTATCAAAGATTTCAAAAAATCTTCAATCTCAGAATCGCCAGTGGACATTTCAATTCCACTTCCATTTTTGTAAATTGTACCTTCTGCAATCCAAAGTCCAATAAAATACGCCAAATCTTCATCTAAATATAATGGTAATTTCAAATTCTGCTCATTATAATTTCGATTCTTTTTCCTTTTATAAGAACTTATAAAAGATTTTAGCTCAACAGGCATTCCAAATGATTCAATTTCAGTTGGTTTTATAGCGATATAATCACCAATCTTCAACTCAGCTGATTTTTGCCAGCCTGGTATTCCGTTTTCAAACATCTTCCATAACGGATGTATTTTACTGCACTCTAACTCAAAACCGCCTTGTAAAGTGATTCTGAGCATGTCTCCTACGCCATTATAAAAATAATGCGACGTTTGAGAAAATCCATTCTTATCTAAAAACTTTTCAACGTGTTTTACAACTTTTTTCTTATCCTCTATGTAATTATACTTAACACTTCTCATTCTGATAAAACCTCTTTTATCAGATAATACAATAGTGTAAGGTGAAACGCAACCGACAACGATTGTTTGCCCGCCAGGAATAATCATATTCATGATTACCGAATGAAAATAATCAATGCTCTTTTGTCTTTGTAGGCTTGAATAAATTACATTATCTTTTAACCCGTCATCAACAACAATAAAATAAGGGTGAGCACCACGAACAGACGAACCAAAACCCTTACCAGTCAAACGCGCTCCATTTCTACAAGTTATATTAGTTGACGCCCAAGCACCCTCTTTGGTATTTTGAGGCATTAGTCTTTCTGCTAATGTATCGTTGCTTTCAATCGTACCCTTCAAAATCTCTATAAGGTCAACACTTTGTTGCAGTGAAAACGAAAACAAAAAACCACGATTGCTATTGCTTCGCGTTGGTCTCATGCTGAATTGCATCGTCTTTGACCTCTTATATCTATACAACTGCCAAATGATATAAGCGTTGCTAAAATACCAAGATTTTCCGTGACCACGAGCAGCCTCAACACACAACTTCTTATAGTGCATCACTAAGTCACCCCACTCAATATGATGCCAACCAAACTGAAAATCGGGTAAAACACTTGTAATGAAATAAGTCAAATTATTTACCCTTAGCGTTTCTTCTATACTCTCTGATAAACGCTCTGTATAGTGTGGAGCAAAGTCTATTTCACGCTGACCAGTAAAGATAACACAGAAGGTTTCCTCAAGCATTATATCAATCATTCTATCAATATCCAGCTCAGTACCTTCCATTATCTCGTTGATACCACGCTCATCCAATCCGTCTATAATCTCATCAACAATTCTTAGACACTCTGCTTTGTGTAACGGACTTCTTTTGTATGTTTCTAATTCACCAAGCATTTAGATTGATTTTTATAAAAACTGAAAATGCCACAATCGCTTTTCAGCGTTGTGGCTGCGTGTGTTAGAAATCGAACTTTGTAAACTAAAACACGATATTTTTAACCACTTCATCCTTGAATTTACTTATAAATGCCTCCTTGTCCTCATCGCTAATATCAGAACTTTCGGCAACAGCACCCATGTAACGCTGAATGTCATAATTCAAACTTTCAACGCTAAATGTAACCTGAGAGTAAATATGCTCACGAATAGTCTTCAAATCAAAGTCGAAAATCAAACCATCCTTACCCTTACGATGTATGAAACCAAACGCTTCTAAGGTATTGAGCATTTCATTAGCCTTACTCCAAGACAAGGTTGTATTCTTAACAATATCCTTAATCTTGAATTCCATATCCTTTGATTTCTCAAGCGGCTTGTCGTTGCTAATAATACGATAAATTTCTTTGGCGTGCTCCTGAGCAATGCGCCTATTCTTATCATCCTTCAAAAAAGCGGTCATGCGAGCAGCCTCATCAATTTCTTCCGCTTGAGAAGCAACATAGTCGGTAATCACTTGTTCATTAGTAAGAACGATTTTCAAACCTTCGCTTTTTGCTAACTTATCAAGTTTTTCCAAAAAGTCGGTATTCATACAAGCAACAATAATAACACTCTCTTCAGGTGTTAGTTGCTTAGGTTCAACCGCCTCTTTTTTAGTCTTTGTTGCAGCGGTTTTTACTGTTGACTTTTTGATTGTTGACTTTTTAGCAGCAGGCTTCTTTGCTGTTTCAACATTTTCAGTCTTAGATTTTTCTGTAGCCATATTACAATTATTTTTTAACAAAATACAAAACAACTCCTAATACCACAAAGAATAAGCAAATTGCAATAGCAGTACCTAAACAACCTGCAAATGATTTCTTATATTCGTCATCCATCATAGCCTTATTTCTTTTCAAATTTAACAACATTCTTTTGCAACTTACTTAACAACTCATCAACCGTAAACGAAATATTGCGCAAACACCAATCCTCTTTTTTAATCGGGTTGGAAATCTGAGTTGCTTCATCCTTCTCTAATATCGCTGAAGTGAAATTAACAAAAATCTTGTTATCATCCGTCATGCGTACACAGGTAATCTTTACTTGCGTAATCATACCATTAACTAAGGCATATACAACATCGCCTAAATGTGGAATACGCTGCTCACGATGAATAACCCTCTTTGTCTTACGACATTCCTTCTTGTAATCATCACCCTGGTCAGGATAATACTTCGGCTTAGGTGGAGTCAAATCGCCTGGTTGTGTATCGGTAACGCTTTTGCGCTTTGATTTGTAATCCTTGCCAGCGTCTATACGCGCTTGATATATTTTCTCTGCAACAGCGTGAACATCAGGAATAACATCCGTCAAAATCCTATATCTTAATTGAGCATTTATACCTACTTTTTCAATCAAGCCTATCTGCTTCAACTGTTCATAGATAAATGACGAATAGCAATGATTCAAGCCGATATTAGACATAATATTGCCCAATGAACGCTCTTTTGCAGTAAACCATTTCCCAATAACATCGGGATTTACGAACTCACGGACAACCAACTCAATAGCGGTGATGGTGTCCTCTTTTGTAACTATTTGACTTTTCGTGTTCATTTTATTTAGATTTTGTTCGATTTCTATGTTTGATAACTTTGCTAACTATTTAGCACCACACGCAAATTCAAAAAACTTCTGACCCCTCTCACGCTTCACTTCATTAGTAGCAACTACATCACCCTTATTATTACGAATTTTCCTCATATACCACCGCAACAAATCGGCTGTAGCCTCTACATCGTTCATTGCTCCGTGAGCATCGTTCAACCTAATTTTAGCCCTTTCAGTACAAGCGGTCAAATTCAACTTTTCATCACCATTTATCGCAAATGCAAGTTTACCAATCGCAAATGTATCTAAGAAATTCGGCAATAAATAATTCCAAATAGAATCATCAAACCGATTAAATACATACTGAAGAAATCCGTGGTCAAACGGAATATTATGACCCACAGAAACAATGCGGTTGGAATCCTTAAATTTACCATTTGCTTGATATTTTGACCAAAGCGTTTTCAAAGTAGAATACAACTTTTTACAAGATACGCCGTTGTTTACATCGGACATAGTGACCATCGTGTGTTCTATTGCCTGCTTTTCTATCGTCAAATCATCATAAGGCTTTACAAATGTTTCATACCTATCTACCTCCTTCAAAGTAAATGGGTCAAGAATAACGCAAGCATATTGAGTTATCGGATTTTTATTACAATCCAATCCGCCAGTTTCAACATCATGAACGCAATAGTAAGAACGCAACATATCAATTACCTCCCGAAACTTTTTTCATCAAATCTAAACTGCGCCATTGTATCGTATAAGGGATTGAAAACTTACCATTATCATCCTTACGCAAGATAGCGCAGAAACGAGCACGGAAAAAATCATCTGTTATAGGCTTAACATGCTCGTACAAATGGTCATACTGACGATTAGGCTTTTGTAACTCAGCTGGCTGTACCCTAACAATCTCACCTTCCAAATAAGGTCTTAGCAAGAACTTATTATGGTTTGCTCCAGTCTGATTAGCGTTTACCCGCAAGAACTTAGGCAGGGAATTATAATCTTTTACTGCTTCCATATCAACAAATCTTTTTATAATTAACTCTGGTAAAACAAAAGGCGACTTCATCCGCAAGGAATCCATCGCCTTTTGAACATGATAACATTAATACGAATTTACTTCTTAGCAGCCTTCTTAGCGGTTTTCTTTTCAGGCTCATCAACGACCTTAACAGAAGGCATTGGACGGAAAATGATAGTCTTGCTACCCTTCACATCAATCGTTTCGCCAGTGAGCGGATTACGACCTTTGCGAGCAGCGTTGACTTTCTGCTTGAATGTACCCAGGGTAGGCAGTGAAATCGTTTCTCCGTTATCGCGGCACTGTTCCACAATCACATTACCCATTTCGTCAATAACTTCATTGACCTGCTGTTGGGAAAGACCAACCTTGTTGGCAACCAACTTAATGAAATCCCATTTCTTCATGATGATTTACAATTTGTTTGTTAATAAATTTGTTGATTAAGTGTGTTTTTATGTAAAACTCTGTTTAGATTACTTCAATTTCAATTCCCCATTCATAAAGGATTTCGCAAAGATATTCAAACTTTTTATTTCTTGTATCCTCACGCTCATACCAAGCACTTATATCGGTAACTGGGTGGAAGGTACTTTGTTCCATCCCGCCATTAATAACTATGCCGAATTGCCAACGCGGTCTTGGAGTTTCAATAAATCTCGTTTTCTTTTCGATTTTGGTGATACTATACATAGGAATTACAGCGCCAAAGTCGTCCAGCAGTACCATTTTACGAACAACCTTGGTTTCTTCACCATTATCGTTTTGATTACCCTTACCCATAATTAGCAGAACAAATCCCTTAGACAATTAGCCCAAACATCAACCGCGTCATCTACAACCCTATAAACATCATCGGTAATCATATCAATACCACTACCATACATATTCCAAACATATCCCTTTATGTCTGAAGCGATATTATGATATGTAACTAATGTTGCTGGTATATGAATTTCGGTCTTAACACCCCTGGTATTGGTAAGATTAACTATCAATTCAATCTTTTTGTCCGAAATCCTAACAACCTTATCAATCTTAATTTCAAACTTCCAATCATAACGACCAAAGGAACAGCTGCCTGAATTCATAATGTATTCGTCACCGCTGTTAGGAATATGAATAGCAAGGAAATTAGCGTCAGGCAAAAATTTAACAACCTCAGCGACAAGTGAAACTGGTAACATGCAGTTACCCTTTTTATTCAACTCATTCTTTAACTCCGCAATTGTTCCGTTTGCCTTAACATAAGAATCTAAATAACCATCCCTATCTTTGGTCAAGTCGGTTATTTGAGATTCATAATTAGCAATCTCATCCTTGAGGATTCTTTGCGCTAACTTAGTGAGAAATTTCATCATTGTCTTCGATTTTAGCCCAAACCCCGAATGGGCTGGCATTATGGTCTGCTATGAATTTTTCTCCGTTATAGATGATTTCTAAAACTTCACCGATATTGAACGAAGGTGTTTCAAAATTCGCACACAAAACCCTTACTTGTTTATCACATCCAGCTGGAAAGAAACTATCTATTTCCCAACCCTCTTCATCCGTATCAGCGAAATCGCAATGCACCTGCACTAAACCAAGTTCATCTATTCCGCAGCCTAAACAGTCGGCTACAAACTTGTAATAATCTCTCGTTGATTCATCAAACTGGATAGTTTCATGTAAACATTCTTGACCAGTCAAATAGTCATAATTCAAATCTTTTTGCATATCAAAAGTCTTTTTAATCAAATGAAATAACTCTGCCGCTGTTTTTTTCTTTCGCGCTACGCATACGCGCTTATAGCAAAGCCTCCCTTTATATTTTTTGCTGATTGCCTTCGCGTATATATACATGTACAGATGTATGTGAAGTTTATCTTCACACTCAGGTGGAAGCCAAATTCATTTGGATTTCACCCCCCTATAATCCCCCCCCTCTTTTCAAAACAAACATATTCCATACCCATATAGCCAGTGGTAAAATCCAATCTGTATAATTTACCACCTCAAATAATAAATCATTCATATGATTGGTAAGCAAAGAAAAAGGCGACAAGCCTAAGCCTATCGCCCACACGATTATGAAAAACAGATTTTAGTTATCCCCAAATTAGATAGTTGAGATTTTCAACCACTCCATCCCACCATTCCATTGCTGGAACTAAGATACAGCGTAACACGATGAAGGCAAACAAGCCCCAGGCAAATACCTTCCAAATTGCGCGGTACGGATTTTTCAAAGTTTTTCTGCCGAATTGTCCGTTGAGGATTTTGACGAACTTTGAAATCACTCTAATTACTCTGTCGGTGAAACTGACTTTCATTACATTTTCTTTTGCTTCCATGACTTAAAATTTAAGGGTTATACATTCATTTACACCGCGAAATTACGAATTATTTTGATACGGCAAAATATTTTTCCAAAAATTTTTCGATTTTTACCAAAAATTTTTAATTTTTGCCCAATTATACACGAAATTCCCTACTATAAACTGTTTCTGTAGGTATATTTACAACCTCTATGCCGGCACGCTTCAACAAATCAACGCCATCCGTAATTCTATATGGTCTTTCATAAACAACACGGCAAATACCTGATTGAATAATTAACTTACTACATTCCATACAAGGCATATCGGTACAATAAAGCGTTGCGCCGTCACAACTCTGAGTTGAGCGTGCTAACTTAGTTATTGCATTAGCCTCTGCGTGTAATACATACGGCTTGCTAACTAAGGTATGTTTATTGATATAAAGTTTACGCAAATAATCCCTCTTTTCTTCATCGTTGTTTATTGCCTCTAATTCCTGCTGGATAAATTTAGACCTATCGGAATCATCGCCAACATACTCTTCGCAAACATTTTCAAAACCTCTTGGAGTACCATTATAACCATCGCTGATTATGCTTTCATCCTTTACGATTAAGCAACCAACATTAAGTCGGATAGCATACGAATTACCAGCCCAGATTGTAGCCATACGCAAATAGCGGATGTCTTTTTGTAATTGTTTGTCCATAGTCGTAATTATTTTTGTTCTTTTGATTTAATTTCCTTGATTATAGAATCTTTGTAAATCTCACCATAATAACCCCGCTCAAGCACTATTGGTTCAATATCCCCTAAATCGTACTTTGCTAAATAAGCATACTCCATCTTAGTTACATCATCACCAACCACTAACTCTAATGTAGCATCAAAGAATTTTCCGTCAATACAATTAAATGCGTGGTCTATCGGAATAACGCAAAGCACCCTCCCTTCAACATAACTAACATTCGGAAAACACATTGATATTAAATAAGCGTTTCTGTAGCATTCCTTAGTTATCACTAAACTTTTCATCAAATCTATTTGGTCAGCATCAAATAAGTCGTAAACCGAAACAACTTCACATTCCTTCAAATCGGATAACATCTTTTCATAGAATTGTTTCTGTTGTAGCGAACAAACGCTCACGATTAACTCTAAATCCTGCTTGAGATTGCTTATATTACCCATTTCAGTATAGATTTACATTTCTTAATTAAAAACCTTGCTAAACAAATGAGAAACAGCCGCAATTTGGAATCTCACGGCTGTTTCGTAATTATAACAAAATAAAAAGACTTTCATCCTTAAAAACTTTGGTCAATAGGACATATCCGCTTTTAAGCAAATCTCAGTCAATTTACTTTCGTCAACAAGTTGATTTAAGTCATCGCCAAACTCAGCATAAGTATTTCTCAACTCTTCAATCATGAGTTTGAATAAGGTGGGTTGCTTGCGCGCAGTGAGCCCATCCTGAATCTGCGCTTGCTCAATAATTTCTTTCGTTTTCATATTAGTTGAATTTTTGATTATTAACTTTATTCGTTTTCATACCAAGCAGGAATTTCGCGGCTATCGTTTTGATGATTCATAGCATACTCATAGACCAAATCCATCATAAGGTCATAGCGGTGCATATTATCATCGTTGAAATACCATTTGTCGCCTGAAGGTGCGCATTCTTCTAAGAACGCTTTCAGACTATCCATAGCAAATCCAGCCTCTTTGATAAATTCTGGCGTGTTCTTGTCGTCATCCGTATCGGTGAACGCTTCTTTAATCAGATTAACAAAGCCTAACCAATACTCATTAACGCGATACTCAACACCACCATTATCTTCGTAAACATAGCCGCAACCGCCGCAGCATTCGCAATCAATTTCCTCTTCCTCACCATCCTCATTAAGAACAAGGCAACAACCAGTACCATTGCAGCAAGGGCAAGCGATTTCTTCAGGGTCAGCGTCAATTACAACAATAGCATTACCATTGCCGTTGTTGCAATACTCGTAATAAAGTCTGTTTGACGCTCTAAGAATTTCACCCATAAGGTTTTTTGCGCGACCAATAGCAGGAACTTGTTCTGCGGTCATTTGGCTAATTTCTTCTGAATAAGCACCTTCTTCATTCCAGTAGTGCTTTTCGATTAGTGTTCTTTGCGCTTTCATAATTCACTCGTTTTTAATGTTTATAACTATGTTGATAAAAGTTTTATGACGCGAAATTACGAAAAAAAATAATACGGCAAAATATTTTTCCAAAAAATTTTTGGTTTTTGACGAAATTTTTTTATTTTTATCAAAATTTCGCCTAAAAACAGGAAGGTGAGCGTTTTCGCGCCCACCCTTCCAACAACGAGTGAAATTCTGTCCAAAGACAATATTATAAACTATGCCGCCTTATTTACCGATATACCAAAACCCCTGAGGCACATAATCTATGTTGTACTTGCGCTGCAAGGCTTCCAGCGTACCCTTATCCACGCAATCCTTATTCGTACCATCGGGATTCACCAACCAGTAAGTCGTTTCCTTTTTAACAACTCTTACACCACGCTTGAAAAGTTTCAAAACATTCTTCTGCAACTTATTCAAATCTTTTGGCGTGGGTAACTGAAGCAGTTCATCCATAGTCAGTTTCTTAGGCTCGTTTTCCTTTTTGCTAACATTGGTTTTCTGCTTGCTAACTGCCTTTTCACTCTTAGTTGACCCCTTATCAGGCTCCGTGGCCTTCGCATCCTTAGCAACAGTGCTATCGTTACGCCAGTCAAACTTTCCAGGCTTATACTCTGTCCAAATCCATTCGGGATGATTAGGATGATGGTCACCTACTTTACGAAAAGCCTTGCGACCACGCTTATGACTCAAATCCTCTTCACGCTCTTGTTCTTCTTTACGCTTTTTGCGCAATTCCTTCAGCCGTACTTCGTAAATCTTCATCACCTCAGAGCAAGACTCATCGGGCATATCATCCAGCATAGTCTTGTAACACTTTTCTAACTCATCAAGATTGTCATAATTTTCCGTCAGGTAAACCGCGACCTCCTTCATGAATTTCGCAATAGGTCTTTTCTTCGATGTAACACTTACCATCTTAACAGACTTCATTTCATTAAGTCTGACGATGTTTTGATTCATAACTTCGTTTTCCATAATGCTAAAATTTTTATTCGTTGAAAATATCGTCTATCTGATAACCTAAATCAGCAACAGCAGTGACAACCTCCTGAGGCAATTCGTAACATCCGTCAAATCCGATTAAGACATTACTATCAAATTCAAGACATCCTGAAATGTAGGTTTCTTCATCGTCATCAACCATGTACTCATAGTCGGCACCATTTTCGTTTACATCCTCGTCAAAGGTATCAACCTTGACCCAGGCTCCGTTGTCAAAATTAAATTCCGTTGCGGTTTCTTTTGTCGTTTTGTTCTGAATTGTAGCCATAATACTTTATTTTTAATTGGTGAATAAATTTATATCATGATGTTAATAACCTTGCGGTGTTTAATTTTCATCATCGTATAAAAAATGCGCCGAAATCGCAAGGAAATCGACGCCCAAAAATTTATATATTATGGAATCACAAATTACAAAACAGACCTTATCAGGAAATCTCTATAAGCATGAATCACCTTCTTTTGTTCTTCTTCAGTCATAGGTACTTTCTCAGATTGATTGCTTTCTTTGATTATCCTAACCCAAGTGATTTCATGAGGTTTATACCTGATTTGATACTTTGATATATCTCCGTTGAAACCTACGCATAAAGATGTTTCAGCATACCCATCACGGATTATAGCATAAGGCTCGTCAATAAACCTATCTTGCGCAAGAACACCCTGGGGATAATACATAACAAGGTAACCATTCCGATATTCATACACAACCCTCTTCTCATTACTACAACGCAATTCAATAACAAAGTGAAAAAGTTGTTCAACCTCTTCAATCGAAATATCAAAAACATTGTAATATTTTTCTTTGAAGATTTTGTACAACCTAAACTTCCTGCTTATCCAATTCTTAGTCGGATTAAATTTCAAAAACTTTCCAAACGCAATTCCGCCAAACATTATAACGAACGCAACAATGAAAATAATTAAAAGTATTGTCTTTATCATGATAGTATGTTTTTAATTTTTCGGTAAATCTTTTCCAACCATCGCGCAAAACACTCTACAATACCAACAAGTGAAATTAGGTACATATGATTGTTTGAAATCGCAAAATCCGCCATCCTGCAAATACTTGAATCTTATCTTGCTTTTCTTCACCCAACTTTCACTATTCAAAGAATCATCCTTATTCAAATACCTAATACGATAACTCTTATCAGTTTCTCCGATAACCTGGACATTCAATTCATTTACAGCAAACATTCTCCTACCATACAACCAATACGAATATTTACGCAAATAAATCGCGTTATATGGTAAGTTAGGTGTAAATGTTTTGTTATCCATTGCCCTTGCGCTTTTGATAATCTTTGTAAACCTTCTTTGCCTTATTAACAAGCATCTGTCTAATATCATCGGAATTATCAGCAAAACATTCGCTATCGAACATATTAGTATTTTTCCAAAGATAATTCAGATTGCCCTTTGCTTCTTTACCTACCTTTATAATTGGGTCAAACATATCAAAACTCGCAGTTGGGTCTTTTCTCTTCACGATTTCATTAATATCCATGGAGAAAAATTCAAGCATATCGCAAGCCATATACATAGCGATACTTAAAACATTTATCAATTCGACATACTTGTCTTCCAATCCTAACTCTAATAATGAAATCTGTTCTGACTCGGTACGCTTCTCAGATAACAGTGTTTTCTGAGCATCTTGCCTTGCTGCTAAAAGTTGATTGCTTAACTGTAAAGCGGTAACATATTTTCTACCTGCTTGCGCTTTTAGAATCTCGCTGCGTATTTTCTTAGTCTTAGGGTTGTCTTCAAATGCTTTATCAAAAGCCTCCCTAACATGCTCAGGTAAATCTACCCAACCTTCTATGTCTTTGCTCATAATATTCAATCTAACTCGTTGATGACTATCTGTTGTACAATATTGCCATCTGTACCATTCGCTATTCGGCAAATTCTATTCACTTCTTTAACGAATGGTACAGAAAACATTGGAAATTCATATTCCTTGCCGTTTGAAAATTGCAAAGAAACTTTCATAATTACTTACCAGGCTCATAGGGTTTCTTATTGTCTTCATCTATCTTTTTGAAGATGTCGTCCAACTCCTTGTTTGTATATCGGACTTTGTAACCCATGATTGACTTACCTTGTTTGATTGCTTTGATAACGCTATTAGATGTAGTGCCTATATAATCAGCAGCATCCTTAACGCTCTTGAATTTCTTCCAATCCTCTTTTTCATCGCTTTCTAAACAAACATCCACAGGCTTGCTACGCAATTCCTTTTTGTAATTCTTACCACCCCTATTTTCATCAGGATGCTCATCATTAGAAATTTCTGAACCATCGCCTTCGGTCTTAGGTTGCTTATCAGCATTTTCCTTGACCTCTTTTTCTTGATTGTTCGTATTTGATTCTTTACGCTTGTTCTGATTTCCTTGTGATTCAGAAATTTTAGATTTAACACCTACAACAAGCATACCAACTGGGACTTCCTGCGGCTCCTGAGGCTCGGATAATCCATCAAGTAACTCAAACAACTCACTTGGAGTAATCTCAAAACTGATTTTCATAGTGTAACGATTTAATTTGTTAGTATAAGTTTTTGAATTTATAAACCCTGCTGTGTAAAAAGAAACAAGGAGGCATTTACACCGTAAACCCTCCCTGCCGCATCTTTCAGCCATTAGGCTGCGCAAGCATAAACTCTTGCTTCATGACGCTGATTGACCATGCGGTCAAAAGAAACTTTTTTGCCATTTATAGGCCACAAACTCCTCAACATTACCTACTAACTTGCTGTCAAAACCAGTCACCCCCAAGGTTGGGGGATTTCTCCCCCGAATTGACGAATGTGACTAACGCTACGCACGCCAGCGTGGAGGTGAAGGGAATCGAACCCTTGTCCAACAAGTCCTCATTAATATCTCAACGGACTTTGCTTGTGGGTGAGGCTGGAATCGAACCAACTAACAATTCTATCGTATGGATACTAACGAATCAAAAAGCACCGCCCAAAATCGCGGTGTATCACACCCTACCATCCCAAACTCTTCATAAAGGCTTTCGCCAGTACTAAACTAACTGTGCAAGCGTCACAATATTTCGGAGGCCATCCCGACAAAGGACACTGCGATTTCAGCGTTGGGAATTAACTGGTGGTGAGTAGAAGGTTGGGCATTTCACTCAATAACACCGATAAAGATTATGAAAGAAATCGGAAATGAGTGCACCACCAGTTTCGTGTTCCTGAAAGGGATTGAACCTTCGACCTGCTGATTATGAGTCAGCTGCTCTAACCGAACTGCGCTACAGGAACGCGAATGAAAGAACGCTTGCCGCTCTCGGAAATATCGACACTTATTTATTTTTGCTTCGTCAAATTTATGTATTATATTGACGCATCCCCGCAAAGCGGTTTAATCAATAATTCAAAGAACGACAAGCAGACTTCTTTCAAACCGCCCCCACCTTACTGGTTTAAGGCAAGGACGCATCGTAATGGAACCACTGATTGAGGTTTTTACTCAGTTCATATTTATAAACTCTGAACGAAATTTTTTATAAATACGGCTCAACATTTTTCGCCAAATACTCTAAATCATGCATATCATCTTCCATCTTATCAGCGGCTTTCAGCAATTCCTCTTCTGTTTCACCCTCAATAAGTTGTGACGCTGGATTAGGTGTATTAGCATAAATTTCTAATGCAATAAACGGCTGTTTAATAATCTTTGTTCTGCCGACGCAATCAAATGTTCCTTGCTCATTCCGATTAAAGAACATTACCATTGATAGTCTATTCGCCATAATTTCACTCTATTTTAATTTGTTGTTATCGTATAACCAAACAAGCATCAAATACGCAGACTTTATAAATGAATTTGTTCTGAATGTAATTCCAGGCTCTTTATCTTTTTCACCGATATATTCAACAACGCAATTACCTTTATAATAATAAGTATTCCAAACAAAACGCTGTTGTTCTATACCAAATGATATTTGTTGAGGTAATAATAAAAGAATCGTATCAAATGACCAAGCAGGCATCTTACCTTCCCAATCCTTCATTTTCTCTAAATTACCGCAATCATCAGAATCCTGAAGAATCTCTACATGATTTATCCAACATTCAGAATAGTCTAATTTACAAAACACATCCTTCCTGCGATATGCTCTTGCTGTATCTTTCGGAAATCCCATTTCCATTATACGGATTGATTCTTCAATAGTAGTAAATTGTCGCATACTTTATTTGCTTACCATATTATAAACTATGTAAATAAAAACTGCCCCTGGACTTTCATCCAAGGGCAGCAGAAATATATGAAAGATTCCGAAATGCTTAAATATTAAACTGCTCGTCATTAGACATATCCGCGCAACACTTCAGCGGAACATATCTCAGTCGTTCAGCGGCTTTACGCAAAATATCCATAAAGTCTTTGCCAAACTTTTCTTCAGCCTTTTCATCTTCCAGTTTCTTAATGTCTTCGTCAACCAAGTTAGCAAGTTGAGTATCGGTTGCAAATCTAATGTAATCTTCCATGAGTTCTCGTTTTATTTTATTTTTCTGTCTTGTTGAAAATTCTGCACTATTAAGATATTCGTCATATTGTAATTCTCTTAACAATTGTCGGCTCTGATTAACGCGCTCTTGAAGTTTTTGCACAGCAACCGCATCATCGTGCATTGTACTCACTAATTCGTATATAACTGATAGTGCTATATCGACTTTTGTAAACCCTTTATCAATATACGATTTTAGTTGCTCAAAATCCATCATTAACGCTTCATCTTCTCAATCCGCTTAATCGTACTAACGATGATTTCAGTGCATACGCTCTTACCCTCTTCAGTCAACAACCAATTCATTTCTTCCATGTTATCATAGAAAAACTCTTCAATCAATACAGATGGACAAATAGTTTTCTTGATAACAGTGAAATCAGCCTCCCAATCATGGTCGCCATCTGAAGTGTCTTGCCGCGTTGTTCTACCCTTTAATGCGCAAATCCGCTTCGCCTCTTCCCAAAACATTTCGGCATACTTATCACTATTATTCTGACCCTTGGTTGTCCAAATACTCCAACCCTTAGCATTTAGCCATTGCTTACCATTGCCAGCAGCGTTGGAGTGTATAGAAATCAGCAATGTATTTCCTGCTCCATATTTACGCGCAAACCTATTAACAACCTCAGCACGGCTCGTCAATCCTAAATCAGTATTATCTGAAGGTGCGTAAGTAAATGCGTATTTGATACCAAGTTTGTCTAATTCCTTAGCAACGCGCAATCCAATCTCTCGGTTGTATTCGTACTCTAAAAATTTTCCATCAGGACTTCTTTTGCCTGCCGTGGTCTTTCCGTGACCGCAATCAAAAACATAAAACATAATGAAAGTCTTTTTAATTTGTTTGAATTTATTTTGCTAATCTACTTTTACAACATTTCTTTTCGTATTCTCCACCTCCGCTACTACATCAGACAGAAACACTGTCTTACCACCCACGCATTTAGTTATATAGTTGCGCATTTCCTTATTCTTAGACCAAACACAGCGGACTGGACAAGTAGAGCAAGGTATTTTCTTTTTCTTTGTTGTATCATCGTAAATAATATACAACTTCAAAATAGAACAATAAGAACCAGATTCAGGAAATTCACGCTTTCGATAATCATCGCAAGCCAAGTCATCCCTATTGACTTTGTCCTTGCTGACTTTTGGATTCATACAACGGATAACCTGATAACGCTTACCATAAGCATCTTCAACAACAAACCTACGGCAAAACTTACAATCTCTACAACGCACCCTTCTCATAGTCCACCCTTCTTTCTGCGACCACCGATTTTACGCTTGCCTCCAAAATCACCCTCAATATCATTTCCATCCAACTCAACATCAATGTTAGTATAAGCAGATGTTTTTGCTTCCGTTTGTTGTCTTTGACTTCTGATTTTGCTGAGAAACATTTCACGAATCGCTGCTGCTTTATCTTTGTCGCTATCGGTCACAGGCTCCTCCTTAATCTCTACAGCAGCATCAAACTCCGTATTCTTGCGCTCTATCTCGTTGTAATCATAATTTATCAAAGATGGAAATTCCATTTCAGCATTAGGATTGAAATCACCCGAAATCTGAACAAACTGATTGTAGTACGAATTATGCAACCCAGCAATTAACTTCTTTGTATCATAACCCATACGCGCTGCAATCCTACCAATAATAATTTCTTTGAGGTTGATAGTCTTGAGTATTTCTTTTTGAATATGGGCTTGAATCTCTACATTAACATTTACATCTAACGCACCATTGATATTTATTTGGTCGCCCTCTGCCTCTTTGCGTAATTGCTCCAAAGTACGCAACATAGCATTATAGGAATCTATGCCGCTATATGCTACATACCGCATCTTCATCTTGCCGTACATCCAGGCTAATTCTTCCAAACGCGGTCTTTTGTTATACAAACGAACATCTGCTACTTTGTTGCGAAACTCCTCCCGTTTGCGTTCTATCTCAGGCAGCCTACGCTTCAAAACAGACTTCACCTGGTCATCAGTAATCACAATTTCATTGTCTTCTCCCATTATCTTTACAACCTCAGCAACAGTAAACATTCGGCCAAGCAATTCTACTATATCATGTTCCACAGCATCGCCTTTTGGCCTACCAAGTTTATTGTGTTCTTGCGCAAACGCGGCTTGTTCTGCTGCTTTACGCTTCATATTGATACTTTGCCATTGTTGTTTCTTTTGCAAGATTTCTTCTTGTTCTTTCAACGGCAAATGCTCTATATACTTACGAATCCATTGGGGCGCAATATGTAGGTTGATTGTTTCCCCATCACTCGTTTCTATATAGTGATTTCGGATTAACGGATTGCGTGATAATGCTACAAATTTTATATAGGCTTTCTGGTCAACAACTCCCTCTGGGATTTCAATTTTACTCATAGTTTTACAAACATTTTTACAATTCTTTTCTTTTCCTTAATAATATTTGTATTTGAACGAAAACAAGATGATTACTAATTATTGTTTAATAATTCGTGGTTTGTCGCGGCAATAATAAAAGTTAGCAAACAATAAAATGCTTGCTCCGCAACTTCCATTCCGTATTTGGTAACCTTAATAAACTTACGGGATAAAAGTGCGGAGCAAGGCTGATACCAATCTTATGACAGAAATTTTTACCTTTTATTCAATATCTAAATCAATATCGCATATTTCATCGTATCTTTCGGATGCCCATTCCTGCTCCTTCTCTAAGCAGATTCTTTCCCACTCGTCATTGTCCATTGTATCCCTTTCATAGTCGGACATTACATCATCCAAATCAAAGTCGGTATCAATAGAATCTATCTCACCAAGGATTTCATCCAAACGCTCTATGCGCTCGTTGAGCGTGATAGCGGCTGGTGATGATTCCTGCAACTGTTCGGGGATATTATCAAATGACTCCTGGCAGGTATCTCTTAGGATTTCCAAAGAATCCCTTAACTCATCAACAAGGCTCGACAAACCATCAGCATCCGTTGGCGTATTATTGTCCAACGATTCTTGTATGGAGTAAAGTTCTTGCTTGAATGGGTTTTTTGTTAGTTGACTTGGTTTGGGTTGGGTCTTGCTATAAATCGGATTGCCGCCATAGAAACACCAAGTCCAATACGGCTCACCAACATTGATTAGAATCTCGTCACCCTCATCGGAAGGCTGGAACCTATCTATCTTTGATAAGGTTTGACCTGCTCGTTTGCCGCGTTTACTAATGTATTCAACGCGCTTACCATGTCGGTAGATAGGTTTCTTTGCCTTCTCTATGTATTGCGCTTTTGCCATATTACAATCCTTTATACTTTAATGCTAACTCTGCTGTTTCACTTACCTTCTCTAACAGATGACCAACCGTTTCAGTTTCTTCTGCTTGATAGACTGCGGTGCCGCAAACTAAGATGAAAATCTTACCATCTTTCAGCGATACATTGATTTCCTCTAAAATGAGTTTGCGCTGAAGGTCTGCTGCCTTCTCTTTTCTTCTTTGATTCCAATCTTGAATTTTGCTAAATAATTTCATGATGTTTAACTTTATTGTTAGTTCAATAAGAAAAACTTTGATTTATATAAAAATGCATTCACCCCCAATTTCTTAGGAGGCGAATGCGAGCAAAATCAAGATTTTCCATTATATATATTCTTATGGAAGTGCGTTGATTGATGTTTCCGTACTCTGTATTAATACCTGTAATGCGGTAATCTGAGGTGTTGGCGTAAAACTAATTGTTTCGCACGACTTTATAATCTGATTATATATGAATTTCAGAAATTTACAACTAACTAACAGACCTGGCTTCATAGCATTATCGAATAACGACACCCACGCTGGGTTGGGAGCACCTACGGCTGTACCAGTTACGATAACCTGAGGAACGGCTGCGGTTGTAGGTATAACACTAACAGCCGTGGTCAAATAAGTACATGATTGCTGTATTATATCATACGAATCCTCAATGTTACTTATTTCCTTATTTATCGCGCTTGCTGCGTCACCAGTCGTATAATAGGAAAACAGTTGATTTCTCTTTTGCATCCTTTCATCAGCATCCTCTATGGAGTTCAGGACATCTGCGTAACCAACATCAACTATCTTCGTTGCTACTGAATTTAGGTCTAATCCTGGAATAATCATTGCTCAATTAGTTTATAGAATCCATCAATCACGCGTCTTACCTTAATCTGGTCTTGCAGCATCTTGAAGAAATCTTCATTGACGATTGTATTTTCAAAACCATCCAAATATTCCCTAATCTTACAAATCTTATTTACATACTGCTGCTTATCATTCGTATAGCAAACAACAAAGAAATCGGTTGATTGTTCATCGTGCTTAACCTCTACTTTTTTAGTTTCAGCATCAATTTCCTTTTTTGCTACTCGGTCTGAACCTGCGAATGAAACGGGATATGGTTTCTTATCATCAACAGCGGATACAACAAGGATTTTTTTCACTTTACCCATCGACACCTCTTTTACCATATCACCGACTTCTAATTCAGTCGGAACATGAATAGCAAGAAAATCGTCAATAGATAAAAACAACCTTGTTGGATTGACTTCTGTTACCCCATGATAAGCAACTCCAGGTTTCTCCTGACCATTCTCGGATAACTTACAAAAATCATCAATAACATATTCGTTTCCACGGCAATTGAAATGCCTTCCTATTCTAATCCTACTCATCTTTTTGTTCTTTTTCTTTATCAGTCTTTTTCATTGATTTCGGTAATGGTGTTTTATCAACTTTTCTACCTTCCACTGCGTCATCCTGCGACTTGTTAAACTCATCGTCAAACGCTTTATTTTTAATCTCTTCAAACATAATTCATTTCTCCTATCTCTTTAATTAACTTTGATATTTAGTATGCTCTCCAGGTCAAGAATAAACTCAGAACCACTTACATACACCAATTCCTTTTTTGCTCTTGTTATACCTACATACAGAAGGTTGCGCTCCTGCTCGTATTGCCATGGTTGGGTTGCGAATCTTGATGGTATTAGTTCAGGACAAAGAAAAAACACCTTATCATTCTCCAACCCCTTCGCTTTATGTATAGTTGATAACATAATTCCTTTAACATCATCAGAGAAAATTTTTTCAATCATCTGAACCAATTCCTTAACTGTATCCACCTCTGCTGATAAGCAAGTTATAACATCGCGCCTTTGCTCAAAAATTTCCATCTTAGGATGTACCAGCGGTTTCTTTACCCCTCTTTGCTTTAATTGTTTGAATATCTTTATTTTTTCAACATCAAGCAATTTATCTAATCCCCTCAATGTTTTCGCACCAGTCTTATTTATCAACGCAATGATTCCCTCACCTATATCCTTACCCCTTATTTTAGCCTTAACTTTATTTTTCATCAACCAAAGATACGCAACAACAAGCGGCTTCAAATTCCTACACAATATCCAATCACCTCTATCTAATTCAGTAAGGCTACCATATGTAACAACTCCGTCAATAGCAGTATCACAATATTCAATCTGCGGAACTATCTGCTGCGCTTCTAAAACAATATTCTTAGCACAACGATAACAAACAGATAGGGGCATAGAAACGCTTTTGCCGTTTAATTCCGATAACTTATGATAACTATCTGTGTCTGCTCCACTAAATCCGTAAATAGCCTGGTTTTCATCGCCTACGCAAATCAATCTGCCGCGTCTATTTATAGCACCACGAATTATGTCTTGCTGAGCAAGCGAAAAATCTTGACTCTCATCGCAAAATACATAATCATAACACCTACGCTTAATTGTTATATCGGCATAAGGCTGGTATATCATATCCATGAAATCAAATTGCGTTTTATCCCTATTCATTAAACGGAAAACATCAATAGCAACCTTTATTTCAATTTCACCAACAAGAAGGTCATGATATTCAGCAACGCTCTTAATGTTATCTTCTGTAGCATCAAGTAGATTACAACGCAACAAATCAATTATCCTTGGTATAATGTAGAAAAACCATCCCTTTTTCTTTTGATTGATTTCGTATTTCTTCAAAACACGCTCAATCTTACCTAACGACTTATTAGGATTCATTTTCACCCGACTACCATAGCGACACATAATTGAACGCCATCCATAACTATGTATAGTCATAACCTCAACGCCATCCCGCAATTTAATCCTATCCCTCAATTCATCCACAATGGAATTATTAAAGGCAAGAAACAAAGCGGTTTTGCCTTTTGGAACAAGTTTAAGCAATTCAAGCAAAACTGTCGTTTTACCACTACCAGCAACAGCCGATATTGTTATGTTATTGTTAGTATTACTAAACTCGTTGTAAATTGCTAATTGATATGGTGACGGTGTCATCGTGCAGCACTTCCCCATTTCAACCAATCCATCTTATTTGAAAACTCGCAACGAACTACATTAGCGGTTTCCATAAATTGTTGGAATTTTGAAATAAGTTGAATTGCATTTGGATTTCCGCTTTGATTTTTCAAAAAGTCGGTAATATTCACACCTCTCACAGCATTAAATTCAACGCCAGCAGTAGGATTGGAAAAACTCTCTTTGAAATCAAAAACAGCAAAATAAAAACATGTATTATCTCTACTGAAGACTTGCAAAATAACATAGCCTTCGTTGACTAATGATTCAATAGTCTTTTGATGCTGATTATAAAGATTTTCAACCATATCTATTTAATTTAATTACCAAGTACCATTTTCCCTTGCTTCATTAACCACCGACTTAATATGCCTCATTGATAAAGTATATTGCATATTATTAACATCGGGATTCTCTTTTAGAAACTCTGAGATGCGCTGACCTCTTAACCTACTTTCCAATATCCTTCTTTCCAAGTCGTTGAAATGAAGTCTATCTATCAACAAACCAGTATCGTAATTATGGGAATGGTATTGTAACTTCACATGATTTATTTGAGAAGCATCCTCATCCATATCCGCTGCTGTTCGCTTTTGTATCTTTTGATATTCTCTGTAAAGGTTTCTGCTAATAGACTTGTTGAAATAATAATAAAATTTAGCACCCTTCTTCACATTGAATTTATCAATGCAACGGTCAAACATGACATAAATATCGGCTAAAATTTCATCATGAGTAGGAATTTCACGACAAGATGTTCCATTAGTAAGCAAATTGATATAGTTATTGATATTTTTCTTAACTATATCGTGCATCATCTTAAATATGTACATCTTATAACCTCGAATTGTGCGCATGCTGCGGTGTCCGAATTTTATCCGCAATATGCACACATTGATGAATTTTTGTCTGTATTTGAAATCCCTCTTAAAGATGTGGCTTTCTAAACTAACCATATGTAAGCATGCTTTATGTCATTTTTTCCCCAAATCTTTCATTTCGCCAATAACCTTGTTCATCAAATAATCTTTTCGCTCTTTTACATGTTTTTCAAAATGTTCATGAGAACGCTTTTTCAACATTGCTGCTTTTTGTTCCTTTGATGCTGAAGAAAATTTACCAAGTGTTATATTCTTTTCGGACAGCGGTATATCAGCATCAGGATTTACATACTCTCTAACCTCACCGCAACATTCGCAATTACGATGCAAACCAACCAATCTGCCTTCTACAACATCATAAACAAATATCTCATGAGTTATATAATCTTTTTCGTTGAAATTTTTACAATCCTTATTCTTGCAAATGTAATAACTGTTCATAACTTATTGCTTTCTATTAGTCTGCCGTACTCGACAATAAGCAAACTGTCAGAAACATCAAGCGTAATCTTTTTGAGATACGGATAACATTGTTGAGCCTTTTCTTTTAATTTGTTCTTCCACTGACTCTTTGTCTTTGTACCCTTATGACCAAGTTGCAATTCTTTTTGCCATTTCTGAGGCATAACTTCGGTAAACGGAATTTGATTGGCTATCAAAGCCATTTCAATTTGACCAAACCCCCTACCGAAATTAAACATTTGACTTGCTCCACCAGCGCCAGGTATGCCTTGAACCTTTTCCAAATAACACACAGAATTAAATTTGTAAATCCGCAAAAATGATAATAACTCTTGCGGAGTGGACGGCATTTTAGTGACTTCAATTATTCTTTTCAAATCGCAAGAATAAACCGAAATCCCGCCAGTAGCACCAGGGTCAATCCCAATAATCTTATGATGCTTAAAATACTTTGCTCTGTCTTTCTGTTCCATTTTTATATAGTTTACAAAATTCGTTGCTTATATAAAACCTTGCGTTGTTTAATTTTCAATCCTCGCAACCTCATCTTCACGCACTACTAATATCTTATTGTTGATATTTACATCGTTGGAAATATTCTGAGTAATCATCAATATAGTAACACCTAAATTGTTAAGAATATTACATATATTAACAACCCCTCTTGAATCTACATTATTCAGACATTCATCAAGAAGCAATAATGATAAACCCTTACCATTTGTAGATAGATTGATTAAATGCTGAATACCTAATATTGACGCAAGATAAATACGACTTCTTTCACCGCCAGAATACCCCATAAAGTTTTGAGCATACATCCCCTTATATACAGCCATCACATCAATTTTATCCCTAACTGTACCATCCTTATTCACACGAAAACCATTTACTTCAACAGTCATACTGGAATGGAAACGATTCAAAAATGAATTAGTTATTCCTTCAATTATTTTTACAGCCCTGTTTGCTAAATATGTTTGAAATCCTGCTCTTCCCATATAATATATCCAATAATCAACCATTGCTAATTCATTGGATACAGCGGTCATTTGTTCTCTTTTTTCTGCAATCTCTTTTTCAATAGCGGAAATCTTATCATCGTAATCTTTTATCAATTTAGCAGAATCAGTGTTTTCTTTCAAATCCTTAATCTCTGATTGAAGCGTTTTGATTCTACCTTGATAACTCTTTATTTCGCCTCTATAATCTTCAATCTCTCTTTGAATTGAACGCTCTTTTGATTTAGCACGACTTGCTGTTTCACTATCTTTTTCTGATTTTGAAATCTTTTCGTTCACCTTCTTCAACTTATCATTTTGAACAGAAATTTGAGATTTTATATCAGATAAACTCAATTCAGTTTCTTTGATTGTTTCCTTCATCGAATCAATCGACATATCATAATTCGACTTAGGAATAAATTCATGACCGCATTCAGGACATTCTACTGAACCTGATAAATCTCGTTTCAAATTAGCAATTATTTGTTCAGCCTCCCTCTCATCGCTTTCCAATTGTTTAATTTTATTGCGTATATTTTTGCGCCTATTCTCTAATTCAGAAACATCGCTAACATTACTAATCAACTTATAATCATCTGAACTACGCAATTTCACCAACCTCTTTTCAGCATCGGTAATACTATTTTCACTTTCCTTAATCTTATCATTCAATTCTTTTATACGCTTCTGCTTCTTACTAATTTCATCGGAATTGTCTTTTGCAAACACTTCTTTTCTTTGCTCCTGGTAAATCTCCAACTTACTTTCGTACTTATCAATATCGGTTTGAAAACCGCTTGCATCAGCAGATAAACGCTTTTTGTCGCTACTCAATTTATCTAAAATCGACTTAATCATATCAGCATTAGTAATACGATTCAAAACCTCCTTTTTTTCAGCATCGCCAGCTGTGAAAAATTGATAACGATTATCTTGGCTTATTATAAAGTATCTAAGTAAATCATCCCTTGTTATCCCTATTAAATCAATGATTCTCGCATTAGCGTCATTAACACTAACAAGTTGTTTATTCTGTTCACCATCTTCATACACTTCTACCTTAGCGGATTTTCCACCCCTATAAAATTTTCTAACTATCCCAAGCGTACTGTTCAAAACAGTATTTTCAAGATACATTTCAACCTCACAACTTTCGCTATGACGATTTATAAAAACCTCCTTATCAATATCACGCAAAGATTTACCAGTCAACGCTATTGCTATTGCTTCAAATATGGTACTCTTACCAGCGCCATTATTATCTGAATCGTCATCATCCCTATTTTCTCCAAAGATAACAGTACACACATTTTGATTAAATTCGTATTTTGTATCAACATGAGCAAATAGGTTTCTCATTTGTATATATTTCGGTTGCCACATATTAAATACTCTTTATTAAATTCAAACCATATTTCATAAACGCACCCTTAATTTGATTCTCAGAACAGAACTTCAAAAAGTCCTTTGTAATACTTTGCTTATTATAATTCAAAGCGTTTTCATCAACAGAATTATCAACCGCCTCTTTTTCTTCAATACTTTCAAATCTACATTGAATCCCTAACGCTGAAATGGCTGATAAATCCACTTTCGACGCATCAACTTTTTTACCTTGAAAAATAAACCTTATTTTATCATACTTTTCACCCTCATATTTCTCAAGTAAATTCCTCAGCGTCTCTGAATCATTCACATCTATTACATGTTTAATGTGTTTTGGAAATTTCAAAGGAATAAATTTCAAAGTACCATCTGTATATACAATAGTACAACCTTTATCAACAACATTTTCTCCAAAATCATTCTGATAAGCGGCTCCTGTGTAATAAACATTCTTACCTACCTTAGAAGCGTTGTGATAATGACCAACCAAAACTTTATCATAAAAATCTAACAAAGAAGGTTTCAAATCAGAAACAACTTCACTTCCATCATTATTACGAACTCCGTCAAACCCCATATGAGTAATCAAAACACTAAAAGCATCCTTACTCAAATCACCATCTATGTATTGCGCTTCAGAAATTCCTTGAACCCTATTAAATTCATCCAACCATTTTTCTTCGCTAAAATAAGGAATCATAGCAACACAACAACCTCCTAAAACCATACTAACACCTTCACGATGTATTCTCAAATTCTTATTACCGCGATAAATATCAACATAACTCCTATAATCATCAGGGTCAGTTTTATCATGATTTCCTGGAATTACATGAGTAAATATATTATTATCCGATAATGTATCAAGAATATCCTGAAATGTGGATAAACAATCAAGCGGCTGTCCACTGCGATTAGTAAAAACATCCCCGCCAAGCATTAGATAATTCACATCATATTCATGTGCTATCTTTATAACTTGGTTGAAAATATCTTTAACTAATTCACCCTTCTGTTTATCTATATGAATATCATTCAACAAGATAAATAACGGATGTGGTTTTAATACATTACTCTTCATCTTCTATGTCGTTTTCTTCATTATACTTAGCCTTCAAAGCAAGCAAATCAGACTGCATTGATTTACGAATCTTGGCATGTAGGACTTTCAAAAACTTGTTTCTATCGTAATAAAGTTGGAAAAATTCCCTTGGCGAACTCCATGATAATTTACCATTCATGAAAGTAACCTTCTTTTTACCTTCAAGTTGAAGAATCTTATGTTCCAAAGCATAATCAATATCATCCTGAGACAATATCACACCCTCTCCTAACAATATACGAATTTCGGTTGTTTTACGGCTGCCAAAATCATTTTTAACAACCTTAACCTTACTAATTTGAGCAACCTCCTCTTCACCAACTTTTTCCATACCCTTAATCTGCATCAAAATTCTAAGCGTTGGAATATAAGCAACCCATTCACCGCCAGTGCTTTTCTTAGTTGAAATACCCATACCAGTAATAGTATCATAAACATGATTAAGTATTACAAAATGTATGATATTGCTATACGCTAACGACAAAATGTATTTTGCAAATTTCTTAGCCTCTTTTGCAAACACTCCGATTTTCTCGTGCTTTAACTCATCAAGCGTTTCTCCCTTCTGCATTTTCTTTTCCAGCATAGATACATTTTCCTCCATAGTATCTCTTTCATTCAAAGATAATGTAGCACCAAGAGAATCCCATATAAAGAAAAATTTAGGCTTGCCCTTATTACCCTGCTCGTCATATATATCATTAACCTCGTCAATAATTTGTTTTACAAGCATAAACATTTCTTCTACAAAGGTTATTTTAACAATTAACACCTTATCTACATTAACTCCTATACGCCTTGCGTAATCCTTATTATCACGATTCTCACTGGATAGTATAACACATACAGCATCATCGCCATTCTCTTTTTGAAAATTAGCCATTGATTGTAATGCTATTGTTGTTTTACCTGAACGACTATTACCAGAAATCTCAACAATGCCAGTAGGCAATCCGAATGTTGAAAGGTTGAAATCTAAACTCGGTGAACCAGTATGAGCCCAAGATTGCATTGATGAAAAAGAATCTTTTTCTGAAAATTTGATAATTTTATCACTATCAAATTTTTTCACTAATTTGTCTATAATATTTGCCATAACATAATGAAATTTATACTTTTATATAAAAACGATGGGCTGAACCGAAATCCAGCCCCATACAAGTAATTAACAAATTCAATGTTCAACTAAAATTACTTTCTTGCTAATTTTTTACGAATATCAGCCAACGACACTTTTGACTTCGGCTCATCATCTTCTGAATCGTCTTCATCATCGTCAGAATTTTCCTTCATTGCGGCTCTAACGGCTTCACGCAAATCGTCATCGCTCATAGACTTCTTGACAGAAACATCTAAGCCTTTTTCCTTGATGTACTTCTTCAACTCGCTTCTGTCCATATCTGCAAATTCATCGTCATCATCGGAATCACCACCGTTGTTTTCATCTTCGTCTTCATCCTCTTCATCCTCTTCTGAATCCTTTGACGGCTTTTCATCTTCATCGTCATCGTCTTCAACCTGCTTCTTAGACTTCTTTGCGGGCTTCTCTTCAGGCTCGTCATCATCGTCATCGTCTTGATTCTTTACAGTCTTTTTCACAGACTTCTTCTTAGGTTTCTCTTCATCGCTATCGTCAGAATCATACTGAGCACGAATTTCTTCAACCTTTTCAAGCCAATCATCGTTGTCAAACAAACCAATCTCGTTTTCCTCATCGAAAATCTGAAGACCAGCCAACGCTCTTTCAAAGTCATTAATGCTATACTTACCAAGAACTTCATTCAAAGGAGTCAAAGTGCTGAAATATTCAAGTTCAGCATCGCTCAAAGGTCTTGGAACAGGTTTCTTAGCAAATGCTACATCGTAATAATTCTCACCCTTCTTACGATTAGGTGTCTTATTGTAACTCACCATGACGGGCAAACCCTCGTCAATATCGGTGAACGGGTCAGTTTCAATAGCCTCATCATCGTCTTCAGTAAAGGTCAAACGATTCAAAGCATCACGGACAACCTTACGGAACTCCCATAATTTAGCCTTCAATTCAGTGTCAGGCTGAACCTTATCAGCATAACAAATCCAACTGTAAGAAGGTGTAAGACCATCACGGCCAGTAAGCGCGTCAATCTTATCAGCATCGTTGCCAACAATCTTACGGGCAAACTTCATGTATTCGTCAATCAAATCCATCTTAGTGCCACCGTGGATAACGGAATCATTGACGCTCGTGCGACCCATTTCACCATCATTACGCTGGAATGGTAGCCAATAACACTTACGACGAATGTAGAACGACTCAACCCCAGGATGAGCAGGGAAAATACGAATCTTGATTGTTTTCTTGTCTTCCAGCTGAAGGTATTCGTTGGAACCAATACCCAACATCTTTTCATCCTCTTCAGCAACTCTCTTCAAACTCTTAACGCTTGTAGGTTTGAATTGGTCTCTCAGTGAATTTTTACTCATGATTTAATCGGTATTTGTTAATCAATAACTCTCTTTGTTTTCTTAATAACTATGTTGTTGATTTTTCCTTCTAACAACTCATCAGGAACTTCTTGATTTTGTATTGTTAAGGATAACTTTTCAAGTTTGCTTGACTTAGATTTAGCAGACCAAAGCAAAGAATTAGCATAATCTCTTGCTTTTTCCGCAGCAATCTTAGAACGACATACGGCTTGATACCCCTTATCCTGCATAACAGCAGCGTTGATAGCATCGACAGTCGGCTTTTTACCTCCGTTTTCATCTGCTAATTGTAAGGCATATTTTTCTTTGAGTTTTGCTTCAAGAATGTCTCTGTTCAACTTTACCTCAGAAACTTTACTTTCAGCATCGGCAAGCATTAAACCAATACGATTTTCAATAATAGGAAATGTAACGAGTTCACCAATCAAATTAGAATAATCTATTTTCAAGATGTCCTCAATATCTAATTCCTTATCGAAATCACCAATTGTTAATACATACTGCTTACCGTTGATGTTAATTACTTTTTTGTCCATAACGATTTAATTTGCTGGTTCATTCATTTCAAGTTGATTAGCGTTTATTCTACGAACAATTTCAAATACGGCATAATGAATCATTTTCATCAAATCAATCAATAAACCGCTTTTCTTTGTTCCTGAAGTTACATAACGCTGTAAATATCTGGCAATCTGATATTCGTTGATAAATTTACCGCCAATAGGATGATAAAGCATCTTTTTCGTATCAACACCCATATCCTGACCCTTAGCGTATTTGTCTGAATAGGTGCCGTGTATGTGTTTAACAACCATTCCTATCGCTTGTGCGACATTCGGCTCTTTTTGCTCTATTTCCGTCATCATTGCGGAAACTTCTTCAATAGTCATTTTCTCCATAAACAGAACTTTTTAGAATTGTTTGTATAGTTTCAATTAAATTACTCGCATCAATACCAAATCTTTGGTCTATAACTTCAACAACATCTTGCGCTGCTTTAATAACACTGTGGCGGCAATACATATATGTTTTTTCAAAATTCGCATTTTCTAATGCTATTTCCCTTCTGCAATAAAAAAGTAAAGCAAGCCAATCTCCTAACTTAACAACCTTTTTAACGCAAGGATTCAAACAAACTACCGCTGGTGCTAACACTTTATAAGCGCATGTATCCTGATAGGTATCGAACTCTTTTACAAATTCGTGTTTCACATAATCATCAATAACCTGACGAATTTGATTGCCGTTGAAATCATTATACTTAATTGCATGAGATAAATCACGCATAAAAATCGCCTCATCCCAATCATGAAACATCGCATGAGTTACGCAATCTAATTTGAAATTTTGAATTTCAAAATTCTTGCTACAATCAGGATTATTGAAAATATCTTCCAATAAAATCCTAACAAAAACGCTCACTTTGTACGAATGCTGAGAAACACTCTCTTTGTTAAACACATCGCGCTCCTGCCACTGAATAATGTTATCAATCCTTTTTAGATAACTACCATTTACAATTTTTTCAATCATAATATTAAATCTTTTTTGAATTACGCCATTCTTGTAATCTATTTAACGCTGTCTTACTCTCACTAATAACATAAATTTTTGTTCTATCATTTGAAAATAAACGCTTTTCATTTCTGAACTTGTCCTTCTGAGCGAATCCGTTTAATGCTATTATCCTACCCTTGTAATCTTCAATTTCTTCCCTATAAAGTTGCCAAATATCAGGCCAAATAGTGCAATTAATAATGGTATTATTACAATCAAGTTGTATTGTACCCATAACACCATTCTTAGTATTACTTTCACGATAAAACAAAAACTTACCAGCCAGTACAACCTCCTTCTTTTCAGGAACTCTTTCAAATTCGTTTTCATCTACATAAAGACTTACAAACCGCTTATTTGGAATCAAATCCTTTATATAGTTTTCGTAATCAATTTCACCAAAACCAGTCAAACGCTTTTGCTCTTGAATCCAAAATGCATTAGTCAAAGAATCGGGTGAATTATACGGCTCAGGTAGTTCAGAATCTTTTTTGATATCAATCAAATAACGCTCTAATAATTTCTTTCTATCACGCGGTTGTTTTATATCACACAATAAATCAAACGCTCCGCCAACTATCAAACCCTTGATAACAGTCTTATTCACCTTACCAGGAACTCTTGAAAGAAACTCATCGAAATCAAAAAACTGACCATGTTCGTTACGCTCTTTCAATAATGAAGCAACCGCTACATCACCAACACCCTTAATCTTATTCAAACTGAAGAATATTCGTTGCTCCTTGGGGTCACAAGTGAAATAATCGGTTGAATAATTAACATCAGGCGGTCTTACTTCAACCTCAACTCCAGCCTTTTTCATTTCAGCTAATCTATATGGTATTTCAGTTTCCTTACTTTCGCTCAAAGAAACAGTCCAAAATTCAAGCGGATAATTAACCTTAAACCACATTGACCAATATGAAATATAACTATAAGCAGCAGCATGACTCTTATTGAAACTGTAAGAACTAAAAGCGTTCATCTTATCCCAAATCTTCTTAGCCTCTTTTTCAGGACATCCATTGCTAATAGCACCTGCTATAAATCTATCACCCAACTCATTCAATTCCTTATGAGCCTTTTTCTTGATGTATTTTCTCGCATTTTCAGCATCAATAAGCGATAACCCTCCTAACTGGTGAATGATAGACATCATTTGCTCTTGGTACACCAAAAGTGAATATGTTTCCTCTGTTATATTTTGAATACCATAATCGTATTTAGGTTTTTTCCTTCCATTCTTAATATCGGCAAAATCTTGATGAGCGTTACTCTCCATTGGACCAGGTCTGAATAAAGCGGTCATAGCAATTAAATCCGATAATTGACTTGGTTTAACCTGACGACAATAACCCATCAAACCAGTTGTTCCGAACTGAAATACATCTTCACACCATCCTCTTTTGAAGAACTTAAAAACCTCTTTGTCGTCAAACGGAATTTGCGTAACATCTATTTTTGTGCCATAATGTTTCTCAATTAACTTCATGATGTTGTGTATCTTAGTCAATTGAGATAGTCCTAAAATATCCTCTTTCAAGAACAAAGAACTTTCAGTGTACTTACCCTCCCATTCACAAACTAAAAGCCCATCAATTTCCTTCATAGGCATTAGATTGAAAATATCGGTTTTCTCTCCATCTGAATTTTGTTTAGGTACTATTATATAAGCAGAAGGGTGAATACTTTCAGCCTTCGGTATCATCAAAGCATATTTGGTCAAATGTATTATTTCAGGATTTTCCTGAATGAATTTATAAAGCGTTTTAGACCTTGAACCAAATTCTATTAAATCACCCCAAGTGTATTCAATTTGGTCATCAATATCCTTTGTAACCTTATTGGTCAAATCAAACGGCAATCCCTCAACCTTACCAAAATCCTTTATGGCGGTTTTCAACTTCACACGTGTGTAAGTAGATACACTACAAGACCAAGCACTTCCGTATTTGCGAACAATATAATCCTTCACAGCGTCACGAGCAACTGGCTCAAAATCGACATCTATATCGGGTGTATCTTGATAGAATTTTTTAACCTTTACAGACCTAACTTTCATATCAAATACATACTAATGGTTCATATTTAAAATTCCGTATAATCATTGGTTGTTTTAACGAACAATCTTCACCTTGAACCCAATTATTGAAAATAACTCTCTGCAGTGAATTACTCAAATGTTTCGCTACATCATAACCATAACAACGAATTGTTTTACCATCAACTAAAAACAAAATTCTATCCGATTCCCAAATCAATTCGTATTTAACAAATGTATTACTTGGATTCTTCAAAGAAAATATTAACGGCAAACTCCGTGAACCAGTATATTTATATTCACCATTCTCAGACCAATGCACATTTGTAGTAGTTTTCCACGATGGCACTAAATACGGAGGCTGTGGAATAGTGAATCTAAAATAACTACTGCAACGATTACTCCATGATTCTACAATATCTATTTCACCGCATAATGGCCAATCTTTATCTGCTCCAACTAACCAAAACGATGGCCATAGATTTTTACCGCTTGGCATCATTATTTCTGCTGAAAAGTTACCGCGAAGGAATGTTTTCACAGACCTCGCTATTCCAACCGCAATTTTCGGATTATATGTTTTACCATCCCAATGATGTATTGTATTAGGTTTCTTCTCAACCCATAACTTCATTTCATTTTCACTAACCCAAATTTGACTTGCGTCATACCACATCCAAGGTTGTTTTGTGTGTATTAACCTACCACCTTCCATGGTAGGCTCCCACTCCATATTAAAACAAGTAAAATTCATGATAAATATGTTTATAAAACTATTGCCTTAACATCAATATCTAAATCATCCCAATTCGTTTCCTTAGAAACTTCAACAAAACCTCCGCCAACTATCGGAACACGGTCACCATCATTAAACTTATACTCAGAACCATCTTCCATTGTTAATGTATAACTATGGTGTGCTGCTATACGAGCAATATTCAAAAATCTTTCAAAATACAAACCATTCGGAATAGGGTCAACTTGAGTAATGTCCATACAATACGCTACTAACGAACCACAAACAGAACCACGACCTGGACCAACCATATATCCCTCAGATTTACACCACTGAATAATATCCCAAAGAATAAGTAAATATGAACACAAATCATTAGGAACAATGATTGAACATTCAAACTCTATTCTTTTCATATATTGCTCCATATCCTTTTCAGGAATCTTGCCAACTAACTTGTCATTTATACCCTTTTGAAGAACATCAAAGAAAAACGCTTCAGGGTCATCAACTTCAAACTTAGGGATTTTTCTATCTGAATTGTTGATACGGAAATTACATTGTTCTGCTAATTTATTTGTGTTTTCTATACCGACAATAATAGCATCAAATAAAGGCTCTACATCATCAAACCAATCGTCATATGAAGCAAGCGTATCTCCAACGCTTTTGAAATACTGGTCTTCAGATTCAGCATTAACCTTACCAGTAATTTTATTCAACATAGATTTTAATTCATGTTCTTCCGCATCAAGATAATAAGAATCATTAATAACAATCGGCTTTATCTTTTTACGATAATTGCATAAATATCTATCTATTGCTGAAAGATGTTTCTTGAAAAGCGTTTTAGAATTGTATTCAACTGTATCAATTTGATAATATAAATCGACAAAATGTTTCTTATACAACTTTATCAATTTATTAGTAGAATCTATATCACTACTAATGTTGTTAAAAAGACTTGCGGGTGGTATTACTGCCACTAATCCATCAGCGTATTGGAAAAGTATTTCATCGGGAATAAAACCCTTGTATTTCACATTTATTTCCTTGCTAATAAATAAAAGATTTTTCCAACCGACATCATTAGTAACGAATAACTTCAATTCAAATGTTTCAGGCATCACCGAACTATCGGGATTATAATTTTTAGCAACAATTACGGTTTCACCAATAACTGGTTGTAATTTATATTTATCGCAAGCCTCCTGAAACGCAAGTGTTCCTGCTAAGGTATTACAATCAGAAAGTCCCAAAGCCTTATATCCTAAAAAAGCAGCCTTTTGAGCCCATAATTTAGCATTACCGCTACCATTCATCATCTCATACTCATCGTGAACACCAAGATGAACAAACGGCATAACTAAATCTTCAGAACACTTACCAAGATATTTGAAATCATTGAATTCAGGTTTATAAATTATTTCGTTGTACTTACTCCTATCTTCTTTCAGCGGTGAATAATAAAACTTACCACCAAATTCAAATAGTATATAATCAACCTGTTTATTGTCGCATAATTCAAATTCTTCATCCGACATTATAAACCCGAAATCTTCATCAATAATATTACCGCCAAATGGATGTATATAAAGAAACTTACCTACACCATCAATCAAAATAATATCGGAATCGCCTTGCGATGACTCCGATATTATCATTTTGTTATCTGAAACCCAATTTCTGAGATTTTCGTCAATCATAACTTACCAATTAAAATTTCTGGTTTTGGTTCATCGCCTATTCTATGAGCAAAGAAATTAACCGCTAATGTACCAATATCCCAATTTTCCATTTCTTTACTTATAAGAACGCTGTAAATAGAATCCAAGGCAAATTTAGCGCAATCCTTCTTTTCTTCAGCACTGAAATCCTTAGCAATATCCTTTTTGTAATTCAAATAAATTTCAAGCATCCTATAAACGCAAGTAAACCATTTTGACTTACTAATCGTATCTGCTACCTCCTCTTCATTAGGCTCTACGCCATTAATTATTTTGGTAAGGTTTGATATAATTCTTTCAATCATAATATCAACCTCCCTCAATCTATTTCCAGCAATCTGATTATCGAAATCAATATCCATTGGAATAGCGACTATATTAGGAATTTCATAAAGCGTTGTTTGATTACCGCTTTCGTATTCAGATTGCATTGTAAACGCTATCTGATTCCAATCATAAATATGTAGGCTATGAGAATTATGTGTTTGCGTTCCAAGAGTAACACCAAGAACATTAGCCAAAATCTCGCTCAAAAATCCAAACTGGAAAATATTAGTAGGCAATCCCCAATGTAAATCATTACTACGATTCTGAACAGTTGTATAAAGTTTACCATTACGGATTTTCATTATAACAATATCGTTGCACGGAATATCCTTAGTAATAGTACCAAGGTCAAAATCAGGATTCCAAATAGCAAGAACAACCTGACGGCTATTAGGATTATTTTGAAAAATCTTTACCGCATCAGAAATTTGGTCATACCCTTGAGCAATGTGCATATTTTCTTCAACGAATTTGTCTTCAGAACGAACTCCCCAGTGACGCAAACGGAATCCGTATGGCGCGTGGAATACATTACCGTCATCCGAAAAATCGCCCATCTTTTTATTGAATGCTGTGAGAAACGAAACATCCTTATGACCCGCAAAAATCCACATCGCTTCAGCAAGTAGAAAAAACACATTAATGTTTCTTTTTTGTCCACCAACCATCCTTTTATAAGGATTAAGCAGCGTTGTTTTGAAATCCAAAATTTCTCTAACCTTACCATCACGACTTTCATCCCAACCATCTTGGTTATTGAGAATAAAATTGTTAATTCTTGGATACTGTTTAGCAAAATTCTCTGTTTGAACAAACCCATTTTCAGGCTCAAAAACTTCTAAATTCTTTTCAATCATATCTACTTCTTTTTAATTAAATTCTTTTCTTAAAAACGATGGATTAAAAAAGTGAGCGAACTCCGTTTGGAATCCGCTCACAATGGAAAGTATTGAACCAAGATTTACTTCTTGCTACCCTTTTTCACCTGCTTCTTTGCGGGCTTCTCTTCAGGCTCATCATCCTCCTCCTCGTCATCCTCTTCTTCATCGTCATCGTCTTCAGGCTCTTCAACCTTCTTAGCAGACTTCTTTTCAGCCTTGGTATTCTTGTCCAGGCTCTTTTCCATCTTCTTACGATTGTCGCCCAAACGCTTGTCAATCTTACTCACGAACTCTTCCATGTGTTCAATGAGGTCTGAAATAATTGATTCGATGTCTTCAAAGGTGACGGTGCGAACAAACGGCACTCCATTCCAGCAAATAGCGTATTCCACGCCAGCCTCATCCAATTGCTCCAACGACTTGGTGAAAGTCTGAAGATACATGTTACAGGTAATACTACCATCCTGCTGTTGAGTGCAAACTTCAAGTGAAAGGACTGAATGATTGCTATTTTTACCCCTATACTTGATAGTGACGCCGTTCATTGCCAACCAGCAATAATCGTATTGTTCAGTTGGGAAAAACTTTTCCAAGAACTTGAAGAACTTGCGGTCATCCTTATTGTTCTTAGGGTCAAGTTTCAAACCGCGCTTGCCGATTTTCTTCTCAGCCTTCTTTTCGGCTTTCTTTTCAGCCTTCTTTTCGGCTTTCTTTTCGGACTTAGGTTCAGCGTCAGCCTTCTTTTCGGCTTTCTTTTCAGCTTTCTTAGCAGACTTAGGTTCAGCATGAGGCTCAAGCGGCTCATCATCATCCTCTTCATCATCAGAAATTTCACGCGCCAAAGCATCGTTCTCTTCTTCTTCACTCATTTCGCCATCAGGGTCAACGAGGCTCTCAACCATGTCAAGCAAAGACTCAGTGTCTTCTTCTTCCATGCCGTCAATGTCGTTTTCAGCCAAGATTTTCAGCATCTTTTCGCGTGCTTCATCTTCGTTCTTAGCCTTGATACCAATTGCAACCAATCTTTCAGCAGTTGCTTCATCAATTTTTTTTGCCATAATTTTTACAATTTAGGTTGTTAATACTATTTTGATTAAATTCAGTCTTCAAAGTCATAAGTAGTGTAAACTTGATTCGCCTGATTCAACTCAGCACCATATTTCGCTATCAACTTTGCCTTTTGCATTTCGATAATATCTTGTGGTGTAAAGGGTTCATCACCCGAATCAATCACTTTTCTTTTTGCTCTCTTTTCTGATTTCTTGCTATAATAAACTTTGCTAAGAAAAGTTTTGTTGTAACCGCGCAAATAAAGTGAAAACACCATTCTCTCTTTTCCAGTCAAACCTTCTAATAAATCAACACCATTAACAATAAAGGTATTCTGCGATGTATTCACCTTACTCTCTTGATTGATTCCGTAATCAAAGTTGATATCATCAATTCTAACCTTATGGTTTTCCCTTGAAATCAACTTCATGAAATCTCTCGTTTTATTACCGCAAGCAGCATCAAGATAAAACTTAATCGGTACTGGTTTATTCGTACCCGTTTCACGATACTGTTTCCACCTACGGGCATAAGCCTTAATTGAAGTGTAAATCTTGATACGAAATTCTTGTAACAAATCTTCGTATTCCATCCCCAATTCTTCATAGGAGAAAATTTTACTTGCATACTTATGAGCCAGGTATTCGTACCTCTCATAAAGCATATCCGACATCTTTTTTTCACTCGTCATGGCAATCTTATTTTACGATTCGTAACTATTTACACCGCGAAATTACGAAAAAAAATAATACGGCAAAATATTTTTCCAAAAAATTTTTGGTTTTTGACGAAATTTTTTTATTTTTTCAATATTTTTCACGATTTTATAGCAAAACAATCTCTATTTTGCTAAACTTTGATTGGTTTTGAACCCAAACCAAGATAAAAAAATTCATCAAATAATTCGGCAAACATCGTCTTTATTGACAACAATTTTTTCTCCACCTGAATCTAACAGCACTAATTCATCGCCATTAACTAAATCAAGTGTATAAATTTCACCGTTATAAGAAAATTCGTTTCCAATAGTAAAATAATTTCTCAAATCCTCTTGATTCATTTCAAATTTCGGCTTACCATTTGAATCAAATAAAGATTCTTGAAACTCAGACATCTTCTTTTCACTATTAAGAATTGAATTCAAATTATTCCGTTTCGCTATCTGTTCAATCTTTTCAGCCTTAAATGACATCACCTTACGCCAATAACGCTTATTTTTTGGATTGAAATAAATTTTAGAACGGAACCAAGCAATTAAATACTCTTTTTGAACTTGAGTAAAATATTCAGCGGTTGAAAGTTCACGACTTTTTACACTATCGGTCATATACAAAACAATTTTACAAATACATTTATTTTATATATGTTAGTGTTTTATCTTTTCTGCTATACTTGAATTGAAATCCCTAACTGAACGAAGGTTTTTAAAAACATCAATAACTTCTTCAATATTACATTCGTCAATATCTTTTTTATTCAAAGCAACAGCGATTTTCGTATCAAAATATTCATCTAACAAAACACCATATTTCCTTATATCCTTAACAGCATCAAAATCATAAAGTAAAATCACCTTACGGATTTTTTTAGCAACTAATTTCGCTATCTGAACATTACTAATCTTTTTACCAAATGTACAAACCGCCCTAACAGAATTATCAAAGAATAAATTCAATTTCTTAGTAACCGCAATAGCATCAAACAACCCCTCTGTTATTACAACCACTTCTGTTTCATTTTCAACAATATCATCGTACCCAAATAACAATTCAGAAAAATCAGTATTCAAACTATTAGAATAACGCAATTTATCACTCGGAACATTCTTACTACCATATCTACCAATAAACCCTCTAATTGCTCCATTATCATAAATAGGTACTAAAACATAATTTATATATCTTGAAACAATAGCAGTTGAACCAAAACGCCAATGCTTTATATCTTCCATATTTATTCCGCGTTGTTGAAGATATGGAGGAATATAAGAATAAACCCGAAATCCAGCTGGCATACGGATTTCAGGCAATTCTTTTATTTGGGCAATTTCATTGCTATTCTCAACACTTTGTATTTCTCTTATAGACTTAATCTCATCTTGATATTTAACACTCGGTTCACCCAAAAGATAAACCTTATCAAAGTGTTTTAATAACTTATAAATATTACCTTGCTCACCACAACGCTTACAATCCCAACGCTGAGTAATCTTGTTAATATAAAAATGCTCTGCTTTGGAACAAAACGGACAAAAATCTATTATATATTGCCCACTTCTCGTTTCCTTTTTTACATTCAATAAAGAACGCAAATCAGCGTCAGAAATTCTATTATCAAGCATTTTTCAATCTTTTTCTTTGTTCTCTTAACCTTGCTGACTCAGCCATTTTTTCTCCTTGTTTCCTCTGAAACAATCTTACCCTTATTTCCTAATCCTATCTTTTTCCTTGTTTCCTCTGAACGATGTTTACCATACATAGGATGTTTTTCACCTCTCAAAATTCTGTTCTCTGAAACAATTCTACCTTTTGCGCTTGAGATATTTTTAATTTCTATTCTTCACTTATTTTCTCAAAGTGTTGACCTATATAGAACGGCTTACAACCATCCATCTTATATTTAGCGACAATCGTAAATTTGTAAATAATACCTATCATACAGCAAGAATTTAATTCTTTATAACCGCGAATAGGTCATGTTCAAATATTTTAGTCGTCATCATCCCTATTCTTGCCGGCAACATCCCAACCATCTTCATCGGCAATCTGTGTTGTTCTAACTCTATCGTAAAAGCGTGAATATGAAAAATTATTACAAATATGTATAATCTGACCACCAGCGTGTTCTCTTGCTTTATCTACATAGATACGCATAAATTGTTCAGCGCGTTCATCTGAAGTTACATTCAAAGTCATAAAACCATCGGTTGGTCTAATCTTACCCTTTGATTCATTTAGATTAAAACGCGAAAAAACATATTCAGGGTCATCAGTTTCTTCTTTACTCGGTGTATTAGTTTGAGTTGCTGAATGCACTACGGCATTAAATTCCATAGCAAGTGTTTTCATAGCCCTACTTAATTTCTCCTGACGAAAACGCTCATCACCTACTCCATAATTCTTTCCATCACCTAATTCAGCCAACTCCAAATAGTCTATAAGTATAACATGAATCTTACCAACCTTCTTTTCCAAATCCTTCAACTCTCTTCTCACATCAACAATACTTTTACCACCCCAATCTTCACAAGACGAAACATAAATATCATTCTTCCGCATTTTTTCAACTATCTGCTTCAAAGCCTTTTCCTTCTTCTTACCAACCTCACCCACTTTCATATCACGATACAAAGTACCAGTCCAAGCGGCATCATATCTATCTAAACATTGCTTTTTCGTACCTTCTAATTGAAAATGAGCAACGCGATAACCCTGACGCGCTGCCGCTATACCAAGATGTACTAACAATTGAGATTTACCAGCACCTGACGCTCCCATCCAAAGTACATATTCACTACTCTCAACACCACCATCAAGAATTTCATCTAATTCATCAATCATAGTGGCAACTTTGAATGTTGAATTGTAATCGGTATTTCTACGCTCTGCCATTCGATTATCAAAACCGCCAAACACTGGTTCAAACGATGCATCAAGAATAGAAAATTTATCTAAGTCCTCAGCCAAACTTACAAACAATCGGTATGCCTTTTCTTTTTCACCCTTATTATAAGTTTCAACCAACTTATCATTACTTTCCAAAAACTTCATCTGTCTAAGATAGTCTTGGAAAGTTGAAAGTATATTATTATGGGCTTCAACTTTATCATCAACCTCAACATCCGCTATATCAGCAATCAATTCTAATACACTATCGTTTTTTACAAATTCCTGCTGAATCTGTCCTATTGTCGGAACTCTACCGACTTTATCAAATTGACGCGTTGCCCATTGCCATAACTTCTTTTCAGATTCTTGTTGAAGGTAACTATATTTCAAATAAGCCTTAACAATCTCAAAAGTAGTTTTTCTTGATAAAGCATAAGCAAATAATTCTGTAATAAAGTTTTCCGATAATCTATCTGTTGCCATGATAATTCTTATTTATAACCTCTTAAACGATAAACATTAGGCATGTTATTTTTCAACATTTCCTTACATTCATCCTTATAATCACAAATAGCACAAGCAGAACTTTTATGAAGATAAAGCGTTGTATTAGCCTTACACCATAACAAACCTCTTTTTGTATTCAAATACTCGTGTTTAAACTTTTCTTCAATAGGTCTTACTCTTAATAGTAACGATGTTAAACGCTTGGATTTCACCTTCCTTTTTATCACATAATCCTTTTTCAAAGAAGATGTAACATAAAACTGTCTAACTGAAGAAGGTAAAGCATTCCAACGCTGTATCGCTGCTGAACCAAATATCCAACTAAAACGAACATTCATGCGTTGTGTATATTGAATATCTGGATTAAACCACGATTGTAATCCATATTCAATATATTTTCGGACTAACTCTTCACCAATAACAACACCCTTATCATCGTAATATTTACACCAAGCGTTCCAAGCATTAGTATCATTAGCATTACAACGATACGGCTTGGAACGCTTACCCTGAACCTGTGTAAGTAACTCTATGAATAAATCAACAGCGAACTTGTATAATTGTCTTCTTGTCATAAGGTAAATAACGGTGGGCATTAAAGCGACTTAATGCCAAACCATTTCCTTACCCAACATTCAAATGTATATAGGTAATCCTCATCAGTAACATCTAACAAACCAACATTCTTTTCTCCTATTTCACTAACATATGTTTCTAAACGGCTCTCAGAATGTTCACTGAAATATACATCGTAAATATCAATGAAATCTATTACCAAACTCTTTACCTTGGTTTCAGTAACTCCTAATGTACGACCTTTTTTCTGAATAACAGATGAAACCTCCAACCCCTCATCTACTATTATTATCACTTCACATTCAGGCAGCGTAACACCTTTTTTGAATATGTTAGACGCTAAAAGAATACCACCGCGTTTCTTATGCAAAAATTTTTCCTTTTCCCTATTTCTTTCCGCTTGACTATTTTTACCACAAATAAACGGAAAACCAACCCGTTTTGATATAACTTCTCCATGTTCAATAGATTGGAACAACACAAGCGTTTTCAACTCTAATTTGTTCAAAATACGGATTATGTTAATCAAAGCATTATTTCGTATATCTGATTTGAAAATCAACCTATCTCTCAGAGTTTGATAGTCATCATCTTCAATATCGTAATCAATCTGATTGTGATTTACTGCGAACAAAAAGACTTTATAATCAGACAACACTTTACGCTCACGCAATTCCTCTTCTGTAATTGTATAGATTATATCACCACTCCATTCTTGTAATTTGATATTCTGAATCGGTGTTTCGCTTTTATATGGAGTTGCAGAAAGAAGCAGCAAATAATCAATATTTTTACACATCTTATACAACTTCAACTTTGAATCCGAAACATTATCATGTATCTCATCAACAGATAAAAACTTGAGATTTTTCAGATACGCTTTTAGATTTCTCTGCTTAACAGCATCATGACAACGCTCACCAAAGGTTGCTTGTATAGTCTGAATCATAGCAACAGTTACTCTCTTACTTGTATCTACATGACCAGCCTTAATTTCACCAACTTCAATCCCGTCATATCTTTCAAAAAACTTCTTTATATCATCAACAGCCTGATTAAAAAGCGTAACATTGTCAACGCAAAACAAAAAGTTTCCATCATCTGTATCCAAGAAAATTCGTAATATCTCAGACATAATAAAGGTTTTTCCACCACGCGTTGGTACTTGAATAATTCCAAATCTACGCTTGTAAAACGCTTCAACAGCCTTAGCCTGATGAATGTATTTACCACTCATCCTATCATCAATAACAACTCCATCGGGTAAATCAAAATCATAATCATCTACCTCATAAGGAATATTATTATCATTCAAATATTCGATTACTGTTGGAAACATACCTATTTTGAAAGTAAGTTTTTGTCTATCGAACATTGTAATGGTTTGCTGATAAGCATACGGATTAGGATTCTTGAAAGTCAACGCTCTGGAAATTGCCTTAATTCCATTATGCGTTGAAAGTGCAAAACTGTAAACAAAATTGTTTATTCTATTTATCTTAACATCAATCATATTACAATACAATTAAATCAACTCCGAATGTAAACCAAAGCAAATCATCTAAGGCATCAAGCGTATCAACGCCGTATTTTGTAAAGTAGTAATTCAATTCATCAAACCAAATTACCAAACATGCGCCAAAAAAATCTATCATTTTGTTTATTTTTTAATTTTCTATGGGAGGAATGTAGATAAAGCAAGAGTTTAACCCCCTACCCCCTAACGCAATAAGATTGTATGATTTTCTTATGGTACGGATGGCTTGGGTTGTGAGTAGTTTACCCCCTGTTATCCTGGCACATTGCCCAAGCGTTTATATAAACTATGTTTTCGGAATTTATCATTTTTGAACAAATTTTATCTTTTGGTTAAACACGCCTATGGTACATCTTTGTGGGATAATATCATCTTGTTTAATTGCCCAACGAATACATTCACCTAAACATCCGTTTATTTCTTCACTCCAATTCTTATACTCATCAATAACCTTCTGAAAATCGGCTATATGATTACCATTAAGAACGATAAACATAACACCAATTCCATCAGCTCCAGGAATTACTAATGCTGTTGTTTTATCGTATGAATTGAAATTAATGAACCAATCCGCTTCTTTGAAGGATAGCGTTGTTTGTTTCATCTTAAAAAGTTGCTCTTGTTGTGCAACATACGCTTCTAATTGTGGTGACATCATCAATTAAGTTTTATAATTATAAATATCTCGGTTGATTTTTGAAGTTTGTAATTGGCAGACAGAGAATTTATCAAGCATTACATTAGTGCTAAACAATTTTTAACCCGTGATTGACTTCCGTATTATCTATTTAGTAGAAAACATTGCTAATAGCATATTACAAAGGATTCAACCACATTCTTTATTTATTAGGCTTTGAAATCCGATATGTAACCTAAGAAATGCTTCGCTCTTGTGACGCAAACATATACTAAATTCTTTTCTTGTTCTGCTTGCCACGGAATCCTCATAGCACTTTTCAGAAACAGTTTTTCAGGACACAATACAAACACTCTATCGCTTTCCAAACCCTTACTCTTATGAATTGTGCTGAGGCAAATACCTTGACCGTTTTCATCCTTGAAAATTTCGGTAATATGATTCATAACCTCATCGCATGTAGTCAAACCTTCAGAAAGAATATTAATAGCATCAATCTTATCTTGATATGTTCTGTAAATGTCGCTATCTTTTGCCTCCTCGCTTGTGCAATGTGTTTTCTTTATAACCCTTTCACAAATCTTTTCCAACTCCTTATCAAAGTAAGAATAGCAGTCAGCAATGTTTTTCTTATTAGTCTTTTTAATCATATTGATTAAATTAACTCCTATATCTCTACCCTTCACATAAGCCTTAACACCTGACGAAATATATTGAATACAAAGTTTCACAAGCGGCGCAGTAGTACGGCAAAGAATCATATCACCATCTTTAACATCCGCTACCTTAGAATTCATTTCAACCACTCCGTTATCAGCATTATCTCTTGCCTCAATTTGAGGAACATATTGCTTTGCTAATTGTATAATATCTTTATCACAACGATAACAGATTGAAAGCGGTAATTTAGCGGTATGTGGCAATTGTCTAAGTTTGTTGAAACTCTCTTCATCAGCACCACTAAATCCGTAAATGCTCTGCATTCTATCGCCTACAGCAATAAATCTACCAGTTTTAGATTTAATACAGCGCAAAAACAATTCTCTTTGAGCGGCATTCAAATCCTGACATTCATCAATAAATACCCAATCGTATTTCCACATTCTCAAATCCAAAACAACGGGTAAATAAATCATATCAGTAAAATCTATAATGCTTGTGTTAGTCTTACCCCACTGAATAATATTCCAAGCAATTTCACACTCATTATCAACGATAAACATTTGAAATTTGAATGCTACATCATCTAAATCATTTATATCATTGCAAAGATTAACGCGACCAAGGTCAATCAACTGTAAAATATTTCGCTTCCAATCTTCTTTTGCAGATGGACCAAAATCGGTACTGGTCATGTGGAACTTACCAGATTCAATTCCGCTATTTAGGTATGATTTATATTTTGTATCATCAATCTGAGAATGAAGATAATACATCAACTGTTTTGCTCCAAGACTGTGAAGTGTCTTAATATCGCAATTAGGTTTATTCCCGATTTTCTTTTTGCAACTCAGTAACAATGCTTTTATTGAAAGCAAGAAATAATATTTTCTTGTCTTCGGGAATAATATCTATTGCATTAACAATTGTTGTACTTTTACCGCTGCCTGCAACAGCTTCTACAACCGCATTGCCCTTACAACTCTTGATGAATTGATAGACAACTCTTTGATACTTACTTGGTTTGAATTTCATAGTCGTTGTTATTTTGATATTATAAACTTTGCTAAGTTTTATTTTGCTGAGTTTTTCAATGCAAAATTAGATAAAAATTCAATACAAAATAAAATTTCGCCAAAAAATTTTTAATTTTAGCAAAAAAATTATCCGTCGTATGGACGGATAACTTCAAACATTCATGATTAGATTATTATTTTCTGAAAGTTCAATCAGTTTCTTTTCTTTCGGAATACAATAAACAAAAACTATTTTTGCGTTTATTTTTTTAGATAGTTTTTGCCAATTATTTGCGAAATTCCTAAACTCAGCAGATGTATATAATTCGTAATTATCAATACAAACACACCACCATCTATATGTTTTGTTGATATTGAAATCTAAATAAGCGTATGATATTACACCGCTAAATTTTGATTCAATATTTTTTACGACCTTATAAACAAAACCGCGTTCATTCATAATCAAACTCCAGTATGTCCAAATCCACCTTCACCTCTTTGCGTATCGTCTAATTTGTCAACATAATTAACAAATGCTTTAAGATATGGAACAACTACTGCTTGAGCAATCCTATCACCCTTATTGATTTCAAAATCTTCATCGCCTCCGTTATAAAGGATTACGCCAACTTCACCCCTATAATCAGCATCAATAGTCCCAGGAGCATTCCAAACAATAATCCCCTTTTTCAAAGCCAAACCGCTGCGACTGCGTATTTGCATTTCAGTACCTTCTGCTAATTGAACTTTAATACCAGTTGGTATCAATTTTCTTTCGCCTACCTTTAAGATGATTGTTTCATCGTTGTTTGCTCTTAAATCCATACCGCTACTTTGAGGTGTAGCATACTCTAATTTTTGACCTTCGGTAATAACCTTAATTGTTGTACTATTTAACATAATTATAATGATTTAATGCTTAAAGTATTAACCCTGATAAAATAAAAACAGGCTGGAATTTACACCCCAGCCTGAAAAACAAATGTATTATGAATAACACTTACTCCATTGCATCATCATTAGTAATTATCAAATCATCAATAGTAAGACTATTAGAGTCAAGAAATCTTTTTATCTCAACGACCTTTTTCTCACCATTCATTTTGAAATACTCATGATGAATACCGTTGTTATAAAGATACTCACGAAATCCGTTATCAATGTCAGCAATACGCTGAGCCTTGATTAAGACTCTTTGAATCCAATCATCGCATTCTTCAAGCCAATGTTTTCCGTTTGTACCCTCTCTAAACAAATCCTCTTGCCAAGGTTTGATTATAGGTAAATCACCCTTAAATGGCAACAAATTACTCGGATTTTTTGCTCTGATATAAGTCATTGTATTATTCAGAACATCAAATAAATTTATCTTGCCTTCCATGATTCTTACTCCATTGATGTTATTACCTTACTTCTGTTCAATATCACATTAAAGCCATGATTCCAATCATTGCCGTTGTGAATATAGATACCATCATATCCCTTCATAGCAGCATAAATACCAACGACTGACATATTGTCGCCGCTATCACGCAATCCTAATCCTTTAACTTTGCTATAAATATATGAATACAAGGAATCACTAACACTGTTCTGCATCGCTTGCTTCAAATCAGCGTCAATCTTGTAATATTCCTTTTCTTTGGTATCAGCTTCAGCCTGAGCCTTAGCAGTAGCATCAGTCGAATGTCTCAAAGCAAAATCAATAGCCTTTTGAACTTTACCTATACAGTTTGTTTCCATAAAGGTCTTAAATAATTCTGCTTGATAATGATATGGTGAAGTGATAGCACTTTTTCTTCGTATAGCGTTATTTTCCCAAGATTCTCTTGCTATTGATTCTCTTTGACCATTGATTTCAAATACAACAAAATCCTTATCAATCTTAGCCTTACCGCCATTCTTAGTAACCCACTCAACCATCTTACCAACTACAAAGTCATCATAAGAAGGATAATCAAATTTACCTTGAGCATTACGATTTCCCCAATCGGTATTATCGATTGTGTCATACATCTCAGCAATAGCATCTTCATCATAGTGCATTTTCTTACGCACTGTATCTTGAATAGTTTTAGATATATTCTGAAGAGCAAGTTTTGCGTTTGTCCATTCACTCTTAACAGTATTCAACTGTTTTTGTAAAGATTGAATTGTAGCAAACAATTTTTTATCCTTCAATTGAGGAGGTGTAGCCTTAATTTCGTTTATAAGGTCTTCAATATTTACAACATTCGCTCCCTTTTCCCAAAGTATCTTCAAGACACCTTCATCGCTACTACCAGCATAAGAAAATGCATCAATATATCCTTGAGTTGATTTATAGTTAGTTTGCGTTGAATGTAAATTCACATCATCTTTGCGGTCATAGTCATCAGCCTTAGATTGATACCTAATCCATTTGTCGTTTTTATCATCCGTATGGGCATAAATACCCTGTCCCCAAATTCCTGCCTTTCCATAAAAACAAACATCGTCATAACGGAACATATCAGCATACTCACCAGCGGTTTTACCGCCACCTGAAGCATTACCTCTTAACATTAATGGCAAATCAGCCTTAGCAGCCTCTTTCCAAAAATCCGCTTCTGTTACAACTTTTGGTCTCGCATCAAATCCGCGTAATTGACAAATCCGTGATAATATAGACCAACCGAATGTTGAATCTGTATTAGTCAACGCTCTATCTTTTTGACCACCGCACATCTGAGCAACTTCATTGAAAACATCCTCTAACTCATCATCCTCTAAGGCACGATACATTTCTTGCTTAGGCATGAGTTTTCTCGGAGGTATCTTACCTGCTTTAGCAGCGGCCAAGGCAGCCTTACGAGCAATATTAGCATTGATTTGGTCACGAATAGTTTTCAATCCATCTATTCTCTGTCCAAAGATGTTTGCTAAATTATCATCCCCCGATTCTTTCAAGAAATTAACAATATCATCACGCTTAGCCAAAGCGTTATCAATCTGTTGAACAACATTTTCGTCAACAAGATATTTTGCTAACAAACTGTTGTAGTTCAACATATCTCGGTATGTACGATTCACATCACCATCAAACGGAGGCGACTTTAATTCACCCTTAGCACGAAACGCTAAACAACCGCCATTATCAACCCTAATTACATTACCACCAGCATCAATTAAGCAATTGTCGTTCATATAAACATCCCAGTTAGCCAAAAGAATGTCTGCTATAAAGCCTTCAGACATTTTAGCAAAATCTCTACTATTAGGCTGTCTTGTTCCTGGAATAAATCTGCTTAAAAGTTTCGGGTCATCGGTATCAGCATCATAAAGTTCATAATCAGGAGTGCGTTGACCTAAGATGTTATAAAGCATATTGGCCACATACTCTGAACGGATATGCTCAGCATTTCCCTTCGGATTTATAGACTTATCAACACGCTTCATTACATATTCATTACCCTTAACATCCTTAACGAGTTTAGCACCTGTTGAACCGCCTAAACGCTTAACTTCAGTAACACTCGCTATATCTACTGGGAATAATTCATTAACCGCACTCTCAGCAGCCTTAGCAGCCTTATCATCAAGCGTTGAACCCTTACCGACCTTAGACTTTTGAGCGACATGCCATCCGTAATCGGTTTTACTACCTTGTTTGGTTGCGGAATAAATATAAAGAACGCCATCAACATATTTAGTTTGACCAGGAACTATTGCTTTCAATAATTCTTTATTAGGTTTAACACCATTAAGTTGGTCAAATAAAGACTTTGATACTTTCTTATCATATTCAAAATTACCAACAAGATTCTCTTGTAACTTATAATGATTACAAGCCTTAATCAAAATATCAACAGAGACAATGCCCTCAGAATATCCAAGGGCAATTGTCTCCAAAGCCTTTCTGCTCTTTTTCATAATTTCAGGCTTTTGAAATTATTAACCAAATAAAAGCGATTCAGCTTCAGCAAGACTCATTTCATCATCAAACCCCTTCTTGGTTTCCTCCTTCTTATTTTTCTTGTCTTGCTTTGCTTCTTTTTTCTCATCCTTTTTCTTTTCTTCTTCAGTACGCGGGTCACCAAACAACATAGCATTTTGAGCCTCCATACCATAAAGTGCTTCATACGAACCATCCTTCTTGGCTTGCTCTATACGCTTCAAAACACGCTCTTTTGTTTTCTTCATGTTTTCGTTTGAAAACTCGCTATCCTCATTAGCCTTTTCAATATCGTTGTTTTCGGCTTTAATGATACTGAGAGCAGTTACTTGCCACGGCAAATCTACACCTATGTTACCCTTACCAGTTCTAATCACCTTTGAACCCTTCCATCTTGGAGCAACATGTTCTGCAATATTCAAGAACGCTCTTGGAGTGAATTTAGCAGGGTCAGCATCACCAATATGTTTAGACATATAATTGTAAATATCCTGACGGAAATCTTCAATCTCTTCATCGGTGAAATTCTGTTCTTCAAATGTATTCTGACACTTAGGTAACGCCATAGTCATATATCTGTTAGCAAGTAATTCCATTGTTTCATTACGGGTGAAACGAATATCGCTAACAGTACCACGACTGAAGATTGCGGTAACATCTTCATTACCTGCTTGCAACTTACCAGAATCCTTATTAGTCATGATTATAATCTTACCTCTCCAAACTTCCTGTTGACCAGTATCGGGATTGGTAAATATTCGATTGCTTGGTTCACCATCGTTGATTTTCTTCATCAACGCAATCAAATCCTTTGATTTAGTGATAAGCAATTTATCGGAATCATCGAAAACTAAGATATGAGGTTTCTCATTACCATTGGAATCAATATATGTTCCGTTATATTTAGCAAGCGTTCTTGTGAATTTCTCCTTATCTTCAGCCTGCTCGTTTGAAAGCATTACATAACCCCAATCTCCGTTAGACGGGTCTTGACCAGGTTTTAATTCAGGTAGATTCAAATGCTTAGCAACAATCTCTTTCCAACCATAGGTCTTACCAGCACCTGCTCCACCAGCTGATACGAATAAGGGTGAAACATCGCTCTTTGCCCACTCATACATATCGCCATTAAGCATATCAACTTTTTGAGTAGCATTAAGGTAATACGGAACAAGGTCAGGATTTCTTTGATAATAATCCTTAAATGTATCATAGCGTTGACGACCTGACAAAGTATCGGTATGAAATATTCTCTTAACCTTGTCTGAATTGTCGTCAAGCCATATCGGGTCTTCACCATCATCAAATTCATCGTGCATAATTGCTTCATGGTCCAATCCCTTCCAATCGTACACCAATTCAGCACCCTCTTCAGGATTCAGAGGCTTTGACTTAGCATCCTGCATTTGCTTTTCATAAGCAACATCCTTCCAAAAAGATTCAAGTGTACCACGAACATTAATTTTATCTTCAGGAATACCACGCGCCATTGCTTCTTCATAAGCAAGTTGACGAAGTTGATACCTGGCACGAACATCATTCAAAGTACCAAGTATTTGGTCATCAGTACGATTTCTGTAATTAGCACGAGTTTTATTGATACCTACCTTAATTCTTCCAGTATTGCTTTGAGTTTCATAATCCTTAATCTGATAACTATTTACTGGAATTTCAGGCTTCTTTTTCTTGTATTCAATAGTGGGTTTACGAATCGGGAAAAATCCATCTTCCAAATCTTCACTAAAAACCGACTCAGGGTCATAATCATCACGCTTTTTCAATTCATTGAACGCTAATTGACGAAATCCCTTGTCTTGGTTTTTGTCATTAACAACCTTAGCCAAAGCCTCAGTTGAAGCATCCTTAGCGTATTCAGCTAATTCATCGGGTGTCATATCTTCAACCTTCTTATCAATTTTCTTAGGCTGTTGCTGTTGAGCGGTTTGTTTTCCACTCTTCTTAGCACCGTCAGTAGAAGGTTGAGTTTGTCCTTGATTTTGCGATTTAGGTTGTTGCTGTTGAGTAGATGTAGCGGCTCCACCAGTCTTGCCGGCATCACCATCTTTTTTCTTCACAGGGCGCCAATCAAATTTTCCAGGCTTATATTCTGTCCACACCCAAGGTTTTGACGGGTGTGCATCACCAACATTATGAGCCTTTTCAATTTCATTCTTACGCCACATTGGTTTACCATTAGATGTAAAACCCTTACAAATGTATTCCACATCGTTTACGGTCTTAACATCACCAACTTTTACTTGTTTGGTTGTTTTTGTCATATTATTAAGAATTAGAATTATAACACTATATGGATAGTATTATAGTTGTTAATGGTATTCTAATTCTGCCATTTGATTGGTAATTCAATTCCAAAGAAATTTGTCATAATATCTTCGGATATTTTCTTCACATTATCTGAATCAACACCTTTTTCCAATTCTGCCTTGACTAATCGTTTACCTCCGCGACATAATCTAATTATTTCTTCGGCATTTTTACGAGCATTAAATAATTCGTTTACTATTTGGAAATTTTCTTTCGTTTCTCTCAAAAAACGCTTTGGTGTCATATCAGCAATAGCGGATTTCAAAATTTTAGCAAATTGTTTAGGTGTAGCATCCCACGGAATTATTACAGCATTAATACTCTCAAACAATGGGTCATAAACATTGCTATTTGCTTTATCTAATCCTCTGTAATCCCTTAACACAGGATAAGCACCTAACATCATAGCCTCAATGATAAAGCCGTTTATATGAGTACGACAATATTGAGCATAGTGAGTTGCCCAAGATGGGTCAATAGCAAATTTAGTATTCAATAATTGTTTATAAACATCGTCACCGCTCATTTGACCTCTATAATCCATACCAAATGTTAAGGCTCTATTCCATAAACTAATTTTACCATCAAGTTTATCTGGTAAATTAGGGTCACGCTTCTTACTGCATAAATAACATGGTTTTATTTTATCTTCACTGGTCATGTAAGAATACTCTATGCCAGTTCCAGCAACCATACAAGAATAAGTTTCATCACCCTTATTAACATACGGAATAGCGGCAATTAACTCTTCCATATGTTTCATAGGCTTAAACATATGAGCAGCAAAGAAATCTGTTTTTCTGTCATTAAAAGAAACAACAGGCATACTTGCGTTTTTCTCTATATATCTTGGATTCAACAACAATGTTCTTCTTATACCAATTTCAGAACAACATTGATAAGCGGCTAAATGAGCGCAACCAAGAAACAAAATTTTCTTTTTCAATGCAGTTACATTACTTGCTCTTATATTAAAATAAGCATCGTGAGTAAGAAAAACCTGCTTAACAGATTTAGGTAAATCAAAAAACTTCCACCAATAATCAAATTTTGTACCCTTCTTTTGCCATTCACGGGTTTTAGTTGGCATAAAATTCCAAAGAATAATATCTACATCTGAAACAAGTTTATACCAACGCTCCACAGCATCAGAATCAAATACGCAAATTTTATTACTCGGTGGCAAAAAATATCCGTAATAAGTGTTGAAAAAATAACCGCTTGATTCATCAAAGCAGTAACCTCCTGACTGAGAATGGGGAACTATCTTGCGTTGATATTCCCCACTCTTTATGGATTCAAACTTACTCTTGTATGCACTTTCTGTAATACGATTAGGAGCAAGTTCAACAATATCTATATCATGACCCAATTCCTTAAAGGCTTGAATCATCGAATGGATATATTGAACTATCCCACCTTGTTTTGCTATCGTAAATGATGATATTAAAATTTTCATATTAACTCGGTTTTCTCACATACACTTCTTCAGGTAAATTCTTTTTGATATATCCTTGTTCAAACCAAAGCAAACCACTTTGACTCTTATAGAACTTTTTAGCCAATTCCCATTTAATATCGGCAAAATCCTTAACATCATAACTTTTATACAATACAAAATCATGAAGTTGTTCAGCGACCTGCGCTTGCGCTCTACGCTTATATGAATGCGGAAAATCACGATAAAAACGCAATCTCACACCATCTTTATTCGCAAACTTTCTTTCAACGCAAATTCTGATAAATAGATGAAACGGATGTCCAATACCCCAAGGCAAATAAATAATACTATCTTCATTTTGAGAAACAAATTTTTCAACAAACTTATTTACAGCATTCTTTATTTTAGACATCTTTTCTTCGCCAAAATAAGAAATCATGAAATCATGTCCATTACTTTCGTTCAAATCCTTATTATGTTTATAAAACTCATAGAAAGATTGGTCATCAAAATCTACATCTAAATGATTCCAATTTTTTCCGATAAACTGATAAAGTTTTTCATCCTCACTTATTCTTTTAGCATTATTCTCAACAGTAAGAATTGAAACATTATGTTCTGAAAGAACAAGATGACCAACGCTAAACAAAGCATCGTCAGAATGAGGCTGGATAATCAGATAACTTTTTTCTTTATTACTTTTCTTCATGTCTTTATGAATTACTTTAATTTAAGAACTATGTATATAAAAACGATGCGGCTACCGCCTTTCAGCATGTAGCCGCGTCTAACAATTCGCAATATTATTAACTTTGATACGAACTAAATGGTTTTAGTTTTCTTTTACTTCGCTTCATCCACCTATCAAATACTGGCTTAGGAGCAGCTGTTATACGACCTAATCCCTTCCAACCTTTTTCGTAATTTGATAAATAAGCAGCCTTTGCTTCACGCATAGAATTAAATCCATACATTATTTTATGTTCATCAAAACTACCATCTTTATTAACCTGGTCAATAACATAAATCTTACCACGGAAATTATCTAAATCAGCATTATCGTTGATAAACGCATCAATATGGTCTTTATCCTTACCGATTATTCCAAGGAAATATCCATATGTATTATTCATCGTAATACTCCAACGCTTACCATCCTTATCAACTCCGCTTCTTTCACTTCCCTTTGGATTCTCAATCACGAAATTATAACCTCCGAATGATACATGACCCTTCTTATAGTTTCCAGCCTTAATTTCTGCTTCAGTTGGTTCAGTATTTGTTTCAGATTTAGCATTTTCTAAACGCTGTTTGAAACTCTCTTTATTTAATTCGTCATCGTCAGATTTTGTTACCTTAATATCTAACTTAACACCTTGTAACTTTTTATTTTTAGGTTTATAGACCCTTGGTTTGGTAAATGATAAGGTTTCTTCATCCCATTCCATATTCGGGTCTTTGAATCGTATATTACAACGACAATAAGGATGTATTGGAGAAACAGTTGGCAACCAATCTGCTACTTTTCTACCAATATTATTTCCATTTTCAAGAACATCCTTTAACTTAAAAACAATCGGCTCACTATTTTCATCATCAGGGTCTTTTAGATACAATTCACGACAATGTTTACAAGCACCCTTTAAGATATCGAAATAAACTTCAGCATCTTCTCCATGTTCTCTGTAAATAGACCTTGCCCTTCCGTAATTATAAGCATTCTGAAGTACATAATAGGAAATCCTCAAAAAATCTCTTTCCCAATCATCTGTAGCATGACCTATTTCAGAAGCCATTTTTGCAGCAGATTGACGGAATTTCACAGCATCAATAGCCTTGTTTTTGATTATATTCCTTATATTATTCTGTGTTCTTAAATTTGCCCGTACAACGATATTTTTAGTGCCTTGTATAATCTTACTGCCTAAACCACTAATGTCGTTGTATGACTGGTTTTTAACTTGCTCAAGCACAAATTCCTCTTCATCCGTAAGCGGAACAAACTGACCTGACTTGATAAACTTCTTGAATTGAGCATAAGTCATATTCTTTGCTCGTTTATCATCCATTGCTTGTGAAAGTAAACCAAATAAATACGCTTGTTCTATTATTCCTTGAGAATTTGCGAACTTACTTAAATCAACTCCATGAGCAACAAGAATAGCCCTATCAGTTGCTAATAGATAATTAACACCCAACTGTTTAGCGATAAATGTTAATTGATGTTGCTGAAGTATAGCAACAATATCATCAATTTGTGCTTGAGATAAAACCATGTCAAACTATCTTAATATCCTGCTGTATCAACATTAGAATAAAGAATCATCTTTGTATCATCAGATGGATGAACTGTAGCGGTAACACCTAAATTTCTACCTCCGTCAAAATCAGACAAACCTCTGTAAAAATCACGAAGGTTGCGATTATTCTTATTATTAAGAATAAGATGTAAACCACCTGAAGGTGTTTCGTAACGAGCAGCCACCTTAATTCCTAATGCTTTCAATCGTCTTTCTGTTTCATCCCAAACATTGACGGTTTTACCATTAATGTTTACAATCTTATCACTCGTTGTATCTATATCAAGCAAAACTCTTAAACGCTCATTGCGCCAATTTGGTCCAGTCTTAGGCATACCATAAAGTATCGCTTCAGCATTCTTAACTCTTGGGTCATTCGGGTCTGAAAAGCGGCTCTTAAATTGACCAATGTATTGATTTACTTGACTCTGTTTTCTGCTATTGATAGTTATGTAGGCTCTTGCATTGTTGTATCCGCAAACCTTCATAATATCGTCTTTCAAAGATTCTAATTCATCAGTGGAATGTATCAGCCAATAATTCAAATATTCAGCACCCGAATGATATGAACCCTTCTGTCTTCCCTCTGCCTTCCATTTATCAGCATCTGGTTTATCCTTATTATCTTTCCAACGCTTAATTATCTGAACGAAATAAACATCATCAGAACTTGAAAATTCCATGTAATCTTTCAAAGAATCGAAATTATCAACAACCTTCTTATCTTGATAAACAACATCAGCTTCACGCAATTCAGATTCGGTTATACTGCTTCCATCTATCGTCATACCTATATCATCACCATCGTAAAACAGACGCCAATGCCTATTAGGAGTGCGACGCAACAGCATTTTACTTTTATCGGTAAATCCCTTATCAATATCGGAAAAAGCCTTTTCCAAAGCCTTTTTACCATGAAGACCATTGATACCGCTACCACGAACAACTCTATTGTTTTTCAAAACATGCCAATCAAATTTTCCTGGAGCGTATTCAGTCCAAACATAGGTCTTTCCGTTTTGGAAAAATAAATCACCGACATTATGAGCCTTAATTAACTCATCAAACATTATATCGGTATCAATTGCCTTTAATATGCATTCAGCCTCCTCTTTATCGCTGATAGGTATTTGTCTAATAATGTCATCCATTTTGTTTAATATTTTCAGATGTAACTTTTGCTATATATTTCAAAACATCGCCAACAGCGGCTGAAAGTGTATTATTCCAATCGCTGATAAAAGCATTTTCATACCCAGTAACAACTTTATGCGGACTTGGTATGAAATGAGAATCCTTATCATGATTATGTTTAGCCATATCAAAATTTTATTCCAACATCGATTGTGTAACCAAACTTATCATCCATTCTTAAACCACTGATTCCTATTAAATATTTTTGATACAAATCTACGCCTAATTGAATCTTATTAGTCTTCAAATCAACGGATGTACCAACCATACCATAAAATTGAACAGCTGGAATACTTACAATTTGCCTCTCTTTTTCAATAACTTTTACTATTGGTCTAATTTCAGATGTTACATTAGTAATTCTGTTGCGTGTAACATCTAAATTAACTTTGAATTTTCCAACAGTATCATTACCAAAATTCAAATCATACTGACGAATAAGATAATAGTCTGAAAGAATCTTTGAAGTATCCACAGCGATTTCTTTTTCAACAATGAGTTTGAAAGTATCTGTTTCATGAACTGTAACTGGCTTAGGCTCGTATATGGTATCATGAATAGGCTCTGCCTCTTTCCATTCGGTTTTTATAACCTCTTTTTCAACCTCTACAACATCAGCACAACCCTTACCAATAAGAATGCCTACAAGCATACTAATTGCTAATGCTACTACGGTTGCTAATGATATGGTTATCTTTTTATTCATTTTCTATTGGCTTTATTTTCAATTTTCTTTCGTATTCACTAACCAAGTTTTCAAGTTGATTTATACGCTTCATGCTTTCACTATTCTGTTTAGCACTTTCATCCTTGAATTTGTTATATTGGTCAAGTAATTCTCCGTATTTCTTTTTATCAATTTCACGCTGTCTTTCGTAATCTTCACGAATCTGATTTAACTCACTGCGGAAACTGGAAACTATCTCGTTTGACAATTTCCGTTCTTGTTGCATTTCATTGTAAAGATTATTGTATCGTTCATTCCACCAATCATCCTTACTTTTCATTTCGTTATTCAGAACATCGTAACGATTTTTCCAAAATTCATCGGTTTTTACATCTACATCGGCTTGTTTCTCTTTTACTTCAACATCATATTTCTTTTTTTCTACAAAGTGCATAACCACTCCATAGATTATACCGCCAACGCCAAATAAACTGCTTATTATTGTAATTAACTCACTGTTCATTGTTTCCATTTCTTCGTCTTGCGCTTAATTTAGCTAATTTACTACTCTGTTGATACTTGTTATAATCGTAATTGCTTCTCAAACATCGGATAATTTCATCAGTAAATGAAGAAACTATCTTATCAAAAACCAATTGATAACTTTCCCAATCTGAATCATTATTTTTGGTACAAAGATAGATTATTGTTTTTGTTGATGCGCTAACTTTATTGAAAAACCTAAACCACTCTTTATCATCCGATTCAACAAATTTGAAATCACGCCAACGAATCTGAGGTGTAAGTAAATCTAATGCATTACTGAGATTATAAGCGAAATCACGACTAATAAACGAACATTTGCGATTAAGTGTCAATCCGCAACCATCGCCTCCTTTATCTCTGAAGAAATCTATCGCAATTGCTATTCCATATGTATTATGTTTTGAAAATCGTTGTTTTAGACAGCAACTTGATTTAGTTACAACCTCAACACCTCTTTTATGCAACTCATCCTTTAACGCTTCACGAAATTTTTTAGCAGCGACATCAAAACATCGTGTTGTTAAATATACAATTTTACACATAATCAAACCCCTTCATTAAAGTATGTTTGACCAATATTCATGTTGTTGTCTCAATTCGTTACGATGTTGTATGAATAACTCCATGTCTTCATACGGGTCAGGTTGATTCATCAATCTCGCTTCATAGGTCTTAATGATACGATAATCACCATCAGATAATTCTTTTTCAATCTGTTTGATATTTTTATTTATACCAAACAAATCTTTTTCCAACTCATAGTAGTTTTCAATCACATCGCCGTTTTCTCTGAACTTACCAACCAATGTATAACCAGTAGGAATTTCTCCATCAAATGGTATTTCAACAATTTCTTTGAATGAATCAAGTTCAGCCTTCTTAGATTTATACTTATCATCAATGATTTTCCTACGCGCTACCTTTACAACTTCTTCATCGGTATAATCTTTTGTATCCTTCAAAAGAATTACATTAATGATATCATCAGTAACTCCATTTTGTTGTTTTTCTGAAGCGTAATGTTTATTCAATGCTTTTAATTCCGATTCATAATCAATCGGAATCATACCGTTGTTTTGAATTTTTCCTTTCATAACTCTAATTATTTAATGATTTATTAATTTACAACTCCAGGTGCCTTCATTATATTGCAATCCACGGAAAAAGAATCCAGGTCTGAATATAAACATAAACAAATCACCTTCAGTACCTTGAATTGACGCTGCTGTTGAACCATTACCTATTTCTATTTCAGCACCGCTTGATGCTTGAATATATAATCCTAATCCATTTGCTTCTACTGAAACAAAGAAAACCATTTCAAAATCAGAATCAGAAACTGGCGGTAAATACAAATAAGCAACTCCACTATATCCATAACTCGATACAACTCTTACAAACGATTGACTTTCACTCATATACAAATAACGACTTGTATCTGAAAATGTAAATGTAGCTTGCTTAAAATGCAAACTTCTTAATAACGCTTTATTTGAATATAATCCGTATAATTTTCTATATCCTCCAATAGTAATCATACCGACTAATGCCGCTCCAAATGAAGATTGACTCCAATGACTTGTATCAACACCATTTACAAGAAATTCTGCGCCAAAGAAATAATCAGCATCATAATATTGAGAATAATTATCAATTTGATGATTATATTGAGATATTTTTCTTGGTTTTATTATTAAATCATCTTGTTCTAAAAAATGGTCTTCCATTTGAATACCGTCATTACTTAAAGAAACTCTAACTGTTTCTTGGTCATCAACCTCACCAATTTCTAATCTACCAGCCTCTATTTCAAAAAGCGTATTATATTGACTTTGTTGTATTTCTCTTGACTTTAATACACCATTAGTTATTATACCAAGTTGATTCATTCTTCCAACTAATTTGGAAAATGCAGTATCAACTGTATCATTAGCAGCAACATCGGGAACAGTACCCCAATATGAATATGGAGCCCATCCTGCGGATAACCTTAGAGCAGCCGTTGAACAAGCAACGTATAAATTAGCGACCTTCTTAACCAACTTTTGAATAGCAAGCATTACGCTATCTGTAGCGTCAACATTGCCATCACTACCAGCTGGATTGAAATTTATACCAACATTGATGTTATTAGCATACTTCAGATTTCCAAACCATCCGTAAATATCTTGAAGAATACGATTAATGCTCCAACCAACAACTGGCGCTGTCTGAGTAACGGCTGATGGCGTAATAGCAGCAGGTAATCCCTTACCATATATTTCAGCAGCGGTAGTCTTAGAATCGGTATATGTCTTGGCTTGTTGCAAATAGTTTTGGTTATCTAACGCAACATTATTTATATCTTGAACCAAAAGTTGAATATCAGTTAGATATTGGTCATAACCCACAATTCCACCCGATTGATTCAAGATACTATTTATGTTTGCGCTGAAACTAAAATAAATTCCATTATTCCAAATTATGCTATTATTAGCAACTGTTGAAATAAAATTAGAAATCTTTGATTTCACCCAACTCCAAACGCTTCCATTCTTTCGTCTAATAACAACATAATCATTTGTTTGGTTTAATGAATTTTCTTCTGTAAAGGTAAATTCAAGCCTACCAGTTGATGTATTCCAAACGCCAGCATTACCATCAATATAAAGATTAGTGGAATTTATGTAATACTGAATAGCGGCAGCCAAATCGTTGACTATATAATTACTATGAGTATCTACATACCAAATCTTAGTAGATGTTAAAGCAATCGCTAATGTACCAACATCAGTAAGATAGAAAAACTTACCTATTGCAATACCAGTGCCTTGAGCAATAACAGTCAAAGCAGAAATGGTACTATTAGTAACAGCCTGAGGATTCAGAGCAATCCAGTTACCAGTCGTTGTTTCATAGATACGATGTATATTTTGCGCCGTATCATACCAAATCAATTTTGTATTAGTAGGAGCAGTTGCCGCTATCCATAATGCAGCAATTTGTCCTATGTTAGTAGTTTCTCCTAATGGCATAATTTTTACCCTTTATTTATTTCTTGTTCTAAGTAATTTTCAAAAGCCTTTACGAAAACATTGCTAACGGCTTTTTCTTCATTTTCTGTATTACCCTCTTCGTTTTCTTCTGAAGGCTGTTCCTCACTCTCGTTTCCACCACCCTCGTCATTGCTTTCGTAATCTTCAAACGGATTCCAATTATCATCTTCTTCACCACCCTCATTTTCGTAATCCTCAAAACCTCCTCCAAAGCCTCCTTGCTGCTGTTGCTGTTGCATTTCCGCTTGTTTCTTTTGATTATATGCTTGGAAATAAACTGAATTTTCAATAATATCTCCAATATCATCAATCTTCTTCATATCCCACTTTTCACGGATTTCATTCACAGTAGCAAATGAACCGATTTTCTTAATATCCATATCCAACTCTTTTTCAATCGTCATACCATTCAAACCCATAAACACAAATTCATATTCAGGATTGATTTGTTCAACGATATACTTATTAAGTTTTCTTTGGATAAATTTCAAAATAGGATACAACCCCTTGTCTTTTGAATGTTGTAAACGCTCTGCTTGAGATGCTTCATAAAGTCCTGAATTTCCAGCTGAGCGTGAAATGTCCCAACCTATTTCCGTGGGGTCAATTGAATAGATAGCACAAGCAAGTTTTATCAAATACTCCATCCAGGAGTTGTACTCCATATCGCGGTTATTCTTTTGCAAATCTATCCAATCAACATCCGCTTCTACTACTGGAGTTTTCCAAGATTGCATAACACCTGAAATCATGGCTTGCCACTGTTGCTTAAATTGTTGCATAGCCTTTTCATTCATACCTCCCTTAATCCTTAACAATCCCTTCGGTGCTGAACCTTGACTGAAGAATCTACGATTGTATTCATCACCCCAAAGTAATGATGTAATTACATTAATCAAATCTTCTAACTCACTACATCCGTAACCATTAGCGTTTATCCAAGTTGATGGATTTCTAACACCAAAACATAATTCCCAAGGATAGAATTCATTAACAACCGCGTTTTGATAAACCTGAACATATTGAGGATAATAACCATTTATCTTTTTATTCAAGTTATTCAAATTTTCATCAGCGTAAACTCCTGAACCAAGTCTATGAAAGAAATCATTATCATAATCAGACCTAAAAGCACTTTCAGCAATTCGGAATGTTGAAGCATCGGTTGCTAAAAAATATTCAAGTTTACCCCTTCTATTCCTTATACATTCAAATGTCATTTGGTCAAATGTTAAGGAATCTTCAACAATCTTTCTTATAAAGGAATCAAAATCATCACTCGTCCAAGAATTACTGCCTCCGCAATTAAGAATAAAATCCGTAATAGCATTAGCAATTTTTCTATCCTTATTATCCATCTTTTGTTCAACACCTCCTATCGGTTTCTTTCTGATAACAAAACCTGTATTGTATCTATCAGCCTGAGGCTCTGCAAAGTCTGCTATCTGATTCTTACGGGTTTTGATAATAGAATTTATGATTGGCGTTTTCGCCATTCTCCTGAGAGTGGTGTATGTAAGTGAAAAGATTTTATCCTTATACCCTAAATTAGCACTAAATTGCAACGGGTCTATCAAATAAGCCTTTGCTTCATTACTCGACTTTTTCTGAATCCTATCGACAACTTGAGCAGCCATAATCATATCCGTTGGATTATCTGATTTAGCTGCTTTTTCTATCAGTCGGAATCTCTTAGCCATGAGTTTCTGCTCAGCCATATCTACTGCTTTCAATTGGTCTGCGTAACTTGGCATTTTACAATTCTATTTATTTATACTTTTTCAATTTATATCTGAAACACTTGTTTATTAAAAATAAAAATCGGCAGAACACGAATGCCCTGCCGAAATCAAATGAAAAATATTCTCAAACAAAGGTATGTTTACGCAGAAACTAATTTTATTTCAACAGTTAGGTCTGAAACAGTTGCAGCATCCGTAACGCTCACAGTACCCGATTGCGTCGTATAACCTTCAAGTGATGCTTCATAATCAACAGAATCACCAACCGCTACATCACCCTCCCAACTTAAACCGCTTTGCGCTACATTATCAATTTTCAAAGTAGCACCTTCATTAGTAACAGAAATGCTAACATGTTTCAACTCTACCAAAGTAATACTTTCTGTAATGTTAGACGAACTAACAGTCAAAGTGTCTGATTGTGTAACATAACCGTTCTTTGAAGCCTCATAAGTCACAGATTCACCAGCGTGTAAATAACCGACCCAAGTCAATCCAACAACCCGTTTTCCGTTTATTTTCAGAATCGCCCCAGTATTGCTAACAGAAACAGTAACTGTTTTAATAGTAGGTAGTTCACTTGTAATAACATCGGTATCGTCACCGTCTTGAACCTTAACGGCAGAAACAGAAATCAATCCCATAGCATCACTCAAAGCGATTTTATCAAGCAACTCTGAGTAATTCATTACCAAACCAGCGCGTATCGGCAAATCACCAATTCCGTTAGGTTTAATTACATCAATAATTGTAAAATTCTTTACCTTAGACGCATCAGCATTGGTTTTTATGAAGATACTTTCAGGATTTCCGTTTAATGTAATTTGAATTGCAAAAACTTTCATAATGAATAGATTTATTTGTTAAACTTCTTACTACTACTCTTTAATAATTGCTAACATTCCTCTTTTGCATAAAAGATAGCGTTTTCAATTTTCTTAGCATCTTGAATATCGAATATGATAAAACGAGTTGATTCATTCTCAAACAATACAATAACCAAAGCGTCATCGCCGTATTCATACATGTCAGCATTATTATCAAAACTAACTACAACAGCATTATTTTGACGCAGATTATTATAAAATAAATCAAAAGCATCTTTTCTAACAGCATCATCCAAATCGGCTGATGATATGTATCTTAACCGATTTGGTGATGTATCAAGTTCTATGCTTACTAAGTTGTAATCAAATTCTAATTGCTCAGGCAATTCACTTAATTTCTTACTTATCATTTCAAACCTTAATTAACAATCAAACTTTTTGTCTTAGGCTCAAACTTGGAACGCTGTTTTCCTGTTTTTATAGTCATCTTCCAATATTTTTGGAACTCACATAACCACATTTCAATCTGATGAAGAGTAATGTTACAATAATCGGAAAATACATACTCACGCTTATTCTTATCCCAATCAAGATAATACATCGGTTCACCCTTTTCCTTAGCAATATCACTTAACTGCTTTTCAGCTTCATCGCGTAACCAATATATGCCCTTCTTTTGTTCCTTTATATTTGGTAATGAAGGATAAATCAATCTTATTCCAACGCTCGCACCTGGACCAACATTAGTATAATCGTTTTGGTCAAATTTCATAAATTTCCTATTCGTGTAACGCGGAATATATGTAAAATCTTGATAAAATTCATGTGCAATAAAATCTGCAACAGCGGGCATCTTAGTCAAGAATGAAATAATATCTTCAGGATTTTCCGCTTTTAACACAGTCTTAATTAAATCAGGAAGGCGACGATGTAATTCAGGAATAACTACACGCGTGTAGCAATAATCTCGTGGTTGTCCTGGGGTTGCTTGACTGTTAATTAAATAAGCGGTGGTATAAGGATTCTGACCAGTGCTCCGTATGCCTGCAATAAAGCGGCTAAATTCATCTTCATCGTATTCATCATAATCAGGTATTCCATTTTTCCAACGCTTAGCAGAAATCAATTCATTGGGATTCTGAACTTGCTTCAATCCGCTTTTCACAGGCTCTCCAAACAAATCACCTTGAATACCATTAGCGTTTTTAGGTTCAAATGTAAATGTTTCAGGACTATTAAAGAAACGGAAAACCATCAACTTCCAAATCAGATTTCTTAAACTAAGAGAATCATCAAGCAAAATGTTTTTAATTTGCCATTGACTATTTCTATCTAATTCACGATAAATATTAGTGAATTTATAATCTCTCAAAATCTCATTTTTTGTCCAAGGTCTTTCTTGTTTATCAACAAACCTCCGCTTCCAAATACACATTCTTTCATGCATTAGCCAAAAGAATAAGCGTTTGTTTTCTTCATGAACATCAATACTGTCGTCAGGTAACTGATTAAAAAACGACCAATTTGCAAACATTTTTGTAGTAGCCATATTAAAATTCTTTATTGTATAATCTCATTGTTATTTCTCGTTTTGCTTCAACATTCCCCTTCTTGTTTACTTTCAATAAAACATCCCTTTTCAATCGTCTGAATGGTCTGTTAGGACTATCAACCAATTTCATTAAAGATGGTATAAATGTGCAAACAACTTTTTCTTTGAAGATAGGATGAACATCAATTAACGGACAATATGAATTTCCGCGCATTGATATAATAACAAAACGTTTTTTCTTCCCGAAACTTGTTTCATTAGTAACAACATCACCTATCTTAAAATATCTCCAGGGATTATCCATAGCATTAATCTTATATAATAAGAAACTATGCTATAAAAACTTTGACCGCCAATATTGCTATAAGCGGCCAAATAAAAAAAATGAAAAATTACAAGAATGTTTCTGATTAAACGAACTTGAAAGCAAGCAATTGACGAACATTAAGTTCAACACCCTCGCTATCTTTCAAATTCTTGGACACAATTTCGCAAGCCTTAATATCGGTTGTGATATTACAAATCTTACGAATCTGTTCATTATACTTGCAACGCATCTCAGCCTCTTCAGGAGAAGCAGGAGCATTCTTACAACAACGCTGCTTATAAGAATCGGGTGAGAATGAAGCAACAACGCTGATAGAAGGATTATTTTCAGGAACCCTTGTTTCATCCCATTCGTAATACTTATAAGGCATTTCAATATGCAGTTCACCAGTCCAATACTCTGGAACATCATGAGTAGGAGCATCACCGCATTCCTTCAACAAATTTTCAGCCTCAGTTTTCGCAGTAGCAAGTTTAGCATTAAGACCAGGAATAACAGCGGTGTTGATTTGTTCCTTAATTTCCTTACCAGTCTTGCGGAACTTAAACTTGGTATCATAACCGCTTAAAGCATACAGAATATCGGATTTTTCTAAGCCTGAAACTTCAGCGAAACCATTGATTTCAGTATCAATTGCTTGCATCTTTTCAGCCTTTTCGGTTTCATTGAAAGAATCGTAATTAGTAGCCAATTCATCAATTTCAGCCTTCCAAACATCCAATTGTTCCACGCCAATCAGGTCAATTAACTCAGCCTTTTCAGCATCTGTCTTCTCATCTTCATCCTCTTCAGAATCCTCATTTTCCATTTCAGTTTCTTCAGGATTTTCTTTTTCAATTTCTTTGCCGTCACCACAACCCTTCTTCATCTTGTCGTCATCTTCTTCAAAGTCGTCATTTTCTTCGGCTTTACTAATGCCAACAGCATCTTCAGGATTGTTGAACATTCTAATAATGTTTGCCCTTCTTTGGGCAAGATGCTTCTGAAAAGCATCGGTAACGCTTAAATCTTTGCTCATAATTCAAAATTTTTAATTAAGTTATTTTATCATCATACCATAGAAATCTTCCAATGTGTATGACTTCTTATAACTGTAATTGTTTTTCTTGTTCTTTATATCGTTCAACATCTTATGCAACAACTCTTCATTGATACCATTATATGTTTCAAGATTCAACCAAGTCATTTTCAAATTAAATAAAACCTTACCAAGCGTATCTTCATAATCTAACTTAGCAAATTTTGAAAACCTATCAGCAATCCACATAGCCATTGCTGTAAGAGTTGTTCCTTCTTGTGGTTTAGTGTATGGAGTTATTGAATTAATGAATTTACGAAAACCAACATCACCAATTCCGTTTTTAATCTTAGGTATATTATCAGATTTATCACCCATCAATGTTTTATATAAAACAACCTCAAACGGAACTGTTGGTTCAACCATAACATCTGATTCCATTCTCTCATTCCAATACACCTCTCTATCTGGAGTACAGTAAAGATGTAGATTCTTTGAATTATTGTTGAAAATTGCTATGTTTGAATTCATGATTTGTCTTATATCGGAATCACCAGTAATGATAATACAAGGCTCATCCAAAACTTGATTGAAGTATATACTCCAAAGATAAAGCAAATCATCACCTTCAGCACCTGGAACGCGGCTAACGATTAAACCCTTCTTTGTAAAGAACTCTTCAACATAATCTATCATATTACAAAATTCTTGATAATACGATGCATTCACACGCGTAAGGGCATATTTATAATTGTCATAGAACTTATATCTCCAGGAGTGTGAATCAATGACTACAACCAAACTATCAGGCTTCTCACTAAATTTCCGAACTGAGAAACATAGGTCAATGATAACTTTACGCAGAAAAATTTGTCTTTTTTCTTTATCAAGTAATGCTTTGATTATTAACTGTTCGTTTTCTTCTTGTGTTTTTTTAGCATCTTGATAATAAGTTGACCAAACTGCGAATGCTTTATGTATGCAAAAATTGCCGTCCACCAAAATGTTATTTTTTTTCATTTTTACATTTATTTGCATTTATGATTAAATGTTTCTGCGATAAAATTCTTTTCGTCTCTTCAGAATGATGAAATATCCCAACCTTACCAGCATTATGGGCTTTATGAGTCTTGAAATACTCCTTTTTACTTTCAGACATTTTTCTTCTCGTCTCTTCAGACACCTTTCTTCCTTTATTAGCATTGCTTATTTTTCTTCTCGTCTCTTCAGATAAATGCTTACCATATATTGGATGTTTTTCTCCCTTAAAATCAGCATGATTTTCTGATATATGCCTCCTATGCTCTTCTGAAAATGTTTTTCCCTTGTTTATTTTTGACCTCTTTTCTTTAACATCTTGTCTTGAGCAATATTCTTTCATTTTTTGCGATAAGTTTTTTCTCCTCAACTCTCCATTTTTTCCAGTCCAAGATTTTTTAGCGGCAATACTCATATTCCTTTTACCTATTTCAGACCTTTTAGCACCCTTTCTGCCTAAAAGCTGTTTAATAACTTTATCGGCAATATTCGGGTCTTTCATCGGACTTCCTGAACCGAACTCATTAGCGGTGCCCCATAAGATGTTACAACCGCCTAATCTATATGAATAATGCGCTTTCTCTTTCTTAATAAAATGTTGTTCAAGAGCATCTAATGCTTTTTGAGAAATATCCTCTTTGGCATATAGAACTTCACGCTTAATTAAATATCGCCACTTAAACGGATATTTTATCCTTAATTCTTCAATGAATTTCAACCAATTTTTGCCACTTCCAATATAAACAGCATCAACTGATAAGAATTCATCTAAACTATTTCTTTCCCAATGTTGACCGACATAAAATGGATGATGTCCATAATACTTACAACCTCCTAAAATACTATATTTATAAATTATTCCAATCATTAATTAAATTACTTAATTCATAAAACTAATAGCTGTTGAATATTATATTCCAGCGATTTTATATAACAAATTTATCCATATTTCACTATTTATTTTTAATTCCTACTATAAAAAAACTATGAGCGACCTGTGAAGGTCACCCATAGTCCGTCAATAAATAACCCTTATTAAAGTCTAACCCAGTAATTTAACAGTTGAAGCGGCACGCTTATGATTTTCTTGTATCGGTTTATTTATATCTGTATTATAGCCATCACGATAACCTCTTTCACGACTATCACGAATACCAGCGGTGAAATTCGTTTTTACTGTTCTAACACCACCCCATTTATCATGAACATAATCCGTAATCGCGCCATCATTGCGAATCGTCAACGCTGTAATCTTAGCAGATAATTCAGGCTCCTGCTTTTTATTACGCTCAGCGATTTCAGTAAGTTTTCTATTCAAACCATCCACTGCTCCAATTAAATAACCGCGTTGATAACGGTCTTTTGAACACTTACGAACAGCGAAAATATATTCATCAGTTTCCTTATACTTTTTGAATTGTTCGGATGAAAAATGAACAAAACGCTCTGAAAGCATATTAAACATCCATTTAACAACCTCAATATTCTCACTGTTACCTAAAAGAATTAAGCGTTTGTATGAATTACCATACATATAACAACGACAGAAATTATGTTTACACAAACAATTCCATAACCGATATTCCCAAACACCGCCAATTGATGTATGAGTGAATCCTGATACTATGCATTCCTTTATTTCGTTAGCTGATTTCTTTTGCTCATCTGTACCAACTTCTTCCATTGTTAAGTTGTACTTAATAAGCAACCTCTGAATCATTTCAGCAGCGGCAGCGGCTTCACCTTCGTTGTTGATTTTTGTTGCGCTATTATACAACCTTTGTAATTTACGCAACTTGTCTAATACTTTTTCAATTTCCATGATTTAGATTTTTACAAAGTTCATTTCTTGAAGTAAAAAACTTTGCTGCGTTTTATTGATAAAAAAAGGAAGGGCTTTTCAGCCCTTCCTCACTAAATATTAACCAAATCCTAAAATCCAACCTTATTAAGCGTTTTCGCCATCCCAAGTATTTACATACATTCGCGGGTCTGTATCTGAATACATGCCATCCCAAGTTTCCTTATTCTATTGCGGATATTGAAAATCAGATGGAGTGGTAAATATCCAACCGTTGATTTCATACTGTTCTATATCAGCCTTAGCAAGCGTTACAACATAAGATACTCCCAAAGCACCTACTAATGTAGCCTGACCATTAGAATCTGTAACGGATGTATAAGTATATGAACCTCTTTTTATCTGTATAGCGGTATCTGCAAGAACATTATTATTACCATCTTTAACAGTAACAATTGATTCATCCGTACCACTACCATCAGCAAACACTCTACGCAGAAGATTGCCGAATTTTCCGAATCTACCAATAAAAGATGATAACATAATTTCAGAAATTAGAACATTATATTGAAAGAACCATCAACGATTTCAACAGATTCACCTTCATTGATATAAAGGTATTCTGTTTCATCAGGAGAAAAAGCCATACCATCACCATCAGCGCCATAAATACGAATATGACCAAGCGTTGCTCCAACATTCTTTACTCGTATATATCCGCTAACCTCTTCAGGTAACTTACCAGCTGATGAAAAATTCTTACCAAATCCTAAACAAGCAATCTGTTGGGATGACGCTGGAACATTCATTGATTTCATAATTCAAACTTGTTTAATTAAACTTCTTTTTACTTTAATACCTGATAACAAAAGTCCAACCCGTGAAGAGTTGGACTAATGCCATACATAACAGGATTACTAACTAATCAAACTATCAACTTACCAAAAAATTTCACAGCATCTTTCTCGTTATCAAACTCTTTATCCTTACCACCCTCTTTATCTTCATAGACAGACCAAACCTCGCTACCATCATTATCCTTATAGCACATAGCCTCAACATTGTAATCACCCTTGCTATAAGTAACTCCGAAATTGGCGCCAACCTTATCCAACATCTTTTTAGACATCTTGTTTACACCAACTCTTGGACCATACTTACTAAAAGATTCAGCGGTCTTAGATATTTGTCTCAAACCATAATCTTTTGCACTTTCCTTGAAGGCTTCAGTTTGCTTCTTAATTTCATCCTGAATTTCCTTTGCTTCCTTTTTCTCTTCAGGAGTTGCTTTATCACCCTTCAGGCTAATAACTCTCAAACGCTCAACCTTGGGGTGATTATTAGCAGGATAACCGCTTGAATCAATCATAAGATGTTTTTCCTTATAATGCTGTTCATAAGCATCATCCCATTTAGCGGCTTGTTCCCATTGTGTTTCATGAACCTTACCGCCACGGCTACCCTTACCTCCGTATTGCTTACCAACTCTTCCAAGTTTGCGATTCTCTGGAGTATCAGCGTAAACACCCTTCTCAATATCATTGATATGATTAAGAGCAATAGTACGCATTGATTTCAAAAGTTCACTTTCAGGGTCAGCATTCATTTGACGCTGAATCTTATGAAGAGCAAATTCCGTTTCTGCTTTATTGAATTCAGAAATATCGCTGGCAAAGCGAATTAAATTTTCATCTTCAAATCCCTTTTCAAGATTTCCACCGAAATCTTCATTGTAGGCTTTTTCAATATGGTCTATCGGGTTTGATTGAATACCCTTAGAAATTTGAGCCTGACGGCGCAAACGCTCTTGTTCGATGATGTTGCCTACGCTAACATATTGTTGCTTATCCATTTTGTAATGTGTTTATGAATTTTCAATATTTAATCTTATCAAGTCAGCAAAATCCAAAGATGTTTCCATCGCTTCCCAATATGATGTATTCCACATTAGGATAACGATTTTAATTTCAAATTCATCGGTATCAACTTCTATAGAATTGCCTAAATTATCCCTAAAATTAGAAAATGTCATTGTTTGATTATTACCAACCAATGAAACATAAAAACAACGCATAGCATTAGTTACCTGCGGAACTGTTTTTGTATCGGCAAATCCCATTAACGGACATGAACCGCTGGTTTGAGTTGAACGAGCATAATCAAGTATCGCTCTCGCCATACTTTCATGTTCTTCAGGTAATATCTCGTGACCATCCTCACGACCAGTAAGCGTTTCATTAATTATAGCAACAACTTGGTCATAAGTGCGCGGAACATATCCTTGATTTGAACTTGGTTGGGCAGTCATAATTATTAAGTGTTGCTTTATTTGAAATGTTTATCATCATAAAGTTTTCCAAACGCTGATGCTGGAATTTGCTTAACGCATTCAAAGAAAATCTTATTAAATTTCTTAATATCCTTATCATTATTCCAATCCCAATCGTCACTTTCATAAAAATCATCCCAACCATCCCATCCGTATTTCTTCAAAACATCTTTGAAACTATCCTCATGTCTGGAAATAAACATTTCATCATCTTTATTACAACCATCATCCCTCATTGTTTTGATGAAATAATTCTTCTTGCGTTGATTTATTTTCTGCTTAACTGTTTCATCATCTTCTTGCTGACCTCCGCGACTGCCCTTGCCGCCATACTGTTGACCTACGCGACCAAGTTTGCGATTCTCTGGAGTATCGGCATAAACTCCGCTTCTTGCTTTCTCTATATTACCTAATGCGATGTTGCGCATTTCGGTGAGCGTGTTGTAATCGCCGCCTTTGAGGATTTCGGCTTGGATTTGACCTAACAATTGCTCTGTTTCTGCCTTTGATAGATTTTCGATGTCTGATGAGAATTTCTCTGCATCGAATGACTTTGTAAGATTGTCTTGTGACTTTCTGAAAACTTCTTCAAGTGTAACCATAATTTTTTGAATTTTAATAGACTATAACTGATATTATTCTTTTGTTTCGTAACTAACTAAAAATTCAACCTCTTCAACTTGTTCAGATTTTACCCCCTCATTATACATTCTTATCAATTCCTCATTACTTATATTTTGAGGTTCAATTGAACGCTGAATCCATATACCGATTGCTTCATTAGGATTCAAAACATCGGCTACAAGAGCAGTATTATCTTTTTGATTACGATAAAGGTCTTTGAACTCTATTTTACAAGAATCTGTTCCAAACGCTTCACACTGAATAGGTGTATCAATAGTATCGTAATTTCTGCAAATTATCTCAAATTCATTTTCAGATAATTTGTTTGCTAAATAATTAGCATCCTCTGAAAATGCTTTCAAAATAGCATACATTGTTCCTTTCATACCACTTTCAGTAACAATTGCGGTAACTCGGAACGGGTCAAAATCAATAACCTCTCCAGCAACAGCAGGATTTAAGATTTCAGCAATAACACTTGCACGATAAAAATCAATATCATGAAATTCAGCCTGAATAGGTTCAGCATAACGATTATCAATATGCTCCATAAGATAATCATCATCAACAGAAACAGCGGCTACCTTAAATTTTCCAACAAAATTAGGTTTAGTTACCATCTTAACTTCAACATTAGTAACCTTAATATCTAATTTGTTTATCAACCCAACTGCTATGATTTCCTTTGTTCTATTCTTCAAAGTGTTTAACGAAATCATATCAAATAATGAATTGATAGCACCATTAGGTACCACTGAAGAACTTATGTAACCGCCAAGCGATTTTTGAACATCAGTTTGAGGTGCATCGCTGGATTTAGACAACGAAACAGAAGCACCTGTTAAATACAACATCATTTTACAATCTCCTATTTTTATGAATAATTATGCTGAGTTGCGATAGGTTTCAGTTCAGTAACATTGATTTGAATAGAACTACTTGCTATTGACAAAACAGTGCCTTCATGGTCTGTATATGTTGCTTGATTAAACGGATTAAACGGATATTTGTCTTTACCAAAACCAATCATACGATAACTCAATGTTAATGTAATTGTGTTAGCATAAACACTATTTTTCACACTCTTCCAAAAGATTGGTATCATAATTCTATTCTTAATGTTTTCAGCGGAACAGCGTACATAATACGGCTCTGATGGAATGGTGACATTATTAGAAACGGCAACACGATACTCTATTTCATTGAATGGCGGAATAAGAACAATATTTGCAGCATCTTGAACAGCCTCTGGAACAATATCGGTAATGTATAAAACATTATTGACAGAATCAGAGACTTCACAATATTTCATATTATTCCTATTCAATATCCACCAACCCTTAAATATTCCGTTAGGTATCGTTGACGATGTATCTATATAATTACAACCGCCTTGATTTATGGTAAATGTATAACCAGCCGTGGTTGCTAATAAATCGAAACTTGTTATTGCAAATCCATGCTCCATTAACAATTCTACCATTATACCCTTTTCATTCACATCAACTACATTTTCATTTACCAATGTGACCAACGGATTAACCGATAAAGCAATCATATTCTCATCAGATAATTCATATGGTTCATTTAACATAAACATTAAACGGTAATCCTCAATGTTCATAACGCCTTTTATGTAACTGACAGCGCAGATTACAAAGTCGTAACCTACAGGCACCGACATGGGCATTGCCGTTGCTGTAACAACAGAAATTTCATAAGAATCGTATTCGTAAATTTGAGCATCTTCAGGATTAGGTATAAAACCAGGTGTAAATGTACCAACAACGCTATATTTCAAATCACTCTCTTGAGTAAATGAACCAGCAATAATAGCGGAATTATCTGAAGCAACACTTATGACTTCATAAGTGCCAAGATTGACTTGAGAATCAAATTTCACCTTAGTCGGAAAATCAGGCTGACCTCTTAACACTTCTAAGAATTTTGTACCAGTACCAGTCAATGCTCCAGTTGAATTAACAGAAACTGTTCCGACTTCATTATGTGTTGAACCATATCTAATAACTATCCAATATTTGTTATCACCCGATAACATAGAACTTGGCAATGATATATCTATTGGTGTATCTATGATAATAGCGTTCATATCAGCATCAAACGCTATACCAGGCTGAATAGTCAAAACCTCATCAACACCCGATTTCTTAATTGGCAAGAAATTAGTATTATCATTATTTCGGATGATTCCGTATTTTCGGATGAAGTTACGAATAAACCTCTTCCAACCCTCTTCACCAAGGGATTTTTTCAATCTGTTTAACTCAGCAACGCCAAGAAACAAGTTGTTACTTATTCTTACTTCCATTGATTTGAAATTTTATTCTATGAATGTTAATAAACTTGCACTGCTATATGTTAATAAATATCGGTCAATAAACTCAGCGACATCCTTTTGCGACATTGTTTTATTACGACTACGCAAATAAAGATGGAAAAATTTACAAGCCTGAACAAAACCAAGACTAAAACAATTTTCAAATTGTTCTCCTATTATCTTACCGATATTTGTTCCACGCACTAAGGGTCTAATATGATAATTACAAACATTTATCGAACCACCATCAATCCTTATAGTTGGTAAAATATAACGAACAAACGCATTATTGAAGCAAAGATGATGACCATACCCTATATTCAATTTACCATCTTCATCGGTTGTAGCCTCAGAAGCATAAGCCCTTATAATAAATCTTATGTAATAATAATGTCCTGGAACAAACTTAGACAGTTTTACACCATCATCAAAGAAATCTTCAAAAACAGTAGATTTATCATATGAAACAAATGCATCGGGTAACTTTATACCATTAATATTGAATCCTTCAACTGAAGCGTAAAGTTTATTTGTTTCGCCTACTCCACCAGTACTTACAACTCTTATTCCAGCGACAATTTCATAATCCATACAAGCGTCAACATTAATAACATAATCTCTAATCTTATCAAATGATGAAGATGAACTTGACCTACCAATTCCGCTTTCATTAGTGAATCTAATTACCTGACCTTCGCCTCTTACAGTATTATCATCAACAAGCGTGTAATTACCAAACTTCAGAATTTTATTGTAATCATCAGCATTAGTAAATTTATGCGACTTCTTGTTTGAATAATTCATTTTATCTAAATCCAAACAATCATTCGGAATACCCCTATAAAGCGGTGACGACCTATCTGTGCACCAACCTAATTCCTGATGAGGTATTGTCTCCATGAGAATTTCGGTAGCAGCATCAGCATTAATCATACGCATAAATTCACCATTTTCTGTTACAACTGTTCCATCAGGTCTTGTTTCTCCTATTCTGCGGAAAATTTCAGGTGTACCTCTTTTTGCTATCTCGTTATAAAGATTCTGAACAAGCGACTGTAATTCAGCAAGAGTTATTTGCGTTTCATTGAACTGAATCGAATTGTTACGCAAAACCTCTTTTAGCATTTCTTCATCATCAATTATATGTTCCCAACGCTTGAAAAATCTTATTATCAAAGTAAAGAAACGAGCAACAGTTGAAAACATTGCTATGTAATCTTTATCTTCTTTCTTTGATAAATTAGCGGCTCTTTTAATGTAATCTGGTACTATGCCGCGTAAATATAACTTTTTGAATAAATTGTTTTCAAGAATATCGGTTTCAACATCATCATTAAGATTAGCAAAAATCGACTCATTAAGCGTTGGAGTTTGTTTAGCAGTAGTAAAGAATGTAGCATCAATATCCGCTTGCTTAAATTCTATCTCATCGCCATTACCTATACGAACAAACTTTATCTGAAAAACTGCTGAACGGGGAACATCATACGCTGTATTAACAGTATAGGAATCGGCTGATGCTGTTCCTACATATTCCCAATCTGATTCAATTATTCCGTTTTCAAGACAGCCGAAATAAATATCAATATTTACATCGCCAGCAAAACCATCAAATGTAAATTCTATTGAATTGATTGTATAACTGCCTCTATTATTAGGGCGCATTTGAAGGATTAAAGAATCCCTGTCGTCATATAAGTAATTACTATTCTCCATCATAAATCAAATCTAAGCCATCTTTACTGTATCTTGATGATTCATCATTAATAGTAGATATTTCTAACTCACCATCGTTGTTCATTTTTGCTGTATTATCTCCAGCATCGTCGTTATGGAATATCATCAAGTCACCTTGACCACCAAGAACTCCGTTATAATAAACTCCTGACGATGTATCAACGGGTGCTTCTATACCGATAATTTCAGCCTCCATTATAGTCGGCTTTATCTTAATCCCATCATCATCATATGCTGATTTTAATACAATAGTACAAGGTGTTCCAACTGGTGCTGGAGCATCTTCAGCAGACATTTTTTCATTTTCCACTATTGGACAATATCTCTCACTCATATACTACTGATTACAGATTGTTGAAAATTCAAATCAGGCGTGTTTGGAAAGAAATAATCTGTATAAGTAAATCTTCCAATTACACTATAATTATGATTATCGTATAAAACACCTCCGTCTAAATCCCTAACAACAAAACCTCTTACACGCGGTAAACGGAAATTAGTCATATTGATATCACCCTGCGGTAAAAAGTAAGCATCAGCAACATAACGAACTCCGTCAGCATTTCTTATAGCATACAAAATATTTTCCCACTCAACTTTTTCATTTACACCCCAATAACGATAATCAAATAATTTTGAAACAGCAAGTTGCATATTTCTACGCACCATAGATTGGTCATACGCTGGGTCAACATCGCAACGGAAATCTATATCAACTGGATACCAATCAGGATTAACCAACTTAATCGGAAATCCGCTAACTGTTTCACGCGTTATTTCATTTAATGATAAGAACTCTTCAGCCTGAGATAAAATTTCATCAAATTCAGCTTGAGTAAAATCCTGACCATTAACTGAAACGACAATAAGTGTTATTCTACCATTCTCATCAGTACCGCCACGATGTAAACGCAAAACCTTCTTATTTATCTTCATAAAAATCTGCTCCAAATAAGACATTGTGTTTCTCGCCAATTGATTTACTGAAGCCTTTATCCTTATACGGAAATCGTCATCACTTTCATTATCCCGACCGCCAGTTGCAGCGAAATCATTAGTACACGCTATATGTCCAGTTGGAGCAGTACCTGAAATCATATTGATTGTTAGTGCATCAACATTAGAAGCAGAACCAGTTTGAATACTATTAACCTTAATAAATCCGTATCCATCAATTCCAACAGTATAATTTTCAGTTGAAACGAACTGAATACCATTGGATGATAAAAACATAGTACCAATTGGATAAACTGTTCCGCTATCGGCTTGAACCCTTACATATGTAGTAGAACCAAACGATGTAAAACGCGGTGCTATACCACGTGATTTCGCTATTTCGTCAAGATATTCGCCATATGCTGTATCTGGAAATAAATGACCTTCTACAACACCTTGATTCACTAACAACCTTTGAGCAAGTTTAGCGCATCCATAAGCAACTCCGTTCAAAACACTTTCATTGCTAATATCGCTGATTTCATCGGTTTTATTTAGTAGAATCTCAGCAAATATCTGCTTCAAATTATCAACAGATGTAATTTTAGTTATCATATCACTAATGTCTTTTTTATAGTGTAAATGTACTTTGTTCTAATATTGAGCGTGATGTAAACATCGCCATTCTCAATTCGTATATTTTCAATCTCAACGCTATCAAAAAGGTCATCTTGAAGAAAAACACCTTGAATTTCTCTCGCCAACTCAGGATAATTATATGCCCCGAAATTATTACCACTAATGTTTTTGCGTCCAAATTTAGGCATTTCGGGAACACTACCCCTAACTAATTCACATAGTATTTCCACCTTTTGAGTGATATTATCTTCATACTTAACAACATCCAAATCATTATAAACAAATTTTATCACTCTATTTATATCCCTACCATAAACCTTACTATCAACAGGCTCTTCAAGAATAGTTTGAACAACTACATCGCGGTTGTTCTGATAAAACGCCATAGCGTTTGTTAAAGTATCAATTTCATAATCCTCCTCCTCAAAATCATTCCCCAAAATCAAACTCTCTTCTGTTATTTCGTCTGAATTGATACGACTTGCAATATCACGAAAATCCCTTAAACCACCAACATTAAAATTCACCTGAACATAAGGCTTATAACCTCTTGGTGTCTTAGATGTACGCAAATATTTAGGTAGTTTTTCAACCTTCTTTATCGTATCATTCAAATCCTGGCAATAAATCTGCAATTCCCAATACCCAACATTGCTTAATTTGGGACCAAACGCGCTAAAAAGTTTCAACAAATCATCACTACGGCTTGAAAGCGAACTAAGCATATCCATATAAGACGCATCAATTGATTCAGAATTTCCAGCGAAATATGCACGCACGCTTGGATATTGATTACGCATAAAATTTGCGTAATCTTCAAAATACGAATACAAATTAAATTTCGTTATCTCTTGAAACTTATTAGCAATATCTGAAATCATACGGCAATCTTTTTAATAGAAATTCATCATACCAGTAAGTATGTTTGTTATACCATTAGCAATTGAATTAGCGGCAACATTCGGTAACAAACGCTTTAACTTATTAGATGTATCACCCTCATGTCTTAACGGCGCAACTGCTCTTAACGATATAGCATAATTCCACATACAGTTATTAGCCATACTTTGTGAAAAACTATAATTCACTACATCAACAATATACGCTGTGTTCAACGAATAATTGAAAAACTTCAAATAAAACGGCTTTCCGTTATTATCAACTGAAGTAGTGTGTTTCAAAATATGCTCAAGAACTTTTGTCATACCATAACCGCTTTTAACACCCGTACTAACTCCAGCAATTTCTCCAAAATTCAAAGTAGTTATATTAGCCTTAGCACCTAATGAAGCACTATTATTAGGGTCTTTATAATCCAATAACAATCTAAACTTGCGACCAAATGTTCCAGTTATGTTTATATCTACTGGTGAAAACGAATCATTTATGGTTGTAACCACTCCATTATGAGTTTTAATCATTGTATGGATTGGCGAAAAACTTTCAACAATTTGTTCAGGCATAACTGAAAATGAAAGAAATCCTATCCTTTCATCTTTACAATCAACAAGTTCTAATGCACAAAGATAATACTCAATATCATCAGGCATCCAACAATGTAAAGCAGCCTTGCCGATACTAAGACCAGCATCGACAATCTGTTTAGATACATTGGTTAATTGACTTGTCCAATAATTTTTCGGTAAAACAGCCATACCATATTTTATTTTAACATCTTATATATGATAAATTAGTCTGTGTTAGACAATTCAGACAACATTGTTCTCAACCTACTATTTATAGCAGTAAATTGAGCAGAATTTAACGGCATTCCGCTTGGTCCATATGCGGTTGGTACTGTTATAGCATTTATCGCTGATATCAAATCTTCCAACAACCCCTTCAAAGTATCGCCTAAAACCATAGGCTCATTCCCATCACCAACATTAAACTTAGCGCACTTAAATTGAATATTATCTTCATTAAAAATCGCTTCGTTATCAAATTTATCAGTATAGTGAGCCTCATCTTCGTTGAAAACTATCTTATGGTCAAATTGGTCTGTTATTTCAGCTTGTTCATCGTCAAAAAAGAATTTTCGACCAAATGTATCCTTGATTTCTATATTTTTCTTTATATCCTGCTCTTCATCCTCTTTATTGTTTATAGAAATCTCATTGCCGTTATAATCAACAAAGTGTAGTTTATCTTCATCGCCTTCAATCGTTATAATCGGTTGCTCCCCATTGTGAATAGTTACAGTGAAGGATTCTGTAGATTCAACATTAAACTCCTTGCTAATATGCTTAATTTTCTTGCCTGCTTGAATTTCTACCTCATCTTCATCGCTACCAGCAGCCTTAATTACTACATGACCAGGTCTATTTACATTACCGCAAGCGTAAATCTGAATAATAGCATTTACAGCGTCAGTAAGGACTTCTGTTGAAACACCCATATAATCTTGACGCTGCGATTGTTGACCAGCACCTTGAATAGTTGGAGTATTATTATCAGAAAGTGTTGCTACAACAATGGGTCTATTGTAAAACGATTCTCTAACCCAAACAACTAAACTTCCCTTTCCTTTTTCGTTATTAGGAAACATAATTTTAGGCATTACGCCATCAGCAACCTTAACATGAGACATTACTCCATAACCTTCACCTGATATTGTTATCTCATTAGAACGATAACATTGCTGAACATATTTTCCTATTTCGGTAACATTTGCTGGTATAACAACATAACCTACACCGCCAGTACCTACTCCGTTTTTATTTCCGTAATTTTTTTCAAACCAACCCATGATTATTTATCGTAATTTGGTAAAATAAATTGTTGACGACGCAAGAAAAATTTGAAAATATTTCTATTAACCTTCCATTTTGATATAGCATCACGCCAATTGGTTATATTTACGCTTGAACGATTTTTAGCATAACCAGTAAAATCAATGATGTTGAAATACGATACTTCAGCATTCTTTTTATTAGAACTTTCAACGAACTTTTTAACCATTCCGTGAGATAATTGCAATGTTGTTGTTCTTGAAACCTGATTTCCGTTCAAATCATAATTTTGACTAACTGATTCTACATAAAAAATTTCATCAACACCCGCTTCAATTTGTACTTGAATAAATGTACCTCTTTTAATTCGTCTTGAACCCTTTATAGTAAGCGTACCTTGACGAACAAATGGAGCATACGCATTACTTTCAATTATGTATTTCAAATCATCAAGAACAGATAAACAAGTTTTATCAGCAACCTCATTAGAAACATTATTTTGAACATCATCACGAAATCCGTTACCACGCATTGAACGATATTGACTTTGAAGTTGTAAAGACTTACTACCCCAAATTGCCGCGTATTCAGGAAAAAATACGGCTGGAACCATGTATTCCATATCATCACCAGGACATTCAAATTGAGGATAATACTGATACCAAGAATATATGTTTTGATTATTGAAATTTATGTCTGAATTAACTATTTCATTACTTAAAATTGTATAAATACCACGACTTTTTTGAATATCTGGAATTATATTCTCTATGATATTCATTCTTGTTAAGTATTTATCACCAAACCCGTATTCAGTACGCCAACGCTCAAGTTTTCTCAAATAATCTTGATTATTCGATAATTCTTCACTATTTTGCATTTTAATAGAAAAATCTTTCATTTCATTTAATTCAGATTCTAATCCATTCAAATCGGTGTCAAGTAATCTTTGAGAACTTAAAGCCTTTAACATTCCTGTTCTATCAAAAGGAGGTCTGCGAATCAAAAAGAAATATTTATCGCCAAATGTATCTCCTGAAAATTCTGCAAGCGGTTGCTGACAAGCCTTATTAAAAAATCCTATCATAGCACCAGTTTGCGTGGAAACAGTAGCATCGTATAAAGTCAAATCTGCGACACTACCATCAACAGCAAGTTTAATAATTTGCCAAATACCCTTAGCATATTCTTCATTGGCATCCATTTCCTGCTGTTGGTCATCAATATATTCCTCTGTAGCATCATCATCCGTTTCGTAAGCAGAATTGAATTGCTCATCCTGAACTGCCTCTGCTACTGAATAAGTCGTCATTATCATTGGCCTCGTATCGCCAACTTCATAACTTATTTCTTCTCCAGTTACTTTGTCAAATTGAGTAGGTAATCCGTTTGATATAATATTACCACTTTTGCTAACAAGTTTATCGGCAAGAAAACGAGCAGGATTCAAAGCGTCTTTATAACTCCAATTCCTACTTTCACTCCAACGATATTCAAAATGAAGATGTGGACCAGTTGAAACACCAGCATATTTATCACCCTTCTTACCTCCAGTTTTTCCTATAACAGTACCTTCAACAACAGCGGTAGTTGCTCCAGCAGATGCTCCTAATATACATTGAGACAAATGCATAAATCTTAATTCAAGATTTCCGCTGCGTAATACACAATACAATCCACCACCGCTATCAACCCCCTTACAAATTAGCGTACCCGAAAATGGAGCCTTGATTGATGTACCAACACCAACCGCTATATCTATTCCCTTATGATTAGTTGACGCACCAGCGGTTGGCTGTTTTCTTGGTCCAAATGGTGAACTTATAGGTAATGTATTTAATCCACCTAACCAACCTCTTTTTATAATCGGTGTTTTCATACTTAACTATTTTCTTGTTTAGGTTTCAAATAATTGAATGTTGTTCTATCAAACCAAGATGAAAATATTTCTGAAGGACAAATTTGAATATTGGCTAATTCACTAATAACCACCTTCAAAATATAATCTATCGTAAAACCATTACACTCTTCCATAAATAATCTAATAGAATGTGTACACGGCATTCTTAACATATCATCATCATTAACTATTTCGCCGTTTACATAAATGACGCCACCTATATCGCCATTATTCAAAGCACCTTCTGTATTATCAAAGAAATTACCTTGATTAACAGCAGTAGCATTCGGGAAAAATATAGAACAGTCATCTGTTAAAAGTTTCATTAAATCTTTACCAGTAACCTGAACTGTTACATTACCTTGAGAATCTCTTGTAACATTTACACTTTCAACCAACCCAATCATATCAAATGAATTTCTGCCAATCATATCATCCGTTACACTCTCTTCAGATATTTTATCAAATGACAAAAGAATCAAATCATTTGGCGATATTAACCAATTGAAATAATCCATTGTTTTTAATGAAGATTTAACAACAGGATATTGTTCATCTGATGCACTAAAAACATTGAAATCGCTATTATCAAGAAGAATATCGCTATTGATGTCTTTATCATATTCCCATTTATTATGATACATAGGAATATGAGGCAACGAAAAACTAAAAGAACCTCCTTGAGCACTAACGCTTGTTGTTAATGAATAAACGAATTTTGATATATCTATGAAATTTGATTTGAATTTAGGAGTTGAATCATATAATCCGTTACGATATGAAGTTTCAACCTTATTGTAATATATTGTCTTAAAGAATCCTATTACACTACACTCAGCCTTTTCTTTTCTGTAATCGAATAGAAATTTCAAATCATCCTCATTGAAAACACTCTTTATATGAGCATCTTCAAATGCCGCAATATCGGAAACTTGTTCTTGAAATGTACTATGTTTTACAGATAGCGTGTATGTAACCAAACGCTTAGGAATAACCAAAGTCATCGGACAAGGTATGGTCATATCAATATTCAAATCATCAGGCTCTAAATCAACAACCTTTTTATTCAAATTATTATCTTTAATGTAATTGATTCTTTCAACCATACCCATCTGTTCAAAAATTCTTTGCTTATTATCATCAAAGAAATTCTGAAGAGTGTATTTATCAGCAACTTGAGAATTTTCGTCATCAAAAAAAATCCTTTGTTTTTCACAAAACTCACTTAGTGTCTTTATATTAGGATTATTATGATACAGTTTGAATGTTTCCATATTACTTTTTCAAAACTTCTAATGCACCCCTTAATGTTATAGAAATATCGTCTTTCAAAAGATTATATAAATTAGAAGCAATTTTTGAAAGGTCTTCTCTTTCATTATATATTCTTTGCATTTCTTGGTCAGATGCAATATTCAATTGTTCTGATACTTTGGGTGTGTAACTATTTTTTAATTCTTGAACAAGTTGTTCTACATTAGCTGTTTGCAACCCTTTTGCTTCAAGACCTCCTCCGCGTACCATTTGACCAACTAATGGATTAAGAACATTTGGATTCTCTATTCCATAAATTTCTTGAAATGCAAGAAATCCTGAAGTTGTGGTCTCATCGCCATAAATTGAAGCAACTCTTTTAGCAAACGCTTGTTGTATTTCATCTTGAACACCAGGTTCATCGGAATACTGATATTTCTTTATTTTAGCAATATCACCACGAGCATCTGGATGTAATTCTTGAATTACATCATATAAAAGAGTTTTTGCAAATCCACCGCCAGGATTTTGAACCTGTTGATTTATCGCTTGAATACCTTGTATCGCTTCCTGACCAAATCTATCTCCAAAAATAGATTGACCAGTTGCTATTTGACGACCAGCCCTTGCATTATCGGTTGTTAAAAATGTTGAACGCTGAGAACCTGTTAATTGAGTCATATATCCTAAATACTCATCAGAACGCCAAAAACCGCCTTCACGCATTCCAATGGTACCCATTCCAGCAAGAGTAAACGCTAAATTAGCAAAATCTTGATTTGCTTCATTTCTACCAAATCTATCGTAACGACTTAATTCACCTAACGCACCTCCGTTTAATGATAAAATCCTCTCAAGAGCATCAGCATATAAAGCGTTTTTATACATATCTCCATTACGAGCAAACCCACGCTGTTTAATCCTTCTCGCTGCTTGCTGAGCAAATTCCGCTCCAGTGTATCCTAAATTATAAAGATTTAACCCTTCTGAATCTGCATTAAAACCATCTATGTACAATCCACCCATTCCTATAAATTGATTTCTCATTGCTTCAATACTTGTTGTTCTTGGACCAGAATCGTTAGTATTAAAACGAGTCATCATAATGAGGTCATTATATTGAGCAATCCTTTGTTCTTCTTGACGCCAAAGGTCTGCTGCTTGAACTCTTTTATCTTCACGCAAACGCTCTCTATTTCCACCCAAATAGTAAGCACCAGCAGTACCTCCAGCACCACCAATTAAACCGCCAATAATGCCTCCAACAATTGTTCCAATAACAGGAACAAATGAACCTATAACAGCGCCAGCTAACGCTCCACCTACTGCTCCACCAGCACCCCAACGCAATGATGTTTGTTGATTTTCATAAGCATTTCTTTGTCTAATTGCTTGAAAAGCATTTCCGCTTAAAACAGAACCAGCCTGCTCTAATCCTAATCCCCAATTCATTTGGTCTGATAGCATTGCTGATTGTATAGCGGTATTTGCAAGAACACCAACGCTTGTTCCAACAGCTCCTAAAAATCTTGAAGCAACTGGAGACATTCCTAAATTCATTGACCTTTGCATACGCTCCTGAATCTTACTTGCTTCCCTATTAGCCTCACGCATTTCTTCTTCAGTAGCGGCATTGTCGCGACGCCAAATTGCTGAACGATACTTGTCACGCATTTGATTCAAATATGAATCCTTATTGCCTTGACTTAATTCCTCAGTAAGTCTTTGCAACGCTTCAGTAAGTCTTTGTTCAGCCTCAGCAGACCTACTTTGATAAGATGATTCAACAGCAGCGTATTCTGTGTCAAAAAGATGTTCTGCTCTGCCTAATTCCTTTTGACGCAAATTTTTGTACCGCTTGTTTATCCTATCTTCTTCCATAGGACTGGTTGCGGCACTTAATTCAATATCTTGAGCACGCTTTAACCTCTCTTCAATATCACCATAAAGCCAATCCCTTCTTCTATCAATATCAGCCATACTCATTTGATATTGACTTTCGATTGGCCCTAATACACTTTGACGCTGATTTTGTTTCAGCGTATTCATCATTGTAGAGAAATTACTTGAACCAGGGATTAAGAATACACCCCTTGAAGACATTTCTTTACGCATATCAGCAACCATAGTGTCGCTGGTAGGAATAGGTGTATTGATTCCACCCACTCTATTTGATGTATATTGATTCCAATCAGGCGACTGATAAGTTGTAACACCTGGAGTTGGATTTGGCGCAGGTGCCCATTGCGGATTGCTCGGAGGCACATGTTGCTGCGGCTGCAAAGGTTGTTGTGGCGGTGTAGGCTGCTGAGGTGGTGTAGGATTTTGACCACCCCCAGCAGGTACTCCGTTTACATTGATAGTTATAGGCATACTTTATTTCTTTTTCAAATATCAGAACTTAGATAAATCAAGACTATCATAATCATCATCAATCTGTTCCTTTGAAAGATGAACCACCTCTTTATTCAAATCTGCAATTTCACGATTATCTTGTTCATCTTGTTCTAATTTCGCTTCATTCTTAAATCTATTTACAACAATTTCCTCTCGGTACTCAATTAACATATCAATGAAATCCATTTCCCTGTGTTGTTGAGAACCAAAAGGAATATTGTATTTTTTTCTCCACCAAAAGTCAAGTGGAAAGTTATGCCAATTGAAGATAAAATTATCAATGTCTTCTTTTGGCTCAACCTTCTCCCTCAACAGATTTGGCTTCATCAATCGACTGTTTTGCTAAACCCTTAATCTCGTTCATAGTTTCAACATACCAAGGTTGAATCTGTTCCTTATAAGCATTAAGCAAATCTTGAATTTCCTCCAACTCTAAATCTGCAAAATTGTTTATATTGTAATAACGACCAACCTCAGGAGTTACAACCTGATAAAAAGTAATAGCATCAATTAAATCAAGCGCATAATAAGCACTTGCTAATCCGCTTGCAACCATAGAACCATAACTGTTTCCACTAATCGCTTGCTTCATAGCATCCATGTCGATGATTTGACCAACTTTCGGGAATTTAGCAGTAAATTCCTTGTTTCCGATTTTGAATTTTTTACACTTGTCCATTTTGATTTACATTTAATATTAAACAATTAAACGTATCGGGATTTTCCCAATACGCTTAACTTATAACTGAAATGGATGTTATCCTTATTCAGTGACTCCGTTGAACAGAATCGGCTCAGTATATTCAAATTCAGTATCGCGCCCTGAAATTTGACCTTCCTGAATATCGAATCCTTCACGATTAGCAAATGCTCCATTGACTGTAGCAAATGTTTCGTATTTGGACTGAACCAAACCTGTGTCTGGGTCAATTTCACCATCCTTAACCTTACGAAGGATTGCTATTTCAAGACCATCCTCCTGAAGCAAGATAGCGTTAGCCCAAGCGTCAACAGTGCCAGCATTTCTAAATGTACCCTTCTTGATGTAGTTAGCAAGCAGGTTGAAATTGATAGTATAAGAACTACAACTCAACGAACCACTCCATTCCAAGGCAGGCAATTCAGACGGATTCAATCTGCCAAGACCACTAACACGACCACGCCTGATTTGTTCAGTAACGCGGACATTTTTCATCTTACCAACGGCAATGCTATTGATTTTGATAATAGCAAGCGGTGCGGTCATCGTCTTAGTATTTTGTGCCATATGTTCACTCTCCTATTTTATGTTAAACAACGGATGAAAAATCAAGTACATTACCAGTGAAGAACAACTTGTTCAAAGGAACATTAGGAACAAAATCATAAGTAGTAAAGAAATCGCTATTTTTAGCAGCAACCTTAACATTTTTCCAGTTGATGATAAGATTATCCTCATTACCAGCAACCGTCATACTCTGCAATTTTGCTTCAACAAAATTCTTTACATCCTCAGGCGAAATTCTACCCACATTGTCTCCAACAAATCGCGTACTTGCATCAATAATCAGCTCTTTATTAAGTTGAGCCTTAATCAAAGCAATCGACAACTCCATTGATTGACCATCCTGAGCATAAGTCTGCTTATTATCTTGTAGCGTTGTTATACCTTGGTTGATGCACCAATAACCATTAATATTACGAACATGCATGATACCAGCCTGCAAAGCCTTTTCACGCTGCTTCTGCTTCAAATCGTACTTGAAATTGTCGTAACCAGTGCGTTTGAAAGTAAGCGGTGTTTGCGGAGCCTTACCAGCAATCAAACCGATAACAGTTGCAGCAAGATAGATTGAAGACAAAGTCTTAGTGCCGTTACCATCCTTGCGAGAAACAACTGGCGCTCCATGAACAACAACGACTTGCTCTGAATCGTAATACTTAGCAATTGCTTGCGATGTACCAGTTGTAACCTGACTGGTATTAAGAAGGTCATCACTTCCAGAACCACCAGGAACAACCATAAACTCGGTAAACTTAGCGGTGTTCTTCAAGAAAGTAAACAACTTACCATTCGTTGAAGCATCAGTACCGCCAGCGACTGTAGTGTTGCAGCATAAGAAGAAGGTGATGTCCAACTCAGTAACCGCTTCAAGAGCATTAGCATAAGCAGTAGCAGATGTGTAATCGGTTGTACCTCCAACAGCCAAAACCTGAGAAACGGCGGCAAGATTACCAGTAATAGTACCAGTAGTTGATACAACAAAGTTGGAAAGAACAGCCCTACTACTCTTACACCAATCAACTAATTCTTGATTAGTAGTAACCTCATCGGATTCAACCAAAAGGTATTGCGGAGCTGAAGACCAATCCTTAGCACCATACGGCTCACCATCAGGGTCAACACCCATAAATGAGCCTTGATAAATCTGCAACTTAAACTTAGAAGTGTCGTCAGTACCAGCCACGATTTTCGCAGCATAACCAAGTTTCAGCGTACCGTCAGCAAGTACACCATTGCCAGTAATACCTTCGTTTTTGCACTTCAAAATAAGATTTTGAGCAGGTGTTTCATCAACTGCGGCAGCAAGTTCAAGCGTAATAGTAGCGGCTGTGGTTGCGGCAGCACGAGTGTAATAAAGTTTAGGAATACCAAGTGAGCCAGAACGCGGTTCAAACAACTTTTGGGCAATATCGCCCACTGGACCACCGCCTATAAAGGCAAGGAAATCCTCATAGTTGTCAAACTCATAAACCGACTTCAGACCTTGGTACAATTCTCCATTAATACCCGAACCACCTGAGAACTCATAACCATCTGCGGTCTTAGACAAACCAGTATCAATAATCATGCAGTTACCAAATTCGGCAACATTTACTGCTGATGTTGGATTGTAAGTTGACACAGCATACGCTCCAGGTTCAATGTAATTTTTTCCATGGAAATTAACAATTGTAGCCATTTTGTCTAAATTTATTTTGTTATAATTTGTAAAAAAGTCTTTTACAGAGTTATACTTGCGCTGCTCCTCCTCCGTTATGAATATCTACATACATTATCGGATTAGTATCAGCGTGCATACCATCCCAAATAGTTTTTGTTACCATACTATACTCCACATATGTGAGTAACGAATCAAACCTAATGTTAAATAGTTGTACTTGATTAAATCCGCTTTTAGCAAGCGTAACGCGATATGAATTCAAAGCAATTGCTGGGAAGGTAATCATTCCGTTTTCATCAGTAATTCCGTAATATGAACAAGTTGAGCATTTTAATTCAACAGCAACTCCGCCAACCAAAACATCTTCGCCATCCGTAACTACTATGCGTACATTATTCAAAGTATGATACTCTGAATTATACATAGCATAAATCATATGTGAAGTCGGAAATTCCTTACCGCCATCAAATGAAGATTTACCAGGCTCAACGATTTTACTTGGATACAAGTCATTATTTTGACCGCCTGCCACGCTTCCACCTGGTTCAACTATCTTACTTGGATAATCATCTTTCTCATTTACAGAGGCAATAATACCAATTCCAGGTTCAATGATTTTACTCGGATAATCTCTACCATCTTGAGAATCTAATTGCGTTGATAAAATAGGCTTACCAGGCTCAACTCTATGATATGGATATTCCCGTTTATCATCGCCTGAAGGTGAAAGATGTTTACTATCGTCAAATTCCTCAACAGCATTCGCTTCAAAATGTATAGCGGAAATAGCGGCTCCCATTAACAGTTGTGGAACAACTAATTCGTAATCAAACGACAAATTCAATACCTTATGGAAAATACCCATAGGCATATGGTCATCTTGAAAAACAATATCGTTTCCCGAAAATTTAGGATTCATCAAACCCTTCAAAGACAAATGAGGAACAAGCGCAATCAATAATGACTTATAAATATGATACACTAAATTCACCTCACTCATATTATCAGATGTTATCATAATCTGATAATTAGACGAAAACATTTGACAAAACTTTAATTGAATATTGCCATCATCATCGGTTTCCGTCAAATAGCCTTCATCTTCACCAATCGGTACAGCAGATGGTTGTTCCGAAGGAAGGATAATGTGAAACGATATAATTTTAGCAACCTCAAAATTGTATCCTATATTAACACTGAGGTTTTGAGGATTGCTAAAAACTTTTTGAGCCTGAACAAAATAATTGTACCTATTCAACTTTATAGGATTTCCATCGTCATCCAATCCTAATAAACGATATAGGAATGTTTTTGAATAATCATACTCTCCATCTACTGGTACAACATTTGTTAAATCATTCCTAATGTATTTTGTTATACTTTCAAGAGTTTGACTAATTACTATTTCAGGAATCAATATGCCACTCATGTTTAATCTCTTTAATTTGGTAATATATCGTCAAGAAATTGGTATGTAGCGTTTTCTACAATTTGTTCAACATTCGTTTGTTCAACCGCCTTACTTGCTAAATCACGCGCTTGTATTCCACGATGAATAAACGCTAATGGGTCACTGTTCGCCCCTGCTCTGCGGAAGGAATGATAAGTATTTTGTATTGCCTTTCCATACGCGGCAGACTGCTTTACTAATCCTTCATATATGCTTGCTTTATGTACATACTCGCCATAAATAACCTTTTCTTGCTGAGCATCATATATAGCAGCACGACTACGCGGAATATCATAAGGACTTGGAATTTCAGATTTAGTCAAAGGACTATTAGCAGCCCTATGAACCATTAAGTCGTATATATCCTGAGGCATTTCATTAGCAAATCCAGCCTGACCGACTATACCAGGTGTTCCTTGACGAAATGGAATTGTTAAATACCAATCACCACCTGGATAAACCATCTTACCTTTTGCGTTATAAACAGGCACCGTAAATCTAACATATGGTGATTTTCTAAAACCATCCTTCATATCGAAGGGTGAGGCTCCAGATTCAACCATTTCAGGTAAAGTCCCAGTCAGAATAATCTGCTTAGAAAAAATACCTTTATCAACTATGTTTAGATTATGAAGATATTCAGGCAGTGTAGAATGTAATTCCTGCTTTGCTAATGCTTCCCATTTAGCAAAAACAGCCTTTGTTACTACCTGAACGCAAGTCTCTGTTAAATCAATTATTTGCTGGTCTGATATGTTACCTAAAAATTGACTCTTTAATCCCCAAAGGTCAATTGTTATATCGGGAATAGTAGCCATGTCATCACTCGCCTCCCGTCAAACTATTTTCAAAGGCAACATTATTATAACGTTGTTGGTCAAAGATGTAATGAGCCTTCCTTGCTATATAAAGCATTGGAACTTGCTTCAAATTATCATCCGTAATCATACAGCCGCCTTTATCCCTCACCTTAGTGAGTTCACGATTAGCATCAATAACATGATAGACTGGATGATATGAATAACGAATAGAAATTGTAATTTCAGGAATACGCTGATTCACATCATCAATCGGTACAAAATTTATTATGCTATTATCAAAAACAATTTTATTTCCCTGAACCTGATACTGAGAAGCATTCAAAGGCTTTAACTTAACATTATCACCAGCATAAAGATAAATGTTTGTTATATCAATCGGCTCATATACGGGATAAGCAACAATTTCATTATCGTACTCAATAGGATTCAAAATTTCAGTGTACCAAGCGACTAAATCAAGCAACATAACTCTATCCATGAAACCTAACTTATCAGACGCTCTCGCTGTAATTCTTGCGTTACCACGATTCACTTCACCTGTTTGAGAATTTCTCCGTATGTTTTCCATAGATTGAGCAACGACACGCGTTTGTCTTTTATCTACAAAAAACCAACCTCTTCCCAAACAATTCTTACAAGTGGATAACGCTTGACCACTTGACCTATCAACACAAGGACATCTTAACGCTCTTTCAAGATACGCATCATATCCATTATTATAGATTAACCCCTCAAACTTATTTACATCCCATATTGGTTTAGGCAAATCCAATGATGGCGGTGTTTGAGCGGTAATCGGGTGCTGAGTCAATATAGATTTTCCAGTGGGCATTAGAACACATCAAAAATAAATCCTGCGTAACAATACTTCAAATCTTGCCACACTTGGTCAATTTCTTCTTTGTATGCTGTTATCCTATCTGTAAACATTCCGTACTTACCACCTCTTGTCAACGGGAAATTCTGACTAACTCCATCAAGCGAAACGCTTAACGAACCAAGACCAACCCCATACAGATAACTACCTATAACAAGCATAGCGTTTATAGCAGCAAGTTTACAAATAACATCAAACAAATCATTAGGTATTTCGTCAGCATCCCAACCAGTAATGTATTTAACACGCCAATAATTAGGAATCCTTGTCTGACCAAACCAACCTAAGTGTGGTGAAATTCCGTTGTAAATTATCGAATTTTGATTCATAGTAGCACCATGAGTACTACTACTATTAGGAATCAAAAACAGATTACGGAATTGAGCAACATGCTCGTTTCTCTTGATAACAAGCCATTCGTGAGGATAATTAACCTGACAAGCCTCATTGATATAACCCTTTAACCAATCAACATATCTGATAGGATATGTAACCTTTACAGCACCCCAATTATTGAAATCCTCTCTAATGAAATCCCTTGATTCCTCAACTACTTCTTTTTGCAGTTTGATACTGAAAATAGTTTCAAACTTCGATTGTGCTGAACGAATGGCTTGCATTAAGGATTGTGAAGAAATCTTGCGACCATCGGTAGTACAGACTGGAATACCAAAAAGATAGATTTCCCTCAGTTCAGTTGGGCTAATGAGTAAACCATTGTTTTTGTTATATGCTATTTTCAAGCGTAATATTGCCATGGTTCAAAATCCTTACGAATGACTGTTACCAAAAGTAATTATTTAATCGTTTTCAGCGACACCCTGACTTGCCTTGTACTTCTTAATGAGGTAAGCACGCATCAGTTTTTCAGCTGCCTTTTCGTTCTTGGAAAACTTTTCCCATTCCTTTTTAGGATAATTAGCCTCCTTAGCGGTTTGGATACAATCTTCCAAAGACAAAGAGTTCAGACCATTGATAACTTCGTCGTCAGACTTCTCATCACCTTCGGTTTCATCCTCAGGCTCGTTATCTGCCTTCTCATCGTCAATTTTTGCTTGCTCGGCAGCTTTTCCCTTCTTGTTAGAGTTCTTACTGGGTTCAAACTCGCACCAGTCGTTAGTGCCCTCTATGAGCATTTGACCACAGCGGTCTGAAACTTCAGCGCAACCATCCTTGTCAATTTCAATCAATCCATCGCAAGGCACCTGGAGTTGTATAGACCTAATGTTTTCGTTTTTCGCTTTAATCTTCATCTTTTTACAATTTTAATTTTACAATAATTTAACAAAAAAGGGGTGGGGCAGCAACGCCCACCCCTTCCAATACTCTTACACTTCGCCCTAAGTTTAGGATGCCTTGTAAGCGCCAATGTTGATGATACGAACCATCTTCTTGGGAGCATACAGGAATGGAGTACCATAGAGCAGAATCATGAAGCGGTAAGCAGGACTCAGCAGAGCCAAATCCATCTTCATGAGAGGTGCAAGTTGAGCGAACTCAACAACCTCATTGTCGAACTGCACAAGCATAGCCTGGTCGCAGTTAGGCATGAAGCGGTTAAGGTCACGCACCGAACCAGCAGTAGCACCATCGAAGCCAGTGGTCACATTCGCAGTCGAAACATCGAACAGCGGATAGAACGGACCATCAGCACCAGCGCCAGCCATTGTACGATAAATACGATAAGCAGTAGCAGGATGCAGACCGCCGCCATCGGTAATCGCAATATCAACAGCGCCAGTAGCCACAACGGCAACAGCGGTAGGTGAACCAGCAATGCGAAGGTCTGATTCGCCATAACGGTTGATAGCCGAAACAGCGTAATAGATGTTACCAGCATCGCTTGAGGTGAACTTAGAGTTAGCAGCACCAGCAGAAACAGCTGAAGCAGTGATAGTGGGCTTAGTGGGAGCCTTTTCACTTGTAGCAGCAGCGTTGGCAGCCTTAGCAGGCAACTTCTTGAAGAACACATCTTGGTTCAAACCGATTGGACCAAATTGGCTCTCAAACTGTTGCACGCGCTGACCCATGACACCATTCGTCAAAGCCTGAGTGTTAGGCATTATGAACTTGTTGCCATAGAACTGTTTCACGAATCCGCTAAGAACGGCAGGAGCGGCATACAACTGAGTAGCCAGACCGAAACTCTCCACGATTGAATTAGCACCGCTTTCAATAGCACTCTCATCGAGGCTTGCGCCGCGCATATCAATCACATGTTCGCTGGTCATGTACTGGTTGTAGTTAGCCCAAGCGTCAGACTGCTTCTGTTGAGCCAGGAATCCGTTGAATTCAAGCGGAATCAACTGCTCATCACCAAAGTACAACGACTTAGTAAGTTTACGCAGAATCCACAGGGTGCCATCTTTAATGGTCTTTTCCATAACACTACCAATCATAGTGTTCACCAAAGTCATCTGGTGGGTCACGCTCTTGGTCACGCCAAGATACTTAACCAGTTGCGACCTACGGACAAACACGCTGTCTTCTTCTTCAGGCAGTTCACCTTCGGCATTGAAGCCTCCACGGTCTTGACCGTAACTAACTTGTTGATTGTACTCTTCAACGGTGTTGTAAGCGGGTTTCTTAGGGATGTCCTTCCACAGACGGATGTCGCTTTCACGGAAAGTCAAGTGTTTCAGAGTTTTCTCTAAACTCTCAACTTTCAGAGGTGAACCCGAAGCATCGGTCATGTTCGTGGTTTCGCGGCCAGTGATTTCACCAGCAGCCAAAGCCTTGTTAAGAGCATCAACCTCACCCATGTTTCCCTGACCATAGCCATTAACACCTTGGTAGCCATAATCGCTCAGATTGATTGAAAGTCTTTCCATTTTGTAAATACTTTTAAGTGTGTTAAAAAATTATTTGACGATTTCTATTCCAAATTCGTTCTTTATTCTGTTGATTACATTCTGCGACAAAGGAGCACCTGCTTCAAATGAAGTGCAAGCCTTAGAAAATTCCTCATCGAATCCCTTAGCAAAAGTTGCTTGGTCAAGAATTTCCGAAATAGCAGAACGATTATTGATGCTTACTCGGTTTTCATTACCGCCCTTTTCAAAGTCGTTTTCCTGAGCCTTACCAAAGGCACGCTCAACTGGACGGGCATTTCTTACCGACTTAGGAGCAGGCACGCCATTACCAATTTCGGTAATCTGTTCGCTCAAAGAGTTGAGTTTATCCTCATACCCCTTAATAATATCGCTTTGACTGTTAATCGTTTCAATAGCAAGATTAAGGGATTGCTGAGCCTTTTCCAACTGAATGCTCTGAGCCTTGAACATAACTCCAAGTGCCTTTACATACTTAGACTGAGAATTGTGAGAAGCGGCAATTGCCTTTTCAATGCGCTCAAACTTCAAACCGATTGAATTTTGATTAGCCTTTTTGACCTTTTTACCTTCCTCTTCATCCTCCTCTTCATCATCAACCTTTTCAAAAACCTCGCCATCATCGGTTTCTTCTGTTTCCTCAGTTTCTTCGTCAGATTTCTTTTCGGTCTTGGAAGGTTTCTCTTCAGTTTCTTCTGTTTCCTCAGTTTCCTTGCTTTCATCGGTTTCATCCGATTCTCCAGCCTTTACAATATCAATAGCGGGCATTTCAAGACCCAAAGCCTCATATGCCTTGTTGATATCATCCTGAGTAATCTCTGAATTTTCTTTCTTCATATCTACAATTTTTTCAATTAAATGATAAACTTGGTTTGCTTTTGCTATACTTATACCTGGTATGTCTTGAAAAATTTTATCGAACACCTCTGATTTTCCAAAAGTCGTAACTTTTAAGTCATCATCAACATCTTCTTTTTTCAAAGCAGCGGCATTTTCCGTATCAATCGCCTCCTCAGTTTCAGCATTTTCTTGCTTCTCTTTTATCTCTTCAACCTCTTCATCTTCCATCTCATCAATTTCACCCTTTATTATATTTGCGAATGTTTTAGGGTTTTTCGGCTGATGAGTAATAGCAACTCCAGTAATTACAGCTTGAACAATCTTTTTGTAATCTGGGTTTGTCGGGTCTTCACTCTTACGCTTCACAACTCTACCTTCAATTGAATATCCAAGTCTGCGTGTTTTTGAATCTGAAGCAAGCGTTTTTGCTAACTCCCAAATATCGCAAGCAACCTGACTATGAGGATATAGTTGCGTTTCAATATACAACCCTTCTTTTCTTATTTCTGCCTTTGTAGGCTCACCAACGATTGTACCAGGATTTGTCTTTGCCTGGTGATGCCAGTTCACTAAACCGCTTTTCAACAAAGGTTTGATATCAAATCCCTTGGGGTCAAGAAACTCTCCATCAGAATCCTCATCTGCTGTTGAAGCAATTCCGCCAAGCAACATTATCTCTTCACCAGTCTTTTCGTCTATTGCTTTGTTGACGCTATCTAACGGACACCAAAATTCAAAATTATTCCTTGCCATAAACTTTTGTGCAATTTATACGAACTTATATTTGCCGACTTTTAATTTGGTAAATTAAATCAAATTTTCACCCGTCACGGGCGTCATGACGATGCGTGACGATTTTCTCAGCAAAGATTATTTGCAATTTAATCTTGCTCCCACTTACGCTTAACTATTGTTGTTAAGCCATCCTTTAAGTAAGCCTCATTAGTAATCCTAATTACATCTTCACTTATTTCTGTAGGCATGTAAATTCTATCTTTGCCTCCCGAAATATCTGGGATAAAACCTGCTCTATTAGGTGGACAATTACAGCCATAGCAAGGTTTGAAAGTCCTATCTTTGTTAAACAGCCTAATTCTTGCTGCTTGAAATCGCTCGTGATTCCAAATATCCCTTAATTTCAAATCTTCTTGTAAGGCATTAGCAATAAAATATTGACCTCTAAAATCATCGCAACATAAGGCGACATTGCCATCCCAACGGATGAACATTTCACGGAATACCTTAGTGCAAGTAATATGCTTTTTTTTGAAATCTAACGGAGCAGCAGCACCGCAATGATTTGCCATCTTACGCCAATTTGGGTGATTAGGTAACTCAAGTGGATATAATAATATCCTTAATTTAGTTTTTAAAATCTTATTACTAAAACTCTTTCCATTTCTTTCATCACCCATTATAATAATATCATAATCATCTTTTATTTCATCAACAACATTCCAATCACCATTTTTAGAATAAACATCAAAAACAATATCATTGAAACCTAATTCTTCTAATTCAGCGCAAAACGATTTCAAATCAAAATTACCATTCCTAAATCCAACACCATTGGTCATCATTGTAATATCATTAAAAGGTAATTCTTCACGAATAACCCTAATGATTTCAAGCAAATTAGGATTTAAGGTTGGTTCACCATGACCGCAAATTGCTATTCTTGTCTTCCAACGCTCTTTGCGTATTTTGCTTGCAATAATTTGAGCATTTCTAACTGAAAGAAACTTCCACGGCTTCGTACCTGTTTCTCTTATGCCCCTTAAACCGCAAAAGGAGCAACCAAGGTTACATCCTTCTGTTGGTTCAAATTCTATTAATAATGGCGCTGGATTTTTGTATCCGTTTAATAAGTCCATTCCCCTCTTACTATTTTATCAAGAACAGCATTTACTTTCTTCATTGGCGCTTCTATTATACAAGTTTCACTACCGCCATTAACATGGAACCAAGCAATATGTTTTCTTTCTGCATTATCCCTATATTTCTCAGGATTTTTATCATATTCATTTGCATCACCCCATGAAAAACCAACATCTTCCATAAACTTCAACAACCTTTTATCTTTATCAGAAGCATTTTCAACATCTTTATAACTATCAACATTACCGTCAATAATATCTCTTGCCTTATCCCAATCAAGATTTTCAAAATCTCTATTCAAATCTTTTATACTTACAAAATTAGTAATTACGTTATTTCTTCTGAAAATAAGAATTGTAAGCGTTTTGAACTTCGTCAACAGGTAATTTACGAATTAGATTCATTACAACTTTACCATAATTATCTTCACCGACTTTATCAAAAATATCAGCAAAATCATCAGTGCCGTATTTCTTTTTCAATTCATCACCAAGATGCTCTGATAATAATGATTCTATTCTTGATGCAAATTTGCTATTTTGATACATAGCATTGGCAATTTTCTTCACAGAATTAGACCCCAAACCTTCTGTTTGCTTACCTCCACGACTACTTTTGCCGCCATACTGCTGACCTACTCTGCCTAACTTACGATTTTCTGAGGTGTCTGCGTAAACTCCGCTTCTTGCTTTCTCTATATTACCTAATGCGATGTCGCGCATTTCGGTGAGCGTGTTGTAATCGCCGCCTTTGAGGATTTCGGCTTGAATTTGTCCTAAAAGCCACTCTGTTTCTGCCTTTGATAGGTTTTCGATGTCTGATGAGAATTTCTCTGCATCGAATGACTTTGTAAGATTGTCTTGTGACTTTCTGAAAACTTCTTCAAGTGTAACCATAATTTATGAATTTTAATAGACTATAACTGATATTATTCTTTTGTTTCAGACTTAGACAATTTATTATTCTTTATCATCAACCATAAATAACCATCGCTGGTTGAAATATCAAACATGCGATAACCCTTTGCTTGCATTTTCATTTTATATGAATCTGCATCACCATCTTCTTTCCAATCAAAATAATCGCTAATCTTTGCACCAAGTTTTTCAAGTTTTTCAAATTGTTCAATTTCTTCTGGAGAACAATCTCCATCATCACCATAATTAAAATACGAAAAAGCATGGTCTTTTACCTCATCATTATCGAGTAAATCTTTAATAGATTCTTTTGTAAAAGATTGCGAACTCTTTAATTTATCCATAGTATTTTTCTTTTCAGCCTTTTTCTCAGATTCAGAGTTTTGTTCATACCATTCTGAATTTAACTCATCACTTATTTCTCTACCATTACCCCAAGTGCCTGTTTTAGGATTATACTGTATATCGTATGTATTATCTCCATATCTACCAGGAGGTGTGCGTTCAAAATCGTCAATAGATAAATTAATACCCAATTTTTCATTCATTGATTTGATTTCCTTTAATGCATCCTTTTTATTTGCACGAATCCTAACATGAATCACATCTTGTTCTTGACCGTTTCCATATCTTGGATGATAAGGACTTTGTTTAATTGAGTAAGCAAATAAATTTTTATTAGAATCATCAATATTTGTATTGCACGATTCTATGCTTTCTATTGATATTGAATTCGCTTTATCTTCTTTTTTTTGCTCACTACTTTCACCTCTCTCTTTCAACTCTTTTTCAGCAGCCTCCCTAATTTTAGGTTTAGCATTCTCGTCAGCGGCGGCACGCTTCAATGCTCCAGTTGATGCTTCTTTTGCACTATCAGACAAATTCTTGCTTTCTTCGTCTTGCTTTTTCTGACGAGGTGCGGCAGGTTGTTTCTCCTGAGCTGCGTGGCCATACTCTTGACCAACTCTGTTTAGTCTGCGGTTTTCTGCATTATCTTCATAAACACCATACCTTGCCTTTTCTAATTCGTTGTCGAATGACTTTTGAATCTGATTCTGTACGAATCTTCTGTGTTGTTCTATTGGATTATTCATATTGTTATGTATTTTGAAATTTCTTACTGCCTATACTATAACTGCCTATATTATAACTAAATTCTGCTAAAAATATTTCTTCAACAATAACAATCAGAAAATCAATCAACAACAAACAAAACTAAGCAAAATATTAGCGTTTTACACCGAAAAACTCGCCAAGAAATTTTTCAAGCAAAGTTTGTAATAACGGAAACTAACTTAAATCTTACACACTATGAAAAATGTATTAAAAACCACATTTGCGGTCTTGCTAACCACCTTCGTATTGGTTAGGTGTAATACTAATAGTAGCAAGACCAACAGTAGTAAGGCAACAGAAACGAAACAAGAAACACCCAAGCCTAAGATGAGCGACTGCTTTGAAATACTTGAACTGCAAACTGGATTGACCTACAATCTTTATCCGTTTGTTGAGTTCAAGATAAAGAACAAATCTGGAAAACCTATAACAGACCTTACATCGGTAAAATATGTTTTCATTTGGGGTGATGAAATTATTTGTTCTAATTCGGAAATCATTCAATACTCATCTAATGCCCCATGGGATAACGGATTAGTCAAAACCGTGAAACTAACATCGACAACGGGGTTCAATCACCCAAGTGCAGTAAAGAATAAAAAAGTAAGAGCAAAAGTGTATTATGATGATGATTCTCTGATTTGGGAAGGTGAGATTGGTGATAAGATTTCTCCTTGGTAATAAAACAACTAACCCAACAAACAAGGTGTGTCAAAAATAGTCGCACCTTGTTTGATGTCATTATCGCTTTAATTCTTTTACAGCGATTGCCTATAATACCTTGTAATTTATCAGTTTGCTAACAAATCGTCATAATCTACAGAATCCTTTTCATCCCAGCCATCGTTAATACAACGCTGAATCCAACCAACGCATCCAAAATAGAAATCTTGGAAAGTAGCAAGGTCAATAAAATCATAATAAATAGGATTACCTTGCGCGTCTTCACCAAGTTTGTACTTTGCTGGTAGGCTTGCGCCGTTAGTCTGATAAGCCAAATCATAAGCCGCTTTGAAATTAAACTGGTTTTCCGACGATAACCAAACTGGATTGTTACGCCATACATAACCGCTCAAAATTCGCTCATCTGTAAGGGAATTAACATGCGCCTCTATTATTTCTTTCAACTCATGTTTTGTTGGTATGTTATTAAACTGTTGACGGTAATCATATCCGTTGCCATTTTCTTCTCCATAACCAAAAATCAACATAGCCTTACCATTGTTGAATGTGATGAGCTGGTCATGTCGCTCTGTTGCTCCAAATACTTTTTCCATAGTAATAGTGTTTTAAGTGAACATATATCTTACTTTTCCTTGACCGAAAAACTGCGGTGAGATAGTGCATTCAAAAGGCAGGCTTTTATCCTTCCTGAGTTCTTCAAGCCAGAATTTCTGTTCTGAGTCGTTTGTAAAATACTTGCCTATTGAGACATCAGCCTTCTTGAACTGCACTACATAGCGTGGGCCATTCTTTGTAGGCACATCAGGCTCAAAATCAAGTATCGTTACCTTTGTGTTTGCCAAAGTACGCAAGTTTTCTAACGTGCCCTTCATAATTCGTTTTCCATCGGCTCCCAAGAAACCAATTCCTTGCTTCTGTTTCTTTTTAATGATTTCGTTAAATGATTCCATTTCTATCCCTGTTAATGTCTTGTATAAATTTTGCAATTTCCCCATTTCGCCATGCCTTTGAAACTACCAACCACTTCCATTCTGCGTCTGCGGCTTTTTAGTTTATGAAGCCTCCGTGCGGCATTTTGCTTAATACGCTTGCGCAGTCTTGCCTTCTTACCGTCATAAACATAGCCAAGAAAATCTATGCCTGAAGATAATGGCTTTATCACCTCATTAGGCTTGATTTCAAGTCGGAGTTTTGATGCTTCTTTGTGCATGATGTCGCGAAGCATCCATAATTCCTTTTTAGTAGCTGCGAATATAACGATGTCGTCGCAATAGCGGTAATAGTGTTTTATGCCCAAACCGTCTTTTAGCAGATGGTCAATCTGGCTCAAATAAAGATTGCCGTAGCATTGTGACGAACGCAATCCTATGGAAATACCCTTCGGAAGCATTGTAATGAAGTTGTGAAGCATAGGAAGCAAAATAGGGTCTTTCACCTTGCGGCAAACAATACTCCACAAATTTCTTGGTCAATGCTTTCATAGAACTTGCGCATATCGCATTTGTAATAGTAGAGTGTACCTTCGCGGTCTTTTTCTATATCACACCTCATCTTAGCGAACAATCGGTGCATTCCCCTGCCTGGTATGCTTGCTGCCGATGTGTATATCACGCTTGGATAAACTTTCTCCTCAACAACACGCATAATAGCATTGCATCCGATACGGTCAACAACACATGGACTTGACACATTACGCACCTTCTCACCCTCGCGCACCTTCATTTCTCGATAGCATCTCAAACGAAATGTTCCAGCCTCTATCTCTTTTTTAAGATATGACAACACAATCTCCCTTTTGCTATGCATCTTGCTTTTGCGTGGCTCTTCAAGATTGCGAAGCACTTCGTTGAAAGCGCGTTCCATATTGTCGCGTTCCACTATCTTTACTATCATGTTGCCGTGTCTTTTTGGCATTTCCTTATTCCTTTGTTCTTCGTACTTGCAGCCTTGGCGCTTTCGCTTGCACTACTTGACCCTTTTAGGCTGCGTCTTTTATGTTTCTGCTTTCCGTATAACGCTTTTGCAGAGGCTCATCCCCCTCGCCGTCACCCTTACCCAACCCGTAGGAGTTGGCGTAGCAGCGATTTTCGATTTAGCAAAGCCGCGCACCGTTGTTCGTGTTCGAAATCGAGGAGGCGTTATTCGTATTCGCATACGCTACTCCTGCGTTCGCATTCGCGTTGTTGTTCGACCGCCCAATGACGCGACCAGTATAGGGGAATCTGCCTTATATTTCTAAGCACGGCACGCACACACGCACCATGCCACGCGCTCCGTTGCTCATTCGAGCAACTCTTCTTCGTTTTCGATTTTTCCGAAGAAGCAAAGCCGCGCACCGCGATTCGGGTGCGAAAGCGAGGAGGCGGCATTCGTATCCACAGACGCCACCCCTGCGTTCGCATTCGCGCGGCTGTCCGACCGCCCAACGACGCCACCAGTATTTTGATTCGCACTCTGATAGGCTGCATAGCAAGTGGTATAGACCGTATCACCCGCATATGCTGAACATACAATATCGCAATACCGACCAAAACGCACTCTTGCTATGTTAGATGCTTGTTGGTCTATGGCAGCCTTAACCCTACGCTCGTTGCCATCTTGTTGAAGAATATTCCAAATGTAATCAACAACATACGATGATGTAGCAACCCGCTTGTCTTTCTTGAACCGAGCGAAACTTGGAGCATTAAAGCAAGCGCAATCACTCCATTCGTATGTTGATGCCGTCCAACACTCTAAGCCCCACATCTTGTTATGCTGATTTTGGGCATAAAAAGCAGAATCGCCAAAAGCAATAGCATTTCCCACACCAGTAGTTTCACCAACCGATGAACCCCTACCTACAATAGTCTCCACATCCCTTGTACCAAACCAAGCCATTATCAGATTAGCCATGTCCTTCGATGTCTCATAACGCACCGTAGTGTACTGTCCTTCCAAAACCCCAGTCTGAATATTCCTATAAAGAGCAAGGTTAAAGAAATCTTGCGCCGTACCGTTAAGACTTGACGATGGCAAATTAGTAGGATTACCATTCGTGTCATATGTCCAACCTGTGTTAGTGACTTGAGAATTATTACCTCTCGACACCGTCTTACCGCTAATAGAGCGAAGTCCACTTGTGGCTGTACCGCCAGTAGTAACACCAGTGGCAAAACCTTGATAAATACCTATAAGTTCACTCTTATGCTCCACCCAATCAGGCTCCATAGCCTCCAGTTCAAGAGTATCAGCGGCAATAACCTCTAAATTTTGGTCAATACTACTCATGGCTGTAAAGTAAAGCCATTTTGCTCCGCTTGGCACTTCACGAATGTCGTAATCACCAATAGTATTGTCAAAATCGGCTGGTGAAAGCACGGTCGTTCCAGCGGCGTTGTATCCAATCGGCACTACAAGGTTGGTAACAGCAATCGCCTTATTATCTCCATCAGTAAATGCGTGTGAATAATAATTACTTTTTACGGATGGGAAACGCACTTGTTTCATTCCCTCCACGTTAAACCGATAAACAGAATAACCTTGTAACGAAAGTAAGTTGTTTTCATTAAGCGTATCACCAACAGCAATAGCACTATTATCAACAGCATGGTCAGCAGCAAAGAGCAGCGTGGCGATGGCTGTACGATTTACAGAAGATGCCGTACTATTCGGACACTCTGTGTTTGCAGACAAAAACAAGTGTTTTCTGCCAACCTTGAAATTATTCACACCCTTATACCAATACTTTGGTACATAAAGAAACACATCATAGCCATCATTTCCGCTATCTGACGGGTCAAACTGTGTACCATCAGCCTTTTGGTTAAGATTGGTCTTTGAGATTTTCTCGCAGCGCATCTTGTGTGTCGATGGATTCACCAAACCTGAAACAATCTGGCACTTGTCGCGAATCTTGCTAACGTGGCCAGAAGGATAGTAGCCGTTAGGATGCCCTGTTGTTCCAGTCACGGCATAAGCATACCCAGTCTTGTTGTCCTCATTGGTGATGTTAGCAGGGTCGCTTACCGTGTCGTCAAACCAATATTCCGTGAATTGGCTCTCCAAAACCGTCAAACCGCAATTCTCAAAGAATGTACGGATGTCTTGATAGTCGTTTGGCGTGTCAATCAATATCACCGTACCAATAAGGGCTGGATAGGTTTGTGTGTTACCTTGCGCATCAATACCGTTCCATCCCGTCATAAACTGGCGGAGGTACTCACTGCGCACCCTGCCGCTCACACCTTCTACACGGATAGTGCGAATGTTTTGGCATTGCGTTAGAATATCTTTCCAATCCAAATTAGGACAATCAGCGTAGTTGAGCGCAGTAAAGGCATTAGCGTTTTCAAGCGTCAGTCCGTCCATTGTCAGTTTGTTTAGGTAGCGCAGTCTCAACATGGTCAGCGTTGATGGAAGTTCAAGCGTAGTTAGAGGTGCGCCGTCAGGAATCAACACGGAGGTCAAACCCGTACCTTGCGCTTTCAGCACCCCAAGACGACTTTGATTTGATAGGTCAAGAACGCCAGCCACGCCCGTATTGACAGCGGTCTGACCCGTAATATCAACATATTGCAATTTTGAAATGTTACCAAGAATAAGCGGTGCGTTTGCCGCGCCATTTGTTGCGGGCATCACTATCTTTTCCAACATTGCGCAAAGTGAAAGCCCAACATTACCATTCAACTGGCTTCCCATTTCAGTAAAGTCGATTTCCTTAATACAACTTGCACCACCAATCATTAACGGGTCATTAGTGGAAAGGGTTTGTGTGAAGTTGAGTGTTAGCGTTTCTCCATCCTTTACTTGCGTTGGCCCTTGCAACCAAATTCCATTCAGTTTATAGCCGAAATAGTAAAGGTCGCCACTGGTCAGTTCCAATGATGAAGGTGTGTCGGTAGAAGCCCTTACAACGGTAAGCGTAACAACATCGCCATTATAACCACCAACTGAATACCTTGCGTCAAGTAGTTTAGCCCTATTAGTAAGGAATGCCCTTATATGTGCCTCACGGCTACCAGTTAGCGTATAGACATAGTTCATCGTGTTAATAGTGTCTATGTACTTCAATTTGCCGCTCTTGTTGTACTGACGCTCACTCCAGTTACTAATCATTGTTCCGACAAACTCGTTGAGCATATATTGGTTGGTCAGTTGGTTGCGCAATGATGCTGCACATTGCCTCAATTCTGTTTCAAAGTTAGCAAGCACTAAACACCATAACCATGATGCATGACCCTCAAAGGCATACTTAGAGCGTTCAGCGTCATAACTGTCACGAGTAATGTTGTAAAGATAGACAATGAAAGCATCATTACGGATAGCCTCCCATGTGTCGCCATCATAGAAGGTACTATACCATTTCAAGCCATCCCAAGTACGCCAAAGAATATTTTTCACTAATTGGTCTTTACCTGCCAAATAATCAATAATCAAATAATAAGTCAGCAAATGACTTACATTGAAATATTGAACCGCTTCTGTCTTAAACTTAGTACAAATCCACTTAGCCTTACTCTCATCACTCCATCCTGCCGAAGTGCCGTAGTCAGGATTGGCGATGGTCATAGTTTCATTCTGCACACCTGCGGTTTGTATCATACAATCGTAAATCCAACCCATCCAGCGTTTGATTGCGGCTCTTGCGCCAGGCACAGGCTTAACAGCCCACTTCTGTTTCTCATCATCCCATTGCCCCTCATCGACATTATCCCATTTTGCATCTTCAGGAAAATTGAACTCCATACCGTTATCGAATTCAGCGGCAAGTTGGTCAGCCAGATTTTGGCTGTCTGCACTACCAGCAGGGTGGAACAAGGTCATAGGTGAAGAATTATTCAAAGTTTCAAGCGCAATAGCACAATCTGGTGTGAAACCGCTAATACCTTCCATACCAAAAATCTTACCCGATTTCGACTTTTCATTGTTCAGCACGAACTGACCGCAATAAGTAAGTGTTCCAGCCTCGTCAGTTCCAGAGAAAATATCGCAAGGAATACCATCAATGGCTTGACGAACACGGCTATCATAATCTTGCGGCGGTGTAAGCAAACCTAATTCCATCATAGTGTTATGGAACAGATGAGCACCTCCTGTGTTGCCCGCCAAAGACGAATCAACAAAATCAGTCTTAGCACAAAGCACAGCTTGTTCGATGGAGTTGGCAACACCGCGTAAAGGATAACCAGATGCTGTATCTGTCACATCTATACCACCAATAACCAATGAACGGGTGCCGTCCTGCGCTGTAGTAAGATAGAAACGAAGGTTTTTATACGGATATTTAACAGACGATGTTCCCTGAATCCTCATGCGGATATTCCTCGCTTCAAACCCTTGTCCTATTGGGTTTCCATTATCATCCAAAGGCGGCTCCCATCTTACAAGGTCTGCCTTGAAGTTTTGTTTTTTGTCAACGCAATTGAAAAGGTCGGTAAGACCATCACCGCTATCACCGCTGCGGATAACAGTCAGCACACCCCTTCCCTTTGAAACCAACGCTTCTTTATCAATAGCAATATTACCATCAATATCAAGTGTACCAGACGAATCACCAACAGCATTCTTAATATGCATGTCCTGAATATCAATACCAGTAGGACGGTCAATAATCCAATTACCAAGTACATCATCAGCAATCAAAGCACGGCGGTAATATCGTAACCCGCGCAGTCTGATGTACGCATTATCACTATCAAACACAATAGGTTGAGGCATACTCTGAATAAGTGACGCATTGTAACGACTTGCACGACTCAAAACACCATTAATATAGAGCATCGTCAAACCATAACCATCACTCTGTATAGGCGTGACTACATATGAAATATCAATCCATATATCTGTTGCAATATTGGCTGATACACCAGAAGCCCTCACAATATAAAGGTCGGCAGCATCTTCTTCATCACTTTCAATAACCGCTTCATAATAAGTCTTTCCACTCAAAGCTGTTGTGTCAGTAGTCATAACATAAACGTGTTCAGTAATACGCTCATAAAATCCAACAACTGAATCACCAACGCTAACCTGAGCCTCTGTAAAACTGATATAGTTACCGTTATCATTAGTCATCTTGTCGGCGGTCTTGATTTCCTCATAACCTCCTACCAGTAATGCCGCTTCTGCTGTGGTTAGTTTCAAGCCCATCGGATAACCTTGGCCGCTATTATCGTTTAGACACTCAACTATTATTGCTCCACGCTCAGTCACTTGCGACAGCATAAGTTCAAACTGAATTGTCATACCGTCTCTATTAATGGAGTAATCGCCAGCGGATTGGTCTAATATGAACGGCTTAATATCAATTATCGCCTTCGCGCCATTTTTCAGCACAAGCGCAGGAACGCCATCGCTACCAGTAATCCAGCCCGTAGTGTTCCAGTCTACACCGCTAAAAGTAGTAATACCACCCCAATCTGAGCGTTCTGGCTCTGGCTCGCTGTTGCTGCGTCCTATGGCAGTAAGTTTGTTTACATATCCCTCAGCCTCATGTTCGGTCACACTCTCTGCCGCAACCACCGTCACATCAAAGGAGCGATATATGACATTATCAACCTTAACAACCATCGTATGCGAGTCTGCTACATCGAAACGCTGCGAAACATGCTGTAATGACCTATCAGCCTCAATGGTTTGCGTAACTATTCCATCAACAATAATCTCCACGTTATGCGTCAACTCTCCATCTACCCACACGCCAAAGTCAAGACCAATAGATTCAAACTGATTCACCGACAATAGGACAGTATCTATACCGTATGACCAATTCAACGGCGTGTTTCCTTGCGTTGGCGCTTCCGCAATTTCGCAATCCAAAGCCATACCAAGATAACTTGCTGTGCTACCTTGTTTCAGAAAATCAAATGAAAGAGCATTACTAACCAATCCGACACCTTCAGCAAGCATCTGGATATTATGCCTGCCTGCCGTAAGTTCTGAAACAGGTAAGAAATAGGTGCTGCGACCGCTACCGCTTATGTTATAAGTCTGCACAACCACGCCATCAAGCCAAATCTTAAATGTCGCTCCATCACGCGGCACATTGTAACTATAAGGAATTGATACAGACTGACCGCTACCGTAACCACCGCTATTCAAATATGATGCTGGATTAAAGGTTGCGGTAATCCTCATGGCAGTTACATTAACTGATTTTGAACTTCTCGCAGTCTTAGTTTCGTCTAATTCTGCAATATATGTTGTTGCAACAACCATAACATTTACGACACCAGCATCCGTAACCAAATCTGGACCAATTGTAATAATGTCGCTGGTCTGAGGAGCAACATTGTATCTTGTTTCACTATAAATGGTCGCTTGGCCAAGTTTCACTGTAATAATCAATGTCTGCGCCTTATCAGTGGTACTTTCAGATGCCCCATCTTCTGTCTTGATGCAGTCGTAAGTCCATCTTACGCGAATAGTATCACCTAACTTGACCACCTGCTGCGTTTGGTAGAGTTGTGTAGTCACCTTCGGGACAATAACCGTTCCAGTTTCTCCAGCAAGCGGAATATCAACGGTTGTAGGGTCTTCATGGTCGGTATCACTTACCTTATAAAAACTCAACGGAATAGTACTGCGCTCTTGGTCAATTTCTCCAAGTTCTACATCGCCAATAGCCTCATTTTGCAATGAAACAATTTCTTCTTTAACAAATATTTCAACTTCAATACCTTCGTGTCCTTCCCAAGGTTCATCAATGTTTTCAATTCTTGCCATATTTTAGTAATTTTTCTTGTTTTTCCACTTTTCTTGTCCTAACCAAGGTTTTGCCGACACCCAAACTCCGCTGCCGAAACATGAGCGTACAGCCTGCCATACAAGTATTGGACGACCATTGACAACATGGAAAACCATCGTGGCCTCCTTACCGTCCTTGACAATCCTAACCGCCGTCCATGTACCTTGAACTATCATAGCAACGCCTCCTCATAAATAAAGTAGGTCATACCTTCTTCTGGAACTAAAACATCATATTCTTCTTGCGTAACCCATTCGTGAGGAAAACCATCTTCAGAATAAAGCAAATCATTCCAATGGGTAACACCATCGCCAAATTTCTGCCTTCTTGTATCAGTTTCTAAACCTACTTCACCATCAGCAAGAATCGGATTATAAAGAATCCAATTTGCTTTTGTATCGCGCCTTAATTGAATTGTTTCAGCCATGATTGTTTCGTTTCAATGATTAAAAAGTTATGAGTGAAGTAAAACAAACAGTAACCCCACTCATATACACCTATTCTATGAAATACTTTCTCACATTAAATCTCTCATCCTTATCAAGCAAGGAATCTAAGGCAAGCGCATGAATAGTTGAAATCATCTGCTCTGTAGATGCTTCTTCAAGAGTTGCTTCAAGAATCTTCTGAGCAATCGTTTCAGCGTGGTCTGAGTATTGGGCATTCATCGTCACCCAAAGCGCATATTTGTTAAAGCAAGGTTTACGCTCCGTTTCTAAATCCAAAGACTTCAAAGCATTTTCCCAAGCATCAAACGACCACTTACATTCAGGGTCTAAATTCTTGCAAATACTTTCTGCTTCGCTCTTAGTCAAGTACTGTTTCCAATTCATGGATTCCAACTTATCAATCTCTTGCTCGGCAAAAGCAGAATCCCTTTTAACAACATACTCCATCAGTTCATTCATCACTGAACCGAAAAGCATCATCTTGCTTGTATCGTTGGAAGCAGCCATATCCTTATACAACTGCTCATATCTTTCCTTTAATTCTGTTACTGTTTTCATTTCCTTGTTTCTTTTCAAGTTTAACAATTAGGACAATTAGTTCTTGGTATTTTCGGGGTCAGCGTAATCGGCACTTTCGGAGGTTGCGGTTTCTGAACCTTGGTAGATTTTTCGGTAGATTTTCCCATAGCGCGTATCTATAAATCCAAAGAATAGTTCTAACCAAATTGCTGAATAGGACAAAAGGAAGGATGTTGCAACGGACACTATCATATTGTTATGATTCAATATGAAATAAAACAATGTCAGCCAAAAGGTAGAACACTTAACGCAATTCAAAATAGGTATCTTGTGTTTTATTATGCCCTCTATGGCTTCGATTAGTCCCATATGATTCGCTAACACGCAGGACAAAACCAACATTGCAACATCCGTCCAATTAGTCATAGTTGTTAATTGCCCCCGTTTTGATTAGGTGTTTCATTTGCTCCAGCCGTTGTTTCCAAAGTAAACGAAATATTGAGGCTTGCTTCATTGGTAGAAGAACAACCGCAGTTTACATTGGCAGGGCTGGCCGTAACGCCACTTGCCGATACAGTCGGTACAGTATCAGATGTAACTGGTACGCAAACCACCGCAACCACCTTTTCGGTTTGTAGGCAAGTATTCGGGCAGCATCCATATCCGTAAACTTGCTCATAGGTCAAATCGCAAATACAACGGACATTGCAGCAATACACGCCATCCTGCAACTGCTGAGGTGCGCCAAGAATCTGAACATCAAGATTCGATGCTATCGGGAATCCATCAGCGTTGTTTACACACATCTTTTTGTTTCCGCAAGTGTAATGGGTCAGACCCAAAACATACGATGCACTTGTTTCTGTACTCCCTGGGACTGGAGTAAGGAAATTCACATAAGTTTTTCCGTTCATAGTTGTTTGTTGTTTTAGTTGTTATTATTTCGGCAGCCTATTATCTGCACCGCTTGCCTTATTGTGCTATATTTTTATTTCATCGGCTCGCTGAAAGAATCGGTCTTGTTCAAAAGCGATTCATTCTTCAAGTTGACGATTTCTGTTTCCAAACTTTCAATTTTTGTAGCCATCTTCTGAATGGTAGCGGATTGGTCAAACATCATCTTGGTGCAGCAGTAAATTTGCTGCATCGGTGTACATTTCAAACAATTTTGCGGGCATGGCCTTGTTGTAGGATGTTGCTCTTGTTGTGTATTTTCGTTCATAATGTCAGTTGTTTAATGCGTTGTATTCTTTACTATGGTTGGGAATATAATCCGTATAGGATAAATCAAGCCATTGATAGCGTTTAGCAATACTTTCAAATTGCTTCTTGGATATTTTATGCTTACGGATGAGATTGGTAATATCCTTTTTCAGTTTCTTATTCATTTCATCATCATTCCAATCCTCATCCTCCCAATCATCTGTCGGCTTCAATAACTTATCAAAAGACTGCATTACTGCGTCAAATTGATTGTTGTCATCTTTCTTTTTACCGCCATACTGTTGACCTACGCGGCTAAGTTTGCGATTCTCTGGAGTATCAGCGTAAACTCCGCTTCTTGCCTTCTGCAATTCATTATCAAACGATTTCTCAATCTGAGAAGTGACGAAATTTCGATGTTGTTGTATAGGATTTTCTAATTTAGGCATGACTATTTATTTTGAAAATGCTCAATAACTCTATTACGAATCAAAGCGTTATCCTTCCAATGACTGATTGCATCAGTTATCTTTGCGGCTGTAACATACCTGCCTTGCTTGCCGTGTTCTTCGATGAAGCCGATTAAAGCCTTACGCATATCGTCAGCCTCTTGCTGACTTTCAGCCCAAATGTTGAATGATTCTACTTTGAATGCTTGCATATTTCAGTGTTATTATTCGTTTATAGAAGGCAATGCTTCCGCTACAGTTTCCCCTGCGGAAATAGGTGGCAACTTACCTTTGTTTGATATGATTTGACGAATGAACTCATAGCCTTGTGACAGCGTGTCTTGATTCTCTTTTATCCAACCAAGAATCCCGTCTGCGCCACCTTTCAGTTTTTCAGTCCAAGTCGGTGGTACTGGGTCAAAGTCTGGCAGGTTGATGTCCTTTGCATAATACTCATACATTTCCTGCGCCTTCTTAATGTCGCCATTAGCATACCATTGGCAAACCTGCTTCAACTGGATTTTGCTTGTTGGTCTGAAATTCTGTATGAAGTCCATCCGTTCTTTCTGTTTTCTGTTAAACCACGACATTGCAATTAGATTAAGGTGAGAAGGAGGTTAGATGCTTGGCAACGCGCCTCCTTCTCTACCTTAACGCTGCTTCCCTTTATCTACCGCCACAACCTCCAGGGCAACCGCAAGGCTGCGGAGCCGAATAGATGTTGACGGGCGTGGGATTCAGAGAAGAACGGCCAGTAATAGCATCGGCAAGCGTCTGCGTCATAATCTGCGAAATCGTGTTATCAACACTCGTAGTTTGTGACTGCGACTGTGAGCCTTGCTGTTGACCGCTAATAGTGTCAGTAATCGTCTGGCTGATGTTCGTATCGCCATTGATACGCTCTGCGCGTTCAGCTGCAAAATACTGGTCATACTGAGTAGCCAAACGATTCAACAGTGCGGCGGTGCCAGCATTGTTAGCGTCAGCAACATCACGTGCCGACTTTGCACGGGAACCTGCCCATGCGGCTGCGCCGATTGCTAAAACGGCTGCGCCAACACCGACGACCAGACCTGCAATAGCAGTACCGCTGGCATGACGGTGCATTTCGGAAATCTTAATTTGCTCGTACTGTGACAAGCCTCTTTCAGAATTTTCCATTGATTTGAAATTTTTAAGGTTGAACAATAAATTTGATTGATTAAATACTCTCTTTGAGCATTCTTGAATAACTAATACCTGCTTACCTTCTGTCAAACCTCTAAAAATTTTCAGATTTTTATTTTTCCGCTAATATTCTTTTCTGCAGATAAAAGAAAATCCCACTACATCAGCGTTTTTGTTACACTTCCGAAGCGGGAAAATTTTTTCGAGTATTGAAAATTCTTATGCGTGACCTCCATCATATGTATTCACATACATTTCAGGAGGTGTACTTGCGTACATTCCATCCCAGCGGGTTTTATTTTGCCCTATATATTTTATTCGTATTAACTTTTTTGCCTCATCAAACTCTACACCATCAATCTGTTCTTGATTCTTGTCCTTCTCAGCAATATAAAGAGTATAACTCTCATTAGCAAGATTAGGAAAGACAATACCGTATTTTGATGTTATACCAGAATATACATTATTTCCACTCATCAACATCACAGCAATATTAGGAGCAAATCCCATGCTATCTAAAATAATAATAACAATATCATGTAAGGTTGCATCTTCACCAACCCTATTGATGATGTGATACGGATAATCACCACTAATAGCAACTATGGTCATACCTATTTTTATATTTAAGTATTACTTAAAAAGACGGCGGCTGATTATTGAAGTTTATCAGTTGGCAGACAAATAACTTATCAACCGCCTATCTTAATCCAGATGTTATTTGAAATAATTCCGATTTATCTATATTTGCCGACTTGTCATATAGTCTTGGAAGCACTCCAATAATATAATTATACTGCTCATAAGATGCTGATGTATAAAGCAATAAATAATCTCTTAGGTCTTTTTGCTGTATTCTGTATTTCTCTAATTCATTTTTCAACCTATGTAACGAAATACATATTTCTCCGCGTGCATCAACCATTTCAGCTTGCTTAAAAGCCTCCCTAATATACGGATGTGAATTAAAATTCGTCATTTAAAGATAATTCTATACTATAACAATCTTATAACTGTATAAAAGAGGTTCAAGACTATTTTCAATCCAAATATGTAACAACAATAAAAGGAGGTTTGTTACTTATAATTAGATAACTTGAACCCCTTATATTACATTAGAAATTTCAAATATTTGAAAAGTTCTGAATTGAATATCGGATTAACCTCAAATTGTTTCTCTACCTTCTTACTATTACGAAACTCATCAATAGCAATTTGACGGTCTTCATCAGTCATGTTACAGAACTCCTGCAAACGCTCAATCCAATCTTCATACTGACGCAATTTCTCTTCTGCATCCTCAGCGCGTTTAATTGCCTCGTCACGCTCTTGCTCTGCCTTCTTAGCAAAATCCCGCATCTTATTATAGGAATCCTGCAAATGCTCTATACGATGCTTGTATTCACGGCTAACTTCGTTGCGAACAGTTTCCCTTATTTCACGATTCGTTTTCTTGCTGCTCATAATTTCGATTATTGAATCATCGGCCAATCTACTTGTTCAAATGTTGATTGCGTTGATGTTATAGTTTGAGGTTGTTTCGGCAATCTCTCATTACAATTTTCTACAACATAATATCCGCAATGCCTTTCGGTTGGTTTTACATTCCAAATACAACTCATTGTTCTGCCTCCTTATTTTCACCCCATAACTTTATAGCAATATTCAGATTCTTTTGCGCTTCATTTACAGCATTCTTAGCATAGGTCACGGAATACATGTGTTGCTTAGGATATTTACCCGACTTTAAACCTTCGTGATATTCCCTTGCTACTTCAAGTTTATGAGCAAAATACTCTATACTTTCAGGCATTGATAGGTCTATCTTACCTTCCATCCTTCGCCAATATTCAGCCTTAGATTCGTGCGCCTCTGCCTTGTGCATTTCCTCAACACTCTTTCTCATTGCACCATCAGAACGCTTGATAGCAGCACGATGGGCACCTTCGGAATGATGTCCTACAAGAATAGGCTGACCAAGCGGAATATGCTCAACCGCCTTATGCGACTTATCAAACGCTTCATCAGACCTTTGGTGCGCCCTATCAGCCCAATCCTCATATTTTTCAACTTTTGCTCTTGCTCGTTCTTGCGAATTGTAACCATCTGCTCTGGTAATAGAGTAATAATAGAATCCGTCTTTTTCATACAGGAAATTCCAAACAATACATTCGTTTTCCTTGCCATGCTTAGTAGTAAGAATGATTGTTTCTCCCTTGTCGTGCTTTTCGCTGCACTTTGCGACCCATACATTAGGGCAATACTTGCTGTAAGTGTTCATCTTTCGTAACTCCTAATTTTATCATGTATTTCTGAAATCATGCTATTTGATAAATTTCTTGCTGCTGGATGTGGTACGAATAAAAACGGAACATTAGTTGCTTTCACATCTTCAATAAACTTATTCACAACTTCTTTCGCTTGATTACCACAAACTAATACTAAATCAAACTTTTTCATTTCTACTATAACTCTTTTGAAATGTTGATAATTTGGTTTAGGTTTTTCATTCGGTGTTTGAGTAACCACATCTGTTGTGTTAGCAAATTCGTAATAGTTTTCACCAACCATTTTTCTAATTACCTTCGCACTTTTATTATAAGGATTAGGAACAAATCTAATAGGCAACCTTCTATCACCCCAAGCATTTTGTAAAACACATAGTATTCTCATACATTCAGTCCTCCACCTCAACAAATTGACCATCTTTCACGGTGTACCAAGTATCGGCTTTAATCTTCACACCATCAACAATAGCGGAACAAATCGCTTTCAGCGGATAAGTTCCACCGTTCCAATCACCTCTTTCAACCACAACTATTGCGCAACCTAACGCACCCTTAGCCTTACTTTGATAACCAGTTGCAATCGCCACGCTATCCTTACCCTCAACACTGGCGGCTGAACAATTACCCGTATTTGTAGCGGCTGAACAATTACCCGTATTTGTAGCGGCTGAATAATAACCCGTATTTGTAGCGGCTGACTGATAACCCGTATTTGTAGCGGCTGAATAATTACCCGTATTTGTAGCGGCTGAATAATCACCAGTATTTGTAGCGGCTGAATGGTCACCCGTATTTGTAGCGGCTGAATGGTCACCCGTATTTGTAGCGGCTGAATAATCACCAGTATTTGTAGCGGCTGAATAATTACCCGTATTTGTAGCGGCTGAATAATTACCCGTATTTGTAGCGGCTGAATAATCACCAGTATTTGTAGCGGCTGAATAATAACCCGTATTTGTAGCGGCTGACTGATAACCCGTATTTGTAGCGGCTGAATAATTACCCGTATTTGTAGCGGCTGAATAATCACCAGTATTTGTAGCGGCTGACTGATAACCCGTATTTGTAGCGGCTGAATGGTCACCCGTATTTGTTTCCTTTTTCTCGTTGATGATATGCTTCTTCACCCACTCAACATGCGCCTTTGTTATTACAGGTATTCCTATTTCAGCACCGATTGTAATTTGCGAGCAAGCAATTTTATCATCTGTTTTATCTATATCGCCGCTTGCTTCAACTTCGCAATATCGTGACGATTTACCGTTTTCAGCAACTGGCGCATAATAATTGAATACAGACAGCGGTGCGCTATCTTCACTAATAGCGTGAAATCCGTTTTTACATGCCTTAATGTTTCCTTCTTGATTGTAGGTCTTGCCGATTTCATATTGAAAGCCACGGCATTGCAGGTTGTTGTCAAACCCTTTGATTGTTTTCATTTTTATTTCTCCTTTCATTGTTAGTTTACTTGTATAATAACTTTGCTGAGAAATAAAATTTGCCGTATCTTTGCCGAACTAATCTAAATATAAAAATTATGGCAGCATCAAAATGTCCAAGTTGTGGA